GGGTTAGGCGGCATATTCGGCAGTCTGTTCGAAGGAGGCGGGGGCGCGGACCTTGGCACGGCGATGCCGTGGAAATGGGGAGGAGAGATTGACCTCGGAGACGCCATGCCGTGGAAATCCGGCGGGGACCTCATAGACATGCTTTCCGGGGCTTTCGGCTCCGCCATGAGCTTCTTCGGATTTGCTAAAGGGGCAACGTTTTCCCGAGGAATGCCGGATATACGCCGGTTCGCTAAGGGCGCAGCCTTTGACCTAGGTGCCATTAGCGCACTGAAAGAAAGCGGAAAAGGCATCATAGAGCGTCCGACGGCTTTCTCTATGAAGGAAGGCGGATTGGGTGTTTTAGGCGAAGCCGGTCCTGAAGCGATCATGCCCTTACGTAAAGACGGGAACAGACTTGCGATAGAAGCGGTCAACGGTAAGCTTTTTCCCGTTACGCGTCTGCCAAGCGGACGACTAGGCATCGTGCCGGACAAACAATTCGGGTTAGGCGGCATATTCGGCAGTCTGTTCGAAGGAGGCGGGGGCGCGGACCTTGGCACGGCGATGCCGTGGAAATGGGGAGGAGAGATTGACCTCGGAGACGCCATGCCGTGGAAATCCGGCGGGGGCAGTATGATGGGGGGAATGCTCGGCAGCATTGCCGAAGCCGGGGTATCCGCTCTCCTTGGAGAAGGAAACGCGGCAGGCGTGCCGGCTCTAGCGGGGGGAGGCAGGATGTCCTACGGAGGAACGGCCGGGGGAGACACGTATATCTTTAACATCTCCTCCCCGGATGTTTCCGGATTCAACAGAAGTTCCAACCAAATCTTTACTCAAGTGGCCTCTAAAATTGCCTCCGCAAAAAGGAATGCGTAGCCATGCCCGATTTTATCGAAGAATACATGCCCGTAGACATCTCTTACGGGTCTTCCGGGGGACCGCAATTCTCTACGGATGTACTAACCTCAGACTCGGGGAAAGAGAGCCGAGTCTCCAACTGGTCTCAATCCCGGGGAAAATGGAATGTTCGCCAAACCGTACTGACTCGCGCGGAAGCCACGGACATGCAGAACTTTTTCCATAAAGTTAAAGGAAAGGCGACGGGGTTCCGGTTTAAAGACTGGCTAAACTTTATAGGGGTAGGCGAAGCGCAAGGGACCGGAACCGGCGCGAAAACGACGTTTCAGCTCACTAAATGGTACGGCGCTACGGCTAAGGATATCAAGAAGCCGGTCAATAACGCAGCGTGGGCCGTATACGTAAACGGTACGCTGAAAACAAAAGGTACGCACTACAATATTGATTATACTACAGGCATTATCACGTTCACCTCCGGCAATATCCCTGCGCTAGGGCAGACCGTTACCGCAACATTTGAGTTCGATACGCCTGTCCGCTTCGATACGGATGAGCTTGATATAACGATGGATAGCTATAATAATATGAATATCACTAACCTTCCTCTTGTGGAGTTGAAGATCTAATGCCGCGCACTGTTGGGGCTGCCTTAAAGGCACATTTGAGCGGAGAATGCGCGTACCTTGCGTTCCTCTTTAAAATAATCCGAGCGGACGGCGTGGTAAAGGGTTTCACCGACCATGACCGAGACATTGTGTACGACGGCGTTACTTACGAGGCGGAGTCCGGTTTTACCGCGACAACGCTGGAAGAAAAATCTGACATGTCCGTGGACAATATGGAAGTGACAGGGTATTTCGATTCCGCCCAGCTCAGCGACAGCGATCTGCTGGGAGGGAAGTATGACCTTGCGCAGATAGAAATTCGGATCGTGAACTACACGGACCTAACGCAAGGCGACATACTGATAAAACGCGGCTGGATGGGCGAGGTAAGATTCTCCGAAGGCGAGTTCGAGATGGAGTTCCGCTCGCTCACGCAAAAATTAAGCCAAAATATTGGGGCGGTGTACACACCGTCATGCCGGGCGCAGCTGGGCGACACAAAATGCGGCGTAAACCTTGCGCCTTTTACCTTTACGGCGACGCTGACTTCCGTAACTTCGCCGCAAGAGTTTTACGTGGACTCCTTTAGCAATACGACCACTTATCCGGAAAACTATTTTTTAAACGGAGTCGTGACGTTCACCGCCGGCGCAAATAACGGGATAAAAGCCGAGATAAAATACTTTAAAGAAGGGTTCTTTTTATTGGCGTTACCGCTACCCAACGTACTTAGCGCGGGAGACACGGGAACCTTTATTGCCGGCTGCGATAAAACGAGCAAGACCTGTAAAGCGGTGTTCAATAACTTGCTAAGGTTTCGTGGCGAGCCGTTCATCCCGGGGCCGTCTAAAGCGTTCCAGACGGGCGGAACAACGCCGGACACGGAGGCGTAACCATGCCCGCCGTCACTTCCGGAGACTTCCTAAGAGAAGCGCGTTCGTGGATAGGGACGCGCTATGTCCATCAAGGAAGGGTTAAGCGCAACGAGCATAATCTCGGGGGGTGCGACTGCCTTGGGCTTTTAATCGGTGTAGTCCGCGAACTTCGGATGTTAAGCGACGTCGTTGACGCACAAGGAGAACGTATTCCGCTTTACTTGTTCGACCACGCCGTCTACGGGGAGCGTCCCAACGGCAGTTTGTTTAAGCAGAAAATCACGGAGCATCTTAAGGAAGTCCCTAAAGACGCGTTGAGTATAGGCGACATAGCCCTATTTCTCATTCAAGATAATCCCCAGCATGTCGCCCTTATCGCGGACGGACCGCATAGCCTACACATGCTTCATTGCCACGGTAGATCGGGACGAGTTGCGGAGCATACCTTAGACGAATCATGGCGCGCCAAAATAGACGCGGTGTACCGCTTTAAACCTTGCCACTGGGAGACGTACTGACATGGCACGCGCAATTTTTAGCGTAGCGGCTATCGGAATCGCTACGTATTTCGGTGCCCCGCAAGTGGGGGTAGCGATAGCCGGCATGGTGGGGGGTTTCCTCGGTGGGCTAGTCGATAACGCCATCATGGGGAAAAACCGAAACCCTACAAGTAAGGAAGACCTCACCGTCCAAATATCTTCCTACGGGGCGCCTATTCCAAGAGTGTACGGAATGGGCCGCCTTGCGGGAAACGTAATATGGGCGCGGGACATTGACAAAAGGAAAGCCGGAGGGGGAGGAAAAGGTTTCGGCGGCGGGGCACAAGGGGACTCCTACGAATACTACGGCACGTTCGCCATCGCTATATGCGCAGGGCCGATTTCCGCTATTAAACGAGTATGGGCGGACAGTAAGCTTTTAACCGCCGATACCCTCAATACGTCTTCGGATAATTATAACTACTACCTCGGAACCGAGTCTCAATTGCCGGACCCTATCATAGAGTCCTTTGAGGGCGCAGGAAACGTCCCGGCTTTTCGCGGGCTAGCCTATGTCGTGGTGCAGAATTTCCCGTTAGCGGACTACGGCAACCGTATCCCAAATTTTACGTTTGAGGTACAGAACGGACTGTACGGGACCGACCCGGTTCATTCTAAAATAAAGCAGATACTACTCTCCCCGGGATATGGGGAGTTCGCCTATAGCACTACAATCCAGAAAGCACAGCCCGTTCTTCGCACTGTACTTGGCCTTTCGGTCCCCAGCTCGGAAACTTATACGCTGAACGTTCATACGCCCGGAGGAGAAGCGGATATTGTGGTGTCGTTGAGGCAAGCGCTTACAGTATTCCCCAACATAGACACCATTGGACTCCCCGTAACATGGTTTGCTTCGGGGACAGACGCAGGTAGTTTACTGATTACGCCCGGAGTCGAATTTCCCGGCGACAGCGGGTACGGTCTAATCGGAACCCTGACTACCTCGCCGCAAGTATGGGGGGTTGGTAGTTTTACTCGCTCGACCGCACGACTCCTAACTCAGGAAGGAGGAAAGGCTATTTTCGGGGGTACGCCGTCGGATACTTCTCTACTAGAAGCGATCACCTATATAAAATCGCTCAAAAACGCTAATAACGTAAACCTAAAAGTTACCTTATTTCCGCGTGTCGTGGTTGACGCTTCTACACGACCGGACAGTAGAAGAATTACCGCAAAAAACCCGACGGACGCGGCTACCTTCTTCACCGGAACGAGCGGGTATAACGCTTTTATACGCTATTACGCGGGCCTTACAGGCGTAAAAAATAAAATAGACGGGATCGTTCTCGGCTACGGGCTAGACGGGCTGCTTAGGCAAGATTTCTGTGAAGGGACTTACCCTGCCGTTACACAGTTAAAAGCATTAGCCGCCTTAGTTAAAGGCACGGATCTTGCCGCTTACCCAGCAGTAAAAGTCATCTGCGCGGCGGACTGGGACGGCTATCATTCTCTTAACGGCGACTTCTACCTTGACCCGCTATGGACGGACGCAAACGTAGATATTGTAGGGATCAACGCGCACTTCCCTCTAACGGAAGACCTCGCGCAAAAAGACATTACATATGACAAAATAAAAGCCGGTTGGGAATCGGGGGAAGGGTTCACTTATTACTGGAACGCAAACAGAACTGTAAAAACAAACTACACGACTCCCACCTATGCATGGAAAAACCATGAATACTGGTACGAGAACACACACCCAGGGTACGGCCCTAATCTTACGGCGCAAGTAAGCGCGTTCGACAACGCTGCATGGACCAAAACAAGAGGGTCTATCACGGCGGTTAATGGGGCGGACCCCAACGGGGGGGCACGCGCAGAACTTTTCTTGGAGTCGGCCACGACAGGGCTGCACCTGCTCCAGCAGGTCATCACCACACCTGTAAACGCGGAACATACCTTTGTTCTGCAAATAAAACCTGCGGGACGGACACGCGTCATCGTAAAAATTGACGATAACAGCGCGACAAGTAATAACGTGTACGTGGAAGCCCTCTTAACGGGGACCGGCAGTATCGTTTCGTCGGGCGCCGGGGGTAACGGGGTCTTCTCTACGGCTTCGTCCGTGGCCGTAGCCGGTAACGGGTTCTACACGATCACAGTACAGGGAGTCCCGAACTCATCGGGAAGCGGCTCCGCCGTCGGGCTAACATGTACCCTGCACGACGGCACGTCAACAAGTTACACGGGGGACGGCTCGTCAGGTGCGTGGCTATACGGAGGGAAATGTCAGCGCACCGGCGTAACCACCGCATGGACCGCCCGGCAAAAACCCATATGGTTCACGAATTTGGGATTCCCGTCCGTAGATGCGGCCACGAATCAACCGGACGCCGTGCCGTTGATCTCGTCAATCGACAGCGCGTACCCGCGCAAGTCTAAAAAAAAGACGAACAACGAAATACAAACGGTCGCCTTAGGGGCGAGTTTGACCTATCTTCAAGAGCGAAATGCGCTTTCCGGAAACTCTAACCTTGTTCCAAAAGCCTATGTCCAAGAATGGGACGTTCGCCCGTACCCGCAATGGCCTACACTTACGACGACGTGGCCGGACACAGGAAATTATACGAAGGGGTACGCGATACAAGGAAAGGTAGAACTTTCTAATCTATCCACCGTAGTGAACAGCCTGCTGGCGACGTGCGGCTATGACTCCCAGGACTTCGATACGGCGGGCATCGATAACCTGCAAATTGACGGTATTATCATAAATAATACGTCTACCATCCGAAGCGCCCTTGCGCAGTTGCAATTTACTTACATGTTCGATCTTGTGGAGTCCGACGGAAAGCTGACGTTTATCCGCCGTGGCGGCGACCCCGTCGTAACCATTCCCAAGGCGGATATCGTGTGCGACCTCACGGAAGACGTAAAAAAAACCGTGTCCTCCGTCCGAAAACAAGAGCTGGACTTGCCGAAAACCGTCTCATTAACATATGTAGACCGTGACTCGGAGTACGAAAACAATACGCAACTTGCCTCCCGGCAGGCCACGTCTTCCACGGATACCTTTGAGGTCGAAGTTCCCGTGACGCTAAGCGCCGATAAAGCGCGCGCTATTGCGGATACGTTACTGTATGCTATGTGGGCGAACCGTCACACCTACACCTTTACCTTGCCTAAAAGCTACATGTGGCTGCGGCCGGCTGACCCCGTTATGCTTGACTTAGACGGAAGGCTGCTGCCCGCAAAAATTATATCTACAACCGTCACCAAGAACGCACAAGAAATCCAAGCAGTTTCCGAAGACCCGACCGTCTACGAGTCTTACTACAGCGGCGCGAGCGGGGTGTCCCGCACGTCTTCCTACGCCCTGACTACGGAGACCGTATTTCATTTGCTCGACATTCCGGCGTTGCCTCTTGACTCAAGCGCAAACGGGGTCTTGCGTGTCGCCGCACGCGGGGCCGGGCGCGGATGGGCGGGGAGCGTACTTTACCGTTCGCTGGACGGGGGGGACGCCGCGTCGGGCACGTTTACACGCTACGGAGCGAACGGGACCGATAGCACCATTGGGCAAGCCATAACCGTCCTAGGCGTAGGCATCACGGATACATGGGATAACGCCAACTCGGTAGACGTCGTACTGCCCTCCTCGACGCTAACGTTGGCAAGTAAAGAAGAACTATCCGTACTCAACGGGGCTAACTTGGCTCTTTTAGGAGACGAGCTTATACAGTTCAAGAGCGCCGTGCTTCAGACAACCTCAAATACTTATCGTTTGTCTGGGCTACTAAGAGGGCGACAAGGTACGGAGCAGTACGTAGGCACGCATGTCGCGGGGGAACGTTTTATTCTGCTGGACAGCTCCGTTCAGGCTAACCCCGTTTCTTTGGACGCGATAAATGCGCCTGCCTTTTACAAAAATGTAACCGTAGGGAAAACCTTAGCCGATACGACGGAAACAGCCTTTACCTACACCGGCGTATCGCTGACCCCGTGGTCCCCGGTAAACTTAACGGCGACCAAATCGATCAGCACGGGAGCGCTATTCCTTGCGTGGCAGCGCCGCACCCGCTTCGGCGGTCAATGGCAAGATAAAAGGGATGTTCCATTGAACGAAGCGACGGAAGCTTACGAAGTGGACGTGCTCAATCTCGCGGGAACCTCCGTCTTGCGGACAATCGAAGTGACGACGCCGTATGTCACCTACTCGCAGGCGGACCAAATTACGGACTTCGGGGCCACGCAGGCCAGCATAAACTTCGCCGTATATCAAATATCTGCTGCAATCGGGAGGGGGTATGCGGGAAAAGCTTTAATATCCGCTACTCTTGTGGCATAATGCGGCTAATATGTCAGTAAAACTTTAGAAGTACAAAACGGAAGCGTGTAGTCTATGGAACGCCTAACGATAACAAAGGGAAGCGCGGAAGAACTGGACTGCCGCGTCTCGTGGGCGGAAAGCCTTTTCTATGACACGGACAGTATCGTGACGTCCGTGTGGATTGTCCCTAGCGACACGGTAGATAACGTGTCAAATACGAAGATTACGTTAAGCGATAATATAGTCCCTGACTTTAGCGCGGCGTCGCCCTCTCCTGTATTTAGTTTAGGCGGAACGTCGTTTACTACAAACACGGCCAAGATCTTTGTAAAGGGTGGCTCGGCGGGAAGGTCGTACACGATGGAGAACCGCATAACCACCCAAGCAGGCAGAAAATTACTTAAACGTGTACTTGTCCGCGTCGTCGGTTGACACGAACCCTAGAAACGGAGACCCAAGATGACCCCCGCTAAACCAAAGTCGCCTCTCACCCTAGCGCAAGCCTTTTCGGGGCAGACTGCGGGCATCGCCGCGCTTGCTCTGGTGATTTATTTTCTTTTGCAATTTCTAGGGGGTCTACAAGACTTTGCAACGAAGCAACTTTCGAGGGAAGACCGTCTGATTGAGAAAGGGGACCAGACGCTCCTTGAGGAACGTCACCAGACGGCTAAGTTAGCCGGCGTAGAAGAACGACTGGCCGCGTTGGCGACGCAGATGGGTCTATTGACACAGGCCGCACAAAACTGCGCGTTTTCACCGAGAAAAGGGATGCCGTTAGCCGGGGAAGCCCTTCCCCCGGTAAGCACACGGAAGCCCGCATACCCGCTAGTTCGCGAGTAAGGAGCAAGCGCGTCATTATGCCCTCCACCGCTAACCTTGGGATGACTCTACTCTCGTTAGGGCAGTCTCAAAAAGAAGTCACGGTGAACGCGGCGTTGCGTATCCTTGACGCCGTATCGAATATAGGGGTCAAGGACAAGGACTTAAACACCCCTCCGGGGAGTCCGGTCGAGTCCGACCTTTACATTATAGGCCCGTCTCCTACCGGTGCTTGGGCAGGGCGGGCAAAGCAATTAGCCGTATACACGGGAGGTGTATGGGTTTACATTCCCCCAAAAGAAGGCGTATGCTTCTGGGTAATGGACGAGGACGTCGTCTACGTATACAACGGCACAGCGTGGGTTACGCTGTCCTCGGGACAGTCGTTGCAGAACGTCCCGATGGTGGGGATTAACGCTACTGCAAACAGCACGGACAAATTTTATCTTGCAACCTCCTCGGCGGTCCAAACAAACGTAGGAGGATCGACAGGCTACCTTATTGACAAGGCAGCGACGGGGAACAACGCGCAAACACAGTACAGCGTAGGGCTTTCCCGGCGCGCGCAAATGGGCCTGATCGGCAACGACGATTTTACCCTAAGAGTAAGCGCGGATGACATTACGTGGAATACCGCTCTGACCGTAGCGCGCGCTACCGGGGCCTGTAAAGCGGGGCAGCCGTTTGAAATTCCTCAAGGCTCCGCGTCCGCGCCCGCTATCTTCCCAAACGGGGATACCGATTCCGGTATGTACCAAGTGGCCGGGAATATTTTAGGTTTCAGCGTCGGAGGAAGCGAGGTTTTCCGCATAGCCTCGGGCGGCCTTTCGTTTGACGGAGGGACAACGTATGAGAAAGTCGAGGTAGGTACATGGACCCCGCTTTTGCAGGGGGCTACCACCCCCGGAACCCCTACATATACCTACAACGCGGGAACTTATAGAAAGGTCGGCAGCCACGTCACATGCTTTCTGCGGATGAACATTAGCGCACGCGGCGGGTTAACCGGGACGGTTCAACTGGCAGGGCTGCCTTTCGCCTCATCCTCTGCGACAAACCATGTAGGGGGGGCTATCCTAGGTCTCATTACTGGCGTGTCAGTGACCGCAGGAGTCGCGCCGTCATGGAGATCCGTGATCGGCACGTCAACAATGGAACTCTATGGATCAGGGAACACTACGGGGACCGCTTCACTCACGGAAACCAGCATAACGGATAGTTTCCATTTTCGTGGGTTCCTAATCTATCGTACCTAACCTTCTATTAACAGGAAAATATGCCAACGGACGCAGGCGAATTTACCATTATAAAATGGAAACCCGTGGAAGAATTTACCGTAAACTGGGCCACACGCACCATCAGTGTCGCGCGGCAGCGCATTATCCGTGTGACGGACGATGACGGGGACACCACGGACACCAAAGAACTTTGGCGCGTTTCTTTGGACCGTAACTCCGCAAACCGAGACGCAATAATGGCAGAGTTGTTCGGCGAGGCCACGGCCTCGGCGCTTATCACCGTACTCTGGCCGGCAGACCCGGCTTAATCCGTTAAAGAAGGAATCCTCCGTATGAGCAATGCCTCGCGAGACGCCGCCATAGCCAAAGTGCTGGAGAGAGAAGGCGGGTATACCGTAGATCAGGGCGGCCCGACGAATTGGGGCATAACGCTGCCGTTTTACAAGGACTTGACCGGAAAAAGCCTGACGGCGGCGCAGCTAAGGGTGTTACCGGCGCAGGAGGCAGTGCAAGTATACGCGCTGTATTTTGACCGCGTTGGATTATCGGGAATAGACAACGCCGACCTTGCCGACCTGCTGTTTGACTTCTGCGTTAACGCAGGGGAATCCCGGGCCGTCAAAGAGCTGCAAAGCATTGTGGGGGCCGTAGGTGACGGCAAACTTGGTCCCGCCACGCTTGCTGCGGTTAAGGCTAAGGGGGAACGGACAGTGTACTACGCTTTATTGCAACGCCGTTTCCGTTTCTGGGCAAGTCTTGCCCGAGCCAATCCGCAAAAATACGGGGACGACCTTCCGGGGTGGGTTAACCGTGGATCGGCGTTTGTCAAGGATATTTAATTGTAAAACCGTAAGAACTTGTGTATAAGTTATGTCAGTTAAGGGAGACGTGTAATGGCAGGCGTGGAAGGACAATCGCGGATAAGTGTGGAAGACGCCGGGGTAATTCCTCTAGGGAAGGCCCTTAATCATTATGTGGGCGCCACCTCCACCCTTTTAACACGCCCGACGCTAGCCTACGGCCCCGCGCGCTTTCTACGCATACAAGTCCTACAAGGATCGTTCCGGGTCAAACTAGGCGACTTCTCTGCCAGAACATTTACCGCTGCCGCGTTTGCCACGGGAACGCTCAGCACTGGTGTGGGGCATCAGTTTCAGACGGGAGACGGGCCGTACAGAGTCGGCTCAAGCACGACGCTACCTTCGGGATTGTCCGCCGGTACGGACTATTGGATCACGGCGGCTAACACAACTACGGGAACGTTTAAACTTGCGTCCAGCAAAGCAAACGCAATCGCCGGGGTTAACGTTACGTTAAGCGACGCCGGCACGGGCACGCACACCATTGACGGGATGGACTCCCTCGTAGCCGTTCCTTCCGTAAGCGTTACTTCCGGTGACGGCAGTTGGGCTTTGTCGGGAGCGGGAAGCTCTTGGACCTGCCCCGCCCCCGAAGCGATCACGATTCGCGGCTTCTCCGGCACGGACGCCGCCGATTACTATTTTGTATAACCCCTTCCTTTCGGAGAAATCTGTATGCCCCCCGCCTATGTAATCAATGGACAAGACCGCCACGCAATAGCACAGGCGGACCTGTTCACGGTGCTGGTAGCCCTCGCGCGTGATAATGCTAGGGCTAAGTTTCCTCCGGGAACCGCTACAAAAATGACGGACAGTACCACCGGTACGGCGTTGAAAAGCACGTTGACCCTGCCCGCTACCCCCACTCCGGCACCCTACTTGCGCGTATCGGGTAACGACCTTGCTCCGAAGGCAGGTTTCGACACGGCGATAGGTAAGCTGAGCAACGTAGCGGCGAGCGTCGCCGTCTACCTAAACCGTTACCGTAGCGCGTTCGGGTTGCCTTTAGTCGGGCGGAACACCGGTACGGTCACTGCCGCCGCCCCCGCGCTAGATAAAACCCTGACGGGCGTGGATGGCACCTCCTCTAACGCGGTGGACGCCGTGACGGGCGCCCAGCAGATTGTTATTGCGGAAAATAACCTTTCCACTTTGATTCACGCGGCGAACCAAGTACTGGCGGCCCTAGGCAACGCACGACTAACGGACAACTCGGGCGGCACGGCCTACACCTCTACGTTAACCTTGGCGAACTCCGCAGCGACCGCTGCGGGTGTGACAGGCACTGGGACCGCAAAATCGTTGGCTAACACCGCTACGGGGACGACGCTAACCGCCTTAGCCGACGGGTACGCTACGCTCCTATACTGGCTGAATTTCTACCTTGATCCGTTGCCTGCAACTAACCTTACGGACAACTCGGGCGGTACGGCCTCCGCTACGTTGCCCCCTACCCTGACCGCCGTCACTAAGGTCTTCACGGGCTACACGGATGTCACCACATCTTCGGCGCCTAAAGCCGCGTTTGACACCGAATGCCCGAAGATTGCCAACAACTTCGCGGACTTGGCGGGTAAGATAAACGACCTTGTGCGCTATCAGGACATAACCCTAGGGCTGTTAACCGATAACTCCGGAGGCACGGGGGATTTGACCCTTCAGGTCATATCGTCTACCTTGACGGCGGTTTCGGGGGCAGGCTCCACCGCGCTGAGTAAAACTTCCGCCGACGCAATATTTACTATCTTCGCCAACACTTTTGCCACCCTCGCTGCAAAGGTGAACCTACTCTCTGCCGTGTACGGTCTACCCGCCTTGGTAGACAACACGACAGGGACCGCCTCAGCGACAGGCACTCTTGCTGCCGTCGGCGTTTCCGGGGCAGGCGTGGACAACACGTCCGCCGCGACCGGCGTGCAAAACACCGTCCTTAACGTAGCCTTAGCCGTCGTGAAGGATAATATGGCTACAATTGCTGCAAGGGTCAGTGCGCTAGACGACTTCAACAATACCCGTCCGTTGACGGTGGTCGCAGGGCTGTAAAAATCTGCACCGGTTTTGCCGTTGACAAGTTCCCCGCTATTCGCTAGGGTATACTGGGGCCACAAGACTATAGCACAGGGGGCGCACCCGACAACGGGTGCGCTTTCTTTTTGGCTCCTACACTTTAAGAAAAAATAGATAAAAAAAAGAGAAACAAATGAGCAGCACGAATCGGGGGGCCGGAGGACGGCGCCCAAGGGAACCTGAATGGGTGAACCCATTTTTAGACGGTGCTACGGCGACGGAGGAGTTCTTAGACGCTTTAGGCCGAGCGATGCGGGCCAACATTCCCGTTATCGGTGTGCGAACGGCGGAACCGGGGAGGCTACGCCACCAAGTCTCGCTGGCGGGCGTGCAAAGCGACCTCTGCACCTGCGTCTGGGACATTGCGCGAGGCTGTGCGAGAGTTAACTACATTTGCGGCGCAGACAAGACGGAAAAAATTATACAAGGAGTCGGCCCCTACGACGGCACAAAAAAAGGCCCGGAAGCTATTTTGGCCGCGCTGGCGGCGGAGGGCAATACGCCTCCTTATGACCTCTCAAGGCCTGTGTCTGCGGCGTCGCCTGCACAGCCCCAACGCAGTGAGAACGGGCAAGGAAGGGTTATCGAACTCGGGGCGCCGACGACGGCCCCGGGGGTAGGGGCATCCCCGCATGTTCCCGCAGGGTTCCTGTACATCTTGGAGGGGATGTACCCCTTCCTAGACCAGCCGGTCATCCGACAGTTCATTAAAAACTGTAGCATTAACTTCATGGAATACGACCCCGGGAAGGGCAAAACTATGGTCCTTCTGCTGCCTAGGGAATACGTCATCCCAGAAGGGTTGTCCGAGAACGTATATATCTTAGATGCCCCGCTCCCGTGCGGGAAAGAGCTATACCTACATAGCTGGTTGCCGCTGGCAGAACAGGCGGAAGTAACCGACGCTTCCGGTACGACCGAGAACCCGGCGGCAGGGCTGACGGGACTGCCGCTAGAGCGGCTAATAGGTAGCGCCCTCGGGTTGACCTTTACCGAGGCGGAGACCGCTTTCGCGTGGGCGTTAAGACTCACACTCGACAACCTCTGCGAAGGGGCGTCCTTTAGTGCGGAGAAACTGGCGCAAGACGTCGTCAGCTACAAGACGCAGGTCTTAAAAAAAAGCGGGCTGCTGGAACTCATGCCGCCTGTCGCCATTGAGGCTGTGGGAGGGCTAGAACGCCTAAAACTGTGGCTGCGGCAACAGAAAGAGGCGTATACGGAAGCCGCGAAAGCCTACGGCATTGCTCGACCTAGGGGGATTCTCGTCTGCGGCCCTCCGGGGACGGGAAAGAGCTTAATCGCCAAAGCGACGGCGGGAGAACTGGGTTTTACTTGCGTAAAACTAGACATAGGGAAAACCTATGGTTCTTTGGTCGGGCAATCCGAACAAAACATCAGAGCCGCGCTTAAAACCGTGGAGGCTATGGCCCCCTGCGTGCTGCTCTTAGACGAAGTGGACAAGGGCTTCGGACAACAGGGCGGGGAACGCGACGGCGGAACCTCCTCTCGCGTCTTCGGCACCTTGCTCACCTGGCTGCAAGAGCGGGATGTAGAAAGGTCGCCCGTCTTCGTCGTCATGTCCGCCAACCGCGTGGACGGGCTGCCGCCGGAACTGCTTAGGCCCGGACGGCTGGACGGGTGCTGGTCGGTGGACTATCCCACCTCGGCGGAACGCCGCAGTATTTTGCGGGTCCACCTAGAGAAAACCGAAGGGGAGCACAGGTTATCTGACAAAGACTACGAGGAAATTGCGGCGGCGACCGAGGGTTTCTCCGGCGCGGAACTCGAAGGCGTGCTAAAGGAAGCGATAAAGGAAGCCTTCTACGCAAAAAGCCCCTCCGTGACGAAGGAACACGTTTTGCGCCAAGCGGCGCAGATGACGCCTCAATCACAAGCTTTCCCCGAGCGGATTGCCGAGATGCGGAACTGGGCCTCCCGGCACGCGCGGCGCGCCTCGGAGCCTGAAGAAGCCGCGCCATCCCCTGCCCCTGTCGCGCAGAGTAAACGCCTTCTGTCTCCCCGAACCCTCTCGACAAAGGTAAGACGACATGTTAATTGAGTTCATGCAGGGGTCAGAGTCTTTCACGGACCCTACCCTGTTTTTTCGCGCGGAAATCTTGTGCTATCTGTACAATACGGATAAAAAAAGGTGGGCGTTCTTAGGAACGGGCCGATCCGTGGAGAAGGACTGTCTGCATTTCCCCGTGGTAAAATGCCTGCACACGTTGGCCTGCGAGTACAACGCTCACCACGGCAGCTGGGCGCACATCGCTCTGGATCTCCCGAGCACCGCGTTATTAGTGATTTCACTCCGCCGTGGCGCAGCGAATAACTTCGGCGAAGAGGCGAAGGTCGTAAGAAAACTACTGGTCATGCGGCCTTCGGAAACCGCACCTCTACGCCGTATTGTTTGCGGCACGACAGGGCACGCTAAAGCGGCACGAAACTCGATCCACTTTGAGGGTAAATTTTCCTTATTAAGCGAAGCGGAGATTGCCCGAGAGCGGGACTGCTTCGGGCTATTCGCCGACCAATTCCCCCTGTCGCGGGACAGCCGCAGGCTCATGCCTGATCTAGTCCCCGAGGCTTGCCTCCTCGGGGACCGCATGTTCACTGTGGTCGACGTAGAGAAGTCCTTGCGGAAAGCGACGACCCAAGGCATACTGCGAGCGCGACGCCCGGGCGCGGCAACCGTCACCTACACTACGCCGCGCCGTCGTCTTTAAATAAACAGTCAAACCTATAGAAAAACTAACAGAACGAGAACGGACATGAGCCACGACGTGAAAGTAACCGGTGTCAAGATTACTGACATTAATGACCTCCGGTCAGCGCTTGCCCAGCTGAGCCAACGCCAAGGGGCTGCCCCCCTCTCGTTGACGGAAAACGGCACTTATCGTGCCTACTACGCGAGTCAGTCTAGGCAATGCCCCTATGTAATTGACATCGAGGGGTGCAAATATAACATTGCACTGGACAAGGAAACGGACGAAAACGGGCTGGATTACTACGTACCCGTCATAGATACGTGGGACGGTATTATCCAGAAGGCGCTAGGCACCCCAAAAGGCTTGGCTCCGTTGGACCCCTTGATGCAGGAGTACACGGTGCAAGCCGCGATACGGGGCGCACAGGAAAAAGGCTACACCGTACTAGACCGTCTCGTAGACGAGTACGGTGTAACCCAACTTGTCATCGACGCGGAAACGGGGTATTAGCCCGCCCGTCTTTCCTGACATACTAACGAAAAGGCCGCCCCTAAAGCGGCCTTTTTCTATAAGAAAACTCCTTTTCAGAATAAGGAATACTGTGTATGAGCACGGCTGACGCAAAAAATCAGTTCAGAATAGAGCGGTTATCGCTACGTTCGTTTAGGCAATTAGCCTTAGCGGATATCGTATTTCACCCGCAGTTTAACTACTTGATCGGGGGTAACGGCGCGGGGAAGACCTCCGTCCTCGACGCCGTATCCTATTTGCTTGCCGACCTGTGCGGATGCGCGGGGGAGACCCGCTATACCGTGCCGACGGACCCCCACACGGCTATGAAGGCGCGCGTCTACGTAAAGGGACAACGTCTTCGTTGGGATTTATCCTTGGCGCCGTCCTCTGCGCTAGTCGCAGCCGCGCCGACGGACGACAGGCGGGAAACCCGGCCTGTTATTGCATGGTACGGAACCTATCGGACGGCTCCGGGTACGTTCACTTTGCCCAAGCGAAAAAAACTGGGAAGGCCGGGGGTACCTCCCTATACTAAGGCATACGACGGCTGTTTACCGTTCCATAAAAAGAAGACCACCGTGGCCCTTTTACTCTCCCTCCTACAGGGAATGCCTAGCTCCGCCTACCCGGACATAGCGGCGGCATGGGGCGCCGCATTAACGGCAGTCAGGCAATGCGTGCCGGAGTGCGAAGACCTTCGCGTGATGGAGATCCGAGAGGGTACGCCCGAAATTATCGTAAAGCTTAAAGCGTCGGGCTGGTTCCCTCTTAGCAGGCTAGGGGGAGGGTTAAGGAGCGTTTTAACCATAGCGCTAGACCTAGCTTGTCGCGCGGCGTGGTTAAACCCCCACGCGGGCGCACGAGCTGTAGAGATTACGCCGGGCGTAGTTCTGATCGAAGACCTAGAGACCTCGCTGCACCCTTTAGAGCAGCGCACCATTGTGAGCGCGCTGCAAGAAGCTTTCCCCGCTGTTCAATTTATTGCGACGGGGCACTCGCCGTTTATCCTGCAATCCCTTACGGCGGGCCAAGCAATCGACGTGACGCGACTGGAAAGACGCGAAGAAGACCCTTCCGCGTATTCCATAGAGGATATCGTCGAAGACTTCATGGGGATAGGGCTGCCGCAAGTAAGCGCGCGGCAAGTGAAGCTAAGGGCAACCGCGCTTCAGTACCTAACACTTGCGGAAAAGGTTAAACCCCTCTCGGAGGAGGAAAAAATGGCCGTCGGAGCGGAGCTGGATAGGCTGTGCGCCTCGTTCAAAGATTACCCGGGAGAGATAGCCTTCCTCAAAATGAAAAGATACGCTGCGGGGATTCCTGACGCGAGAGAAGAAGAACCGCAACCCACTTCCGAGGAAAATTTTGAGGAGCGGGAGCACGAGGACGACGATCCGGACGTGCCTTACTCCTGTAGAAAAGGCATTGCCTACCCTCAACCTTCCGGCGGTGTGTATGCCGACGAGTCTATCGAGGCTATCGCGGAAGAAGTTATGGGTGTACCGACGCCGAAAGTAAGCGCGCTTCGGCAAAAACTAGCCGACGTTTCGGAGGAATACTACCGCCGCTTAGACCACGGAGGATTTGCGTCGGAGGCCGAACGACATCAGATGCGCACGGAGCTGGAGGCGCGCGCGCTCCAGCTTAGCCATCAAGCTGCCGTCTATGCGGCCCATGAACTGCGCGGGCAGTCGGACCTTGCTAAAAGAAAGTGGGACGAGGAGGTCAATCATGAGGACAATCGTACCTGCGAGGGGCGCCACATCGAGACAGGCTGCGCCTACCCGTACCCTACAGGAGGCGAATACTGGGATAAACCCATCGAAGACATCCTCGAAGACGTGATGGGTGTGGGACTGCCGCAAATGAGCAAACGCCGCCAAGCGATGAAGGAAGCGGCCCAACAATATTATGAGATTCTAAAACAAGGAAAAGACGCCTCGGAGGAGGAAAAAGCGAGGCTTAGCGCCGAGCTTGATGAGCTGACCGCCCCGTTTAGCGATAACGTCGCCTACCATGCTTTTTTAGAGATGGAGCGCATCGCCGCAGGGCTAGGCAAAACTGAAACGCCGAAGCCCGCGCCGGTTGACGCGGGCGACAAAACCCGCTAAAGTCGGGGATGCCCGAGGTCTGACGACGAGGGCAAGAGTCGGGGCCAACAGTGTGATTAGCGGCGGCCCCGCCTTTATACTCTCCGGTAGCTCAGAGGTTAGAGCAAGGCGCTCATAACGCCCGGGTCATAGGTTCAAATCCTGTCCGGAGAACCAAAAAAAAGCTTAACTTATAAAAAAAGGTAATAAAATAAAATGACCGCAGGAAAGAGATTGGTAATCACAGTCAGCCCGAACGGGCAACACGTCCAAGTGGACGCACAAAACTTCCAAGGGGTAGGCTGCAAGGCTGCGACGGAAGCCGCGCTAAAATATGTTTCAGGGGCACAAACAGACGCGCAGGAAAAACCGGAGATGTACCAGACCCAGACCTCCACGGAAACCGTAAAGGCGGGATGCGCGTCGTGAAACGAATGGTTTTACGTATCCTTCCCGGAGGTGATTGCGAGCACCTCTTAAAGGACGGGTTCTTTAAACCGCCGGTGCATGGAACAAGGAACGTCAAAAGAGTAAGCGAAATACTCTTTTGTCAACAGGCACAAAAATTCTATATCCAGTTTCAGGACGATAAGCTGAAGGCTCTATGGCCCAACGGTGTCTACACTGAAAACGGAAAAACCGCGTACTTTATGTCCTATGAAGACGCGGTAGATAAAGAAATCACTGTAATCCAACAGCAAAAAATACAAGGTATATCACTGTGGAGATAAATTAATGGAGAGATACACCTTTATAAAAAAAGGAAGCGAACACTTTCGCAGCGTGGAAGGCCCCCTTCGGGGGGCCTTTTCTTATGCGCAGTCCCATAGCCATGACCCCAGAGATAAAGTAGGCGCCGTGGTGCAGACGGCGACGGGAAACTCTTTTTATGGTGTAAACCGGTTTCCAAACGGAATAGCGGATGACGACCGGTGGCACGACAAGGAGGTAAAAAACCAAATCGTGATCCATGCGGAGATCTCCGCCATTCTCAGCTGCCTACGGTCGAACCATCGTCCGCGTGTGCTTTATGTGACAAAACCGCCGTGTGTACGCTGCGCTGGAGTCATTATAGCCTCGGGCATGCGCTACGTCACATTCCCACAGAGGGACAAGGCAAGTACATGGGCGGACAGCCAACAGAAAGCTATAGAACTTTTTTTAGAAGCAAACATTTACGTTAACGAGGTAGAGCACGGGTTATGATAGTTTCCCTCGGCCTGTACAACTACAGGCTTCACGCGAATACCTCATTGCAGCACCTTCCTAGGCTGATCTTCTTAGTCGGGGACACGGGCACAGGCAAGTCCACCTTGCTCGACGCGATCAAGTTTGCACAAAGTTTGGCCTCCGGGCGATCTGCGGTAGAGCTTGTAAAAGAACGAGGAGGCGAAGCCGGCATGGTGTCCTTCGCCAACTTAAGAGGATTTGGCGAGACGCGCCGCGCGCGGAGCACGCATATTTCTCTGATACTAGAAACGCTCGACCCGTATGATCCTGCCCTCCCTCAACGGAAGAAACACATCTATCTCATAAAGATTGTGTGGGAGGGGGGAACTTTTGTGGTGGAGGAGACCCTATCGGAGATCGTTTCGTCTACGGAGCGCCCGCAACCACGCGCGAAAACCCTAAGCATAAGTGAAAAGGACGTACCTCTAGCGACACGCCTGCGAGACACGGACGAAGAATCGTATGCGGCGTTGCGGTTCCTGTTGCCTAGCGGCGGCGCCTTGCAGATGACGGAGAACATCGAACGAGGGGTTTACCCTGCCGATCAGATTTGTCTAAGGGAAACGTTACACGCGGAAGTGCAGGCGGACCGAGAGGTGCAGAAGATCGCCACGATATACCAACCTGACTCTTTGTTCTACGCGGAACCGGAGGAAGTAGTCTTCTTTAGACGGGAGTACAGCGAAGGAAAACCCTTTGCTATCGTGCGCAAGATAAGCGACTTGCCGAGGGTGATGGAAGATTATAACGGAAACCGCCCGGTCAGCGAAATCTGGCGAAGCTCAGGGTTTAATTTTCCCCAAAACGCGAAAAGCTGAGAAGTAGCCGGTAAAGAGGGCAAAGCTAAGACCGGCTACTCCCGTAGAGTACGACAAAGATAGAACGCTTGCAAGAAAGGAGGAGCCGTGCCATACACATAGGGGTATAACCCTAGAAACAATAAAATCATGACAGAAAAAGAGAACGTTATTTTTGTAGCCTTTCCTCAACAAAGGGCGTACCTGCCCCACCCTAAAAAAGAAACCCCCCCTCCTCCGCCAAAAACGGATTATCGAGACTTCGGCTTCCCCACCGTCGAGAGCTTAAGGGAACCTGACCCCATAGACCCGGAGCATGGTATTCCGCTGGAATCCGTATGGCCCATCATAACACATAGCTCTACGTTCGCCGAAATAGCTATCATGACCTACATATATATGGAGACCTTAGCAAAAGGCAGGGTTTCCCACTATTTCGGCTATCAGATGTTTATCAATGGGATGCGGAACGGGCTTTTCGACGAAGAGCCTCCGTATATGCCAGGGATGCTTACTCACGTTAACAAAGTGATTCCGACCATCAAGGATTTGATGGAACTGGGAAAACTGTGGGGGGCAGAAGACCCCGAGTACCCGAACAAAGCAATACGTCTGGGTATTAATCTTTACTATCCGTGGGAAAGCGAACAGCTTTCCTTACGGTCACGAGGAAAGTTCAACACTCGGCGCCGACCTTCCTACTAAAGAGCGGCGACCAGAGGGCCGGCAATCGCCTGAATTACCGTCACCGTAACGGCATTGCCGGTTTGCCTTCGTACATGACCATAGCTTACGGGGGCCTCAAAGTGCTCGGGGAACCCCTGTAAGCGAAGCAGCTCCCTTTCGGTGAACCTGCGCTCCCCGTTGACCAACAGATAATTATAAGACGCATACGCCCGCAGCGCGCAAGAATAGGGCAGGGCAGGGCTGACACGTTTCCGCTCTTATTCTCATGCCAGACGGAGGGGCCGGAAGGCACGAAACCTACCCGCTCACGTCGGCTAACTCGAATATGCTCAGAGGCGAAATACTTTGAACCTACGCCGTTCTCGGGTTCCAGCACGGACGACAGATCGTAGTCCGTTTTTTTCGACGGAAAGGAAAAGGCGCCGCCGCCCAAAAGCCCCACAATGTAGGTGCGTTCTCTTTTCTGGGGAACCCCGAAATCCAGAGAATTGAGCACGGTGTGATACACCACGTAACCTAAGCCTTCCAACGTGCGGAGGATCGTCAAAAAAGTGCGGCCCTCATCGTGTGTCCGGAGCTGTTTAACGTTCTCTAACAGAAAGGCGCGTGGTCGTTTGGCTTGGAGAATCTGCGCAATACTAAAAAAGAGCGTCCCGCGCGTATCGGAAAACCCTAACTGCCGTCCAATAACGCTGAAAGCTTGGCAAGGAAACCCGGCCAATAAAAGGTCATGGTCCGGCACGGCGTCAGGCGACAAGGAGGTAATGTCGCCAAAGGGGGACTCCCCAAAGTTCGCCGCATACACCCGTTGACAATGCGGGTCTATCTCGGAAGAAAAAACACATTCCCCGCCAAGTGCGCCAAAAGGAATGCGCATACCGCCTATGCCGGCGCACAGGTCAATGAATGTAAAAGGGGAGGGCATGGCAGGATTACTCAACGCGCGGAGAGAAAAGAAACGTAACCAACGACGGTGCAAAAAGGAGAAAACACCACGTTCTTTTTTCTCCGCGCTAGAGGGGGGCACCCTTGACAGGAAGCCGCTCGGCGGCTAAGACTTACCGCTTAGCCCCCCTCAGCGGCTCCCTATCATGGGCTTCTGTGGGGTTTTCATGGAGCTTATTCCCCGGAGAGGATTATGGCCGCTAATGCGCTGAAAGTCAATCTAAGACTTAAGAACTTTGATCAAAAGAGGCAAGATGTGCTCCCTACTGTGAAGGATGCGCTTGAACTTTTCGCTCCCCATCTCGACGGAGCCGAACTGAAAGTGATGCTGTTTATTGCTTTAAGAACATTACAATTTAAAAAAACACAGGAACGGATAAGCACTAGCCAACTAACACATGGTGTATTTGTCACTGATCCTGAGACCAATAAACGTGTAATGGTCACTCAAGGTACAGGAAAAAGCAAAAGACAAGTATTACGCGCGGTAAAAAGTCTCACTGAAAAAGGTATAATAACAGTAGGCCATCCTGGAGGTTGCCCAAAAAAAGAGAGACCGGAGGAGGATTACAATGTAAGTTTGATGGAATCCCGTAAGCTAATGGGGTTAAACTTCGCGTGGAGACCGGAAGATATTCGCCCGTTTCAGGATGATTTCCACTTGTATGTCCCCGCAGGAAAAGAGCCTACTCCGATAACCTGCCCGAAAAAGCCCAAAAAGAAAGCGAAAAAGAGCGCCGAAACGAGAGCCGCTGGCCCCTCGATTACCTCCGAAAATACGGCCCCAAGTGGCAATGGGGGTGGTGCCACGCTTGCGATAGGGGGTGACGGCGAAAGTGCGATAGGGGGAGATGTCACACTTGCCAGAACCTTTAATATAAGAAGTAAAAAGAAGAAGAAGTTAAACGAAGAAGTTATCCTCCCGATCCGTCTCGCCGGAACCGGCTCGACGGAAGATAAAGGAAAAAAACGAGGACCGAAAAAGGAAGGGCAGGTCGATACCCCACTGCAAAAGTGTCCTTCAACCTCTCAGTCTGTTTTTCCAGGAAACCCAACGGAGGAGTTGATTCCAACCTGCGACAGCGCTAGCCTAGAACCGGCTACTTGTAGCCGGGGTAGATTGTTACGTAAAATTAATAAGTTTAAAGTTGTAGAAATGAAAAATAACTCAGATAACAATTCTTCGCGGGATTCCACCTCGAAAAAGGATCTCTCACCCTCACGGCAAAAACCTGTTCCTGCCCGTTCTTCTGCGGAGCAGAAGGAGATACTATTTAACATATCTGAAAACGTCAAAACAGCGGTAACGAATCGGTTAGCTGAGCGGGGCGCTATGCGGACAAAAGGTTCGGCGGCTCGCGCAGCACGCATCGCGTGGGATAACGCGGTGGAACAGGCTTTTCCTGCGCTTCCGCCCCACCTATGGACCGTTGCGGAAAAAGCGCAAATGGCGCGGCTGGTAGAAAAAGCTTTTCCTGAGGACATAGATCCTGCGGATTTCTTCTCCACGGTTATTCGTAACTGGGCCACAATCTTGGAGGAGTGTGTCGGCGTAAAGTATGCCGCGAACTGTCCGAGAACTCCGAACTTGCTGTTCTTGGTAAAACATATTAACAAATTTTTACCTGCGTATAAGCGCTGCGTTGACCCGCTCGCGCCGAAGGGTTCGGGCAGCGTGCGCTTGCGCACGGAGGTAACGGCGGCACAGGCGGGCTTGTCCCAAGCGCAGGCGCAGCTTGCCGAAAAGGACCAACGCATTTCCGAACTGGAAACACGCGTTACCGAACTCCAGCAAATGCTCCAGACGTTGCGCACGAGTTTCGCTGCTCATGGGCCTCGCGCTGCCGTAAGCTACGACGGTGCGGCGGCTACTCGTGGCGGCGTCCCGCCGGCAGGGCTTGCTCATGGCGGACTCGCCGCCTTTTTGGCTGCGAGAGACGCGCGTGAGGCTCGTGAGGCTCGTGAGGCTAAGGGCGAGGAGGGGAACGAGTAGTGTTTGAGACCCCCCGCTTAGCTAACGACGTAAACGGGCCGCCGGAGGCCCCTTCCCATAAGGAGATCTGCGCGGCGGTCCTCAAAGGTTGTAACGTGCCGCAGTCGTTTATCGAGCATAGCTTGTTGAGCACCGGCCGCACGGGGTTAATGCTCCGCCGGTATTTGACGGATATGGAAGGCTCCGGAACGTCTTTCCGCGAGGATTGCGTTGCGGGGAAAGGGATTCTTGTTTCCGGAGAAGCCGCCGTTCGGTTGCCCGTGTTTAAAGCGTTAACGAAGGAGTTGTTGTACACGCAACACCAATTGTTCGGAGGTAAGACAACGTCCTATTTTATCTCCCTACGATGGTTGACGACGCTTGTCACAAAGTCCGGTCTTTCCGAGGTGGATGCGGAAGTCATATCCTTGATTGAGCGTTGCGGGGCCTTATTCATTTCGTCTTTTTATGACGGGACGACGGAGTGTCCATATACGGCGGCGGAGCTAAGCCATGTGGCGGACTTTTTGCATAAAAAATTAGCAAAAGGCACCCGGCTGTATCTCAGTTCGTCCTCCGGCGTTCAAGGGATGCACTGGTGGCCCGGCGATCTCCGGGCGGAGATAGACCAGCAAGTCCGGGAGGTTATGTGTGCCGCCTAGATCGGAAGGAATAGAGCTTCTTTCCGCCTTACGCAGAGAGGGCTCCGCGTCTGCGCTGAGGGAAGTTCCTGCCGCTTTTTTTTTACAAGGCGAAGAACGCGAAGCTTTTGTTTGGCTGTGCGAATATGTACATACCCATAGGGCGTTTCCTGCTCCGCGCACTTTTTTGCGGGAAACGGGGGTTGAGCTGGTCCGTGTCCCCGAGCCGGTTTCGTACTATGTAGCGCGCGCAAGGGAGCGCGCGTTATACCTCGGGGTTTTTCCTCATTTGCAGGCGTTTTCAGAGGCGCTGAGAGGCCAGGACGCTTCGGCGGCTGTGGAGGTAGCGCGCGAGGTTCTACGCGTTGAGCGGTCTTTATCGCTCGGTGAAGGAGGCGTCGTTACGCTGGAGTCCGCGCTGCGGTCGTCCATTGACGACCAGGAGCTGACGCAGTGGATTTCGGGGTTACGGGGGGTCGCTACGGGCTGGGCGGCAATCGACGCGGTGACTGACGGATGGCAGCAAGGGGATCTCATTACGTTTGTGGGCCGTCCCGGACAAGGGAAATCATGGGTTCTATTGCACAGCGCCTACTCGGCATGGTCCGCCGGTCGCAGCGTGTTGTTTGTGTCGATGGAAATGACGGTCTTACAGGTTATCCGTCGCGTCCAAGCCATGCACACGGGCATTAACCCCCGCATGTTTCGTCGAGGTTTATCGACGGGCGCGTTCGATTACGTGAAAGCCTCGGCGGTTACGATGGCGGCTTCCGGGATTCCGTTTAATTTCGTTGCGGGCAACTTCAAGAAGTCGGTGGAGACCGTCCGGGCGATCTGTATGGACAGCCTCCCTGATGTTATTTGCGTGGACGCGGCGTACCTTTTGACCCCGGAGAAGAAGAGACACGGCCAGAGCGGCAGGAGGGAGACCGTGTCCGATGTCATTGAGGAGCTGGGGGCGCTCGCTAAGGATTTTAACCGTCCCGTACTCGTGACCGTGCAGTTTAACCGGCAGGCCGTCAGGCAGCCCGCGCGCACCGGGGCTAACGCGGAAGACGTGCACCCTCTCTCTCATCTCGGTTTGGAGAAGATTGCGGAGACCGACGTTGTCGGGCAGGTTTCTTCGTTGGTGTTCGGACTTGCGGCGGCGGACCCGCCGCATCAAGCGGATCGGCGATGGCTCGGCCTATTAAAAGGACGTGAGGGTGAGCAAGGGCAATGGTTGCTCAACTATAGCTTTACCCCTGTGCCTAACTTTTCCGTCGTAACACAGGACGCGCCTGCGGCTGCTGGCACCGCCCCGATCATCTTAGATTTTTAAAGAGGTAAGCCATGACTAATTCGGTTGCGGCGGCGCTGCCTCGTGTGGGCCGTGCGCGTCGCCCTGAAATATTGTTTGTTGTAGAACCTGCGGTGGCGCCTTCTCATTTAATCCCGGGGCATCCTGGGGTTAACGCTAAGGACACCGAAAAGATTATTACGGACCTGAAAGCGATGGGTTACACGGGGGAGACGGCGTTGATCTTGGCCGCCGCGCCTCCCTTAACCCCGGAGGCGTACAAGAGCGAAAAGCAGACGGCGGAGCATCTGAAGGCGTATAAGGAGGCGTTTGACGCGGAGGTCGCTCGCTTGGCCCCGCGCGTGATTGTGGCCTCCGGAAAGTGCGCGGCGCGGCAGGTTTTCGGGCGCGCCGTTAAGATTACGGTCGCGCGCGGGGTTCCCGTTCCGGACGAAAAACGCGAGGGCGTCGTGATCCTCCCGACGTTGAGCTTGACGCACATTCGTCGGGTGCCGAACTTACAGCACACTTACGAGACTGACATGCGGAGGTTAGCCGCGCTAAAAACGGCGGGGTACGCTCTTTCCGCTGAAGGGGCTTCCGGCGCAGGGAAGCGGTACAGGTGGTGTTGGGACTTGCGAGAGTGGTTAAGAAACCCTCCGGAGCTTTTGTGCGTGGACACGGAAACCACGGGGTTAAAGTGGTACGCGTCGGACACCAAGATTCTTACGGTTCAGCTTTGCCGAACGCCGGGGGAGGCCGTGGCCATACCGATTGACTATGCGTTAGCCCCTACTGACTCGACTTACTCGCGTGCGCGAGTGGTGCGCCAGTTGAAGTTGTTGTTGGAAAACCCGAAGGTCAAGGTCATCGGCCATAATTTTAAATTTGACGTCCATTTTTTACGAGAAAAGCTAGGGATTAACGTCGCCAACTACTACGGGGACACTATCCTGTTGACGCACGGCTTGGACGAGAACCAGATCTCTAAAAGTTTGGATGAGTGCGTCAGGTTGTACGTGCCGGAGATGGCCGGGTACAATGACGCCTACAACACTGACCCAGAGCATCAAGGAAAGTCGAGGATGGACTTGTTCCGCCCGGAGAAGATGCTCCCTTACGGCGCCGGTGACGTGGACGCTTGTTTACGTTTGTTTCATGTGCTTTCCCCGATGCTGAGAAAAGACGCGCGCGCCTACAACTCTTACCGTCGAGTTACGCAGCCCGCTATGCGGATGTTCTGCGACGCGGAGCGTCCGGGGCTATGTATTGACCCAGAGGAGTTTGCGAATTTTAAAGCGTTCCTTGAGGAAAGGCAGGCCGCGAATAGGGCAGAACTTAACCGGTTATTGCCGAGGCATATACGCGAGGAGTTCGCGTCCACGGGGGTAGGCATCAAGTTTAACCGAGCGGACCTTATACGTGCGTGGCTGTTCTCCCATCCGGCGGGTCTTTGTCTTTCGCCGAAGGTGTTTACAAAAACCAGCCCAAAAGAGGCTCCCGTTGCCAGCACCTCGGCTAAGGATCATTTATCCTACTTCGCGGAACATCCGCTTGTCGCGCGGTTGATGGACTACAACAAAGTGGACAAGTTGTTGAATACGTATGTTAACGGATTCACAAAATATATCCATGACGGGCGTGTGTTTCCTACTTATCTGCTGCACGCTACCTCAACAGGACGGACGGCGTCGCGCGACCCAAACGGGCAGAACTTCCCGAAGAGGGGGGCGTTAGCGAAGGCTTACCGCAAGATCTTTCGTGCCCCGCCGGGCTATGTGTTTGTTGAGTCCGACCTGTCTCAGATTGAGCTTAGAGTCGTCGCTATCATGGCGAATGACCCCACTATGCTCAAGATTTACAAAGAGCGAGGGGACATCCACTCCGCCACGGCGGCGCGGTTGATGGGCCTTAGCCTTAAGGCGTTTCAGGAGCTTACGACGGAAGTGCGGAAAGACGCCCGCACGAAGGCTAAGGCGGTAAATTTCGGGTTCATCTACGGGATGTGGTGGAAGAAATTCAAAACGTATGCTAAGACCGACTATGGCGTAGATTTTACGGATAAAGAGGCCGAGCAGGTTCGGGTTCTTTTCTTTAAAACCTATGCTAACTTATCCAGATGGCATGAGCAGGTTATTGCGTTTGTCAAGAAGAACGGCTACGTGAGATCGCTAAACGGCAGGGTACGACACCTGCCTACGGTGTTCAGCGAGGACGAAGGCGTGCGTAAGCAGGCGGAACGCCAGGCTATAAATTCCCCTGTACAGTCTTTCGCTAACGACTTGGGCTTGATGGCGATGACGCGCATTAACGCGGAAGTGCCGAAGGATAAGGTGCGTGTTTGCGGGTTCGTACACGACGCCATTATTTCGCTGGTTAAGCAAGAAGACGCCATGTGGGCGTGCAAAACCATAAAACACTACATGGAGACGAACCCTCTTGAGGAGTGGTTTGGCCTCAAGCTCCCGATTCCTATTGAGGCCGATGTTTCAATAGGGTATAACCTTTCCGAGATGCACGAACTCTCCCCTAAGTGGGAGGCGTTAGTTGCGGATACCGCAGTTAAGACGGCGGACGACATCATTCGGTACGTTACCTGCGGGCCCGTCGAAGTACGTAAAGAACGTGCACGACGTAAAGTTCACGTTTTACGCCGAAACATAAAACCGAGGAAATTATTAAGGAGAGTCTAGCATGTCTACCCTTGCGGAGTTTAAGACGCTCGCGCTAGCGTACCTTGAGTTAGAGACGGCGGCTAAGGAAGCCGAAAGTAAAAAAAACAAACAGGCGACTTTACTAAAAAACACGTTTGGGGCTTACCTTCGGGCGAGCGGGTTCCCGCCCGAGACTACCATTCGTTATAAGGGGCGAAAATACGGGTATATCCCGGGGTCTACGTCGGTCATAGACCCTGCCGGCTGGTTGCGGTTGTTCCGCGAGGGGCGGTTAACTGAGGCGCAGTTCTTAGAGGCGCTGAGCGTCGGGAAGGAGGCAGCTCGAAGTTCGGCGGGGCAAGACGTGGTTTCTGTGTTAGAGGTTTCTCGGCCTACGAAAGGGACGGACCCTAAATGGGCGCCCGCCGAGGCATCCCCGGACGCGGCGGAGTGGGAGATAGATGCGCCCGGGCACGAAATCGTTACGGCCCCTGCGGACTCGGCAAAAAAAAGTTCTGCCGTCATATTGCGGGGGGAGAAGGCGCGCGCGTCCGCTAAGCGTCCCGTGCGTCGGTTGCCCTCAAAATAGTTGGGAGGTGGCCCACAATGAACGCAACAGTGATACATTTTCCATGTAGAGTCGGGGAGGAGTCTGGGCTAGATACTTGGTTGCCCCCGTTTTCGGAGGCCGAGGATATTCCGTTGGGGGAATTGACGGAAGATGAGCGTGCGGTGTTTGCCCGCCTTATTTCTTCCTTTGCGTCTATATGGGACATTGGCCGAGAGGTCTTAGCCCTTCGTGCTGATGCTGCGACAGAAGCGGGGATACGACAGCTATGCCATAGCGACGGTGGGTTTAAGCCCCCCGTCGTTGGGTTCGGGTTACACGGCCCTGCCGATTTCGCCTATTGGCTGGATCGTCCGATGGCGGAGGAGTTGAGCGGAGCTTTGGCAACGCTTTTCGTAGATTTTTACGGCGTTTGGGCGAGCATTCGTAGCCGTCTAAACTGTTACTCGCATAAGTTGGACCTACGTAAAGGCGGGGTGATCGTCCAAGGCGAGGCGCTGTTTTCTGATGCAGGTGCATGAAGCTCGGGCTTTCTGCGAGGAGCTGGGCATTCGCCTTGGCGGCGGGAACGGTGTGACGGAAGGTTGGCTTTCGGGCAGTTGTCCGTTTGCGTTCGCCACGCATGGCAGCGGGGCGGATAACCATCCCTCGTTCGGTATTCGCGTAGGCGGGTCAGGTCCGTCATACTTCAAGTGTTTTACCTGCGGGCAGAAGGGAACTTTCGCGCAGGCGGTATCGCTTCTCGGTTATTTACGGGATGAAGACTTGTCGGACACTGTCAGGCGCGTAGAACTTGCGGAGTCCGCTGTCCTGTCCGGGAGTCCGTCATGGCGGTTTAAGGAGAAGGAGGGTCGCTTTTCCTATGAAAAGGCGTTAGGCGCCGCGCAGGGGGAGGCGGATTACCCTCCCCTTTTAACTCACCCCTACCTTACACGGCGGGGAATTTCTTGGCGCACTGCGCTGCGAATGCGCTTACGGTGGGACGGAACTTCCGGTAGAGTGTTGTTTCCCGTATACGACTATCGCGGAGTTTTTCTGGGGTTTTCCGGAAGAACGGTGCGAGACTCGGAGGCCGGCCCTAGAGTACGCGACTATTCCGGACTTCCGAAGGCTAAGGTTTTCTTGGGAGAGCATTTGATAAATCGCTGTGGGGTTGCACGGCCTCATACGATTATTATCGTGGAGGGCCTGTTCGACTATGCGGCGGTATTGGGGTCGGGCGCTATCACGGCAGATCGTTCCGTCTTTGCTATTTTAGGGACGGAGCTGACGCAAGCCAAGAAGGACAAACTTCGGCGGTTCGGGGCGTCGGTTATTTGGATGGTGGACCGAGACGCCGCAGGCGATAAGGTTTTATGGGGCGCCGAGGCCCCCGGAGGGGCTAAACGTTCTAGAGGGGTGTTGGCGGAGTTTGACGGGTGTTTCCCGCAGTACGTAGCGTCTTACCCGGAAAGCGGGCGGCGCTGTTTAAAAGATCCCGGAGAGTGCACGGCTTCCCAGATTCGTCAAATGATTGGACGGGCTAAGTGCTATCTCGGGTAGTACAATTAAGGATTATTCAGATGACAAAATTAACAAGACGTGGCGGACAGGGGGTTAGCTCTCCCGCGCGTCAGCTTCCCACGCGACAGCTTCCCGCGCGTCAGGCTGGGGGCTCTGCGTTAAACTCCACCCGTAAGTTAGGGGGGGTTAAGCCTTCGGCGGGCACCGTAAGTGGCCGTTTCGTGGCGCTCGACGTTGCGATCAGGGAAGACAAGCAGCGGAGCGAGATGTACGCCGCCAAGCGCGCGCAGAATAACCGTCTCTATTTTAAGCGCGGAGAAAGCCGTGAGGTGGTTATTTTAGATCAAGGCCGGGAGGGTTTTTTCCGGTTTTGGGAGCATTCGTACAAAGGGCCTGACGGGCGATGGGGGCACACGGTCGGCTGCCGGCAAGAGCATGGGATTTGCCCGGCGTGCCTTGCCCTGCCGGACGCCCGTTCGTATAATGGATTGTTTTTAACGGTCCTTGTTTTGACGCCCTACGTCACGAAGGCGGGTGAGACCGTTCCCTACTCAAAGAAGTTGCTGGTGCTTAAACCTAGTCAGCTTGAGGCGTTTGTGCGGGTAACTGGGTGGAAGTCCGGGGCTTCTGTGAGAGGTATGGCGTTCACCTTGCATAAGGACATGCCGAAAGCTCCGTTCAGTATGATCCCCGGGGTAAAGCTCAGAAATCCTGTGACGAAAAAAATAGAAACTGTGAACCGACTAACGGAAGCACAGTTATCTAAGTATAAAGACGTTACGCCGACGGATTACTTTTCCGTGTTTAAGACGCCCTCGGAAGACGAACTTCGGTCGTTATTTGCGGCGGGTGCGGCGTTCGGGGACGAAGAATTTTCTGGTGCGTCGGGCGAGGCTCCGGAATGGGATTAAGTGCGCCCGTGCCGCAGGGAACGGCTTTTCTTTCATCGATGCTTTACTTGCCCGTGCGAACAGTTGGCGATCTGTCCTCGTTGCGTAGTGAACTGACGCTAAGGGAGCCGGTGTATTCGCCGGGCGGCGCCAAGGTGTCCTATACGGAAGTCTGCTGTTATGACGACAGCACCTACTCAGGTTACTTCGGTGTCCCTCGTGCGTTCGGGCTTGAGCGATTCCCTGCGGTGAGGTATAAAGACCTTACCGCAAGAGGGGATACTTGTGGGTTGAGAGAGTTTCGCGGGGCTATAACCCCGCGTGACTCTCAGCAAAAAGCCTTCATGGACGCCGTGTTAAAGGCTTGCGCGCCAAAAGGACCGATAGACATCGTGGCGAACGCCAAGACAGGGTCAGGGAAGACCGTCACTGACCTGTTTGTCTCAGCTAATATCGGGGTTCCTACCCTGATTATTGTTCCCCGTAACACGCTTAAACTTCAGTGGGCGGGGAGCAGGCAGGAGAAGAACGGCATGGCTTTTTTCTTCGGAGATGAGTTTGTCCGAAAGCATGTCGGGTTCGTCCAGCAGGATGTGTGCGACTATGAAGGAAAATATTTCGTAGTCGCCATGCTGCAATCACTTGTGATGCGGCGGTATCCCGAGGCTTTTTACTCCTACTTTGGCAAGATCACTATTGACGAAGTGCACAAGGTGGCGGCGCCTCTCATGTCGAAGGTGCTTTCTCTGTTTCCTGCAAGGATTCGCGTAGGCTACACCGCTACAAACAAAGCCGGGGTTCTGGGGCGGGTCTGTGATCTACATTTAGGCACGCCAAAAGTCACGTCTTCCCAAGAGGTGCTTAAGCCTATTGTGTATATTTGCCGGGTTTCCGGCAGACCTCCGTTTAAGGTATACCATGAAAGTAAGGTGCTTCCTGCGTTAGCCTTGTGGGGGAGCAGAAACGCGTGGCTTGCGGAGACCGTGTACACGCGCGGTTATCTTCGGAAGCGTAATCCTGTGGTGTTCGCTGACAATGTTAAGCAGCTTCAGCTGCTCAAAGACTTGCTGGTAGCAAAGGGGGTTCCTTCTGAGGAGGTAGGTTTGTACGTCGGGCAGGTTTATCAGAGGGACGAGCAGGGTAACTTTTTGGATAAAAAGATTAAAGTTAAAGAAGCTGAATATAAGGAGATGGCAAAGTGTTGCAGCATTTTACTGGCTACCTACGGGATATTTGATACGGGCGTAGATGTGCCTCGCCTAGACATGGGCGTGGAGGCGGCGCCGCGCACGAATTTAACGCAGGCGATAGGACGGATTGTCCGGTTTTACCCGGGTAAGCCCGTTCCGGAGTGGTACAGTATCACGGATGTTTTGGCGCAAGGCACGCCGGATGCGGCGAGGTACGCCTTCCTGTTGCGTAGGGCGGCTTCCCGGAGGAAATGTTTCGTACAGGCCGGAGCTACGATAAAGGAGGTGTCCGCGAGCTATGGCTGAAGAAGGGAAGCGCCCCTCACGGTACGCCACGGATGCGGCGCATCGGGAGTTAATTAAGGTCCGGATGCGCCGTCGCTATAGAAAGCGTGTGGCGTTTGAGCGTTTTGCGGGAAACCGTAATAAGCACAGCATTGCCACGCTGGCAGTGGACTACCCGATTGCGCTGCCTTCCGGCGTGAGGGTTTGTAAGGGGATGAAGCTGTCCCGGGTGGCCTATATCTTGGAGGTGGACCTCACCACGTTTAAGCGGTGGTTATCCCGTGGGTTAGTGCCGGCTCCTATTTTTAGGGTTGAAGGGAGAACTTTTTCCGTCTACCTTGTGGAAGAAGTTCACGCCCTCGCGGACGTGATAGGGGAGCACCTACAGTATTTCGCCTATTACAGGGCTGACCACGCCGCTACGCAAGCAACAGTGCTTGCGGCGCTTACAAAAGTCCGCTCTCAAATAGGGGCCTAGGCCCTAATCTATTTAACAAGGATTCTATTCATGGCTATTGTAAAAAAACCCGCAGGATTGGCTGCCAAGGGATCGCCTAAGACCAGCGAGCCGTTGTCCAAGAAAGAGGAAGTCGGGTCGGTCTCTTATGTGGAGGTAGAATCGACCGTGGTAGACCCTGACGGGGTGGTGCTCGTTTCCGAGACGGAACGCAAGTCTTTGCGTGTTGCTGTGCTTCCGCAGGGCGTAACGCCTGCGACGGTGTCGGTTTCCTTAGAGGAAAAGCGGCCTACCGTTCCTTATGGGAACGTTAACGGGCGGGTTTCTATAACCGTGCCTTGCGTGCCGCAAGAGGTCGCGGAGGTTTACGGGCAGGTAAAAGATCTTTCTGTGGCTGCTCTGAAGGAACTGATGGAGGAGTTGGCGGGGGATTTTCCGATCGACGCCCAAGGTACGTCGGCTGAGGACGATGATGCTGAGGAAGGTACGGATGTCGAGGAGGATGAGGACGCCGGACCGGCCGAGGAGTCTGTGGAGGATCTGCTTGCGCAGGCGGAGGCGGCTTCACGCGAGGAGTTAGAGGAGTTGGTGGCCTCTTTTGGGATGACGGATGAGCGGGGGAAGCCTCTCAAGAATAAGGACACGGAGAAATTACGCGCCGATGTCATTGATTGGCTTGAGGCGGCGCAGCCTTCGGAAGAAGCCGAAGGCGGAGAGGAAGACGACGCTGAGGAAGCGGAGGCCGGCGGTTATTCTGAGGCAGAACTTCAGGGGAAGACCGTGGAGGAGCTTACCGAGATTCTTCAAGAAGAATTTGACCTCCCCGTGGTAGCAAAAAAGTGTCTGCCTAAGGAGGGTGTCCACGTCCCCAAAACCTATACGCCTAAGCAGCGTAAAGCGGCGCTGGTATCGGCTATTCTGGCGGAGCAGGCGGGAGACGACGAGGACGCATAAGTTTTTTTGGAGAGCGAAATGGCCGGCGGAAAGAAAGTCCGCACGCCTGTAGCGAAAGGCGGGAATCCCCCGCCTTTTTCTTCGGCTGTAGCGGCGGATAGTAAAAAAACGCAAGAACCGGTTGTGCCGTCCTCGGGCGAGGGTAAGCGGTTCGTCCCTAATGACGCGCTCAGGGGGATTATTTCGGATGTACGAAAGCGGGAAGGGGCCAGCGTATTGCGGTTCGCCTCCGAGGTGGTACGGCCCGAGCGGTTTAGAACCGGCGTGCTGGCGGTAGACCTTTGTTTGGCCGGAGGCTTCCTGTACAACAGGGTCTCCATGCTTTACGGGAACAAATCCGGCGGCAAGTCTACGTTGGCGTTATTGGCGGCGGCGGGCGCGCAGCGCGCGAATCCTGATAAGATCGTCGTTTATCTTGACGTGGAGGGCACGTTAGATACCCAGTGGGCGGAGACGTTAGGCGTAGACCTTGAGAGGTTAATGGTAGTTTCGCATAACATCGGCGAAACTGTCCTAGAGTTAGCCGTTGCCTTACTAAGCGAGGACTGCACGTGTTTGCTGATCGTTGACTCTTTGGCCGCTATTACTCCGGGGCGGGAGTTGGAGAAAGGGTTGGGCGACAGCCTAGTGGCGGAGCAGGCGAGACTTATCGGCCGGTTTGTGCGGGTGATGAACTCCACGCTTATTAAGGCGTATAACCAGGGCAGCCGTAGGGCGCTGCTGCACATTAACCAGTACAGGACAAACATCGGGGTCATGTTCGGGGATAACCGCGTCCTTCCCGGGGGCCGCGCTCTTGAGTATTCGACAAGTCATCAGCTTGCGTTAACGTCTAAGGAGCACCGAGCGGAGAAAGGGGACGACGCGGGTCTTATCTTGTTTAACGAGCACGGGGTGCAGGTTACGAAAGATAAGACCGGAGGCCGCATGGGCACGGGCAGGTTTAAGTTGATTCGGGACGAGTCGGCGGGGTATCCTGTAGGGCACATCGATCAGACAAAGACGATTCTGGCTAATGCCCGCCAAGCAGGATTGTACACGGGCGCGGGATCTCATCATACGCTGACGGGCATTGATCGTCGTTTCAGCTCGCATGATGAGATAGGGCAGTATTTCCAAGAGAACCCTGATGTTATGCTGGCGTATACGGACGGGATTTTGCAGTATTTCCGGCGTAAGTGGAGGTTGGAATGACAAATGACAGCGCGTATATGCGTCGTCTGCGAAGAGAGACCGAAGTGCAGTCCCCGGCTTATCATCGTGCGCCGAAGCAGGAGCGCAGGACGGCGCAGAGGCTAGGCGGGTACAGGACGTTGGCGTCGGGCAGCGGTTTTGTAAAGGGCGACGTGCGAGTGCCGGGTGTTGCGCGGATCGAGTGCAAGGCCACGCAGAAGAAATCGTTTTCCATTACGCAAGACATGCTGGATAAAATCGAGTACGCGGCGATGGCGTGCGACGAGGTTCCGGCGGTTATCGTGGAGTTTATGGAGGACGGGGAGACTTGCGGGCGGGAAGTTGCGGTGATCTCGGTAAAGTGGCTGGAACATTTACTATCCCTGTGCAGGGACAGAGGGGCGTCATGACGGGGAGTACCATTAGCCCTTTAGACGCATTCGTGGGAATGCTGAACGAGTCCACGTCAGCGTTTAACAGGCATTACGCGGGACCGGAGATACGCATCCACGTTTCGGACCTGATTAAGTGTGAGCCGTCGCGCATGTTCTGCCCCCGGCACTTTGTGATATCGCACGCGGACCCGTGCCGTAACATAACACGTACTGTAACACCGGCACAAGAGCTGCTGTTCAGTATGGGTCACGCCATACACGAACAGGTGAGGCGTGTATGGCTGGATCATAGCTCCCGTGCGGATTTGGCGTGGGGGGTTTGGCGGTGTGCCTGCGGAAAGTTGCAGGTTCAAGGGACACGCGCAAGCGCGGCCCGCCGCAGGTGTTCAGCCTGTCGCCAGCCTCTCACTATTTATGAGGAGGCCACTTTTCACGTAAAATCGTGGGGGGTAACGGGCCATCCTGACTTTTTGGTGAAGTGGGGGGGCTACCTTCATCTTTACGAGATAAAGTCGATCAGCCGTAAGGATTTAGTGTTCGACGAGCTGGACTCCCCGTTAGGAGACCACGTCCTACAAGCGTCGATGTATTACTATTTAGGACGCGCTTTAGGGCACCGCGTCCATCCTAAGCTCCGTTACATCTACGTGGACCGTGACCCTGCGAAACTTTTCCGGGGTCGCGTCTACAAAGAATTTGTCCGGGACGTGGCGGGGTGGGATCGGGTTAAACCGTTCATATTAAAGGCTAGGGAGTGTGTAGGCCATTTGAACGAGGGCACGCTTCCGCCGCGCATTTGTGAGAGTTCCGGATGCTCGCGCGCAAAAAATTGCGACAGGGTGGTTTCCTGTTTCTCCGTGTAGGGGGTTATCCGTGAAGAAAATAGCAGTGATCGGGTTAGATGTCTCCCTCGTATCGACGGGGGTTGCAGTCCGACTGTCTGACGGTGCGGGAGTCCGAGTAACGGCGTTGACGATGCCAAAGAAGGCGGCGTCTACTGATTTGCAGCGTCAGCGGTTAATTCTTGCGCGGGTTTCCGATATCTTTTTGGGGCTCGCGGATTACGAGAAGCATGTGTTTTTTGAGGACTATGCTTTTTCCTCGTTTACAGGGAAGGCGTTCACTCGTGCGGAGCTTGTCGGTATCCTGAAAGTGTGCGCGGCGGAGGCGGGGTGTGCCGTATACACGGCGGGGATTTCCACGCTGAAACGTTATATCTCCGGCAAGGGTAATGCCTCGAAGGAGGAGATGCGGGAGGCCGCCATTGCCCGCTGGGGGTTCTCATACTCAGCGAGCCGCGCAAAGCAAGACGACATTGTGGACGCGTTTTGCTTGACTTGTTTGGGGGAGGGCTATTTGGCGTCCGCCGCTCCCTTCACGGGTGTGGCGCAGGTGTGTTCCGCCTGTGAGGAGTATAAGGACGGGGACGACCCGTCCTATGCGCTTGGGTCGGCTCCTTCGATTACATTAACAAAGAAGGGCTGGGATGCTCTGTGCGCGGACATGCAGAGTCCTCCGGAACCCAACGAAGGCTTGCGAAGGTTATTTGCCTACGGGTCGGCGCGGCTACGGGCTTCGGGGCGGATTGACAATTAATAAAAGGGATTATAGTATAGCGCAAAATACACTAGACCTATAACATTTTCTAAGGAAATATCATGAAGAAGCTTACGCAGGGGCAAGGCGTTTTAGCCTCGCCTAAAGGAACCTTAACATTACAAAAAAATAAGGTGTCCGCTGCTCCTGTTAAGAAGCAGAAAAAGCTGATCCCTACCGTACAGGTCGGGGGTTATGCGACCTTTGAAGATTACCAAGAGCCGTTAGGGGGCGAGGAGCAGGTCTTTGAGCCGGGGCAGCTGTTATACGTTACGCAAGTAACTGAGGAGCTGACGAACGACAGTCCCCCTACGCCGTACTTGTATTATACGTGCATACCCGCTGACCAAAAAGAGGTACACCTTGCAGGCGGAGAAACGGTGTCGCAAGGGTTGCTGGACGGCGAGTTTTCGCCGGCGTCCGCCCCTAACGCGGGGGTGACGGACATTGCCATATATAGTCCTTCCTCGGAGGTTAATGCCCCGCGTAAACGCGGTCGCCCTCGTACTGAGCTTGCTGTGCTACCGAGCGGTTCCGTTCCAATCGTGGGCGAGCTTGGGGCGCTTCTTGCAAAAGGCGCTACCATTATAGAGTCTATCGCCGACCTTGCTCTTTCCCAGAACAGAGGCTTATTCTATATGGGCGGCATGTTTGCTCATGCGTTCCATAAGGGTCTGTGGAAAGCGACACACAAATCCTTTAGAGAGTTTTGCGAGGATCCTCGTCTGTACGGGGGCGGCAAGCCTTACGGCGAACGGAAGGTTCTCTATTATATTGAAGTGTACATGTCTTGCGCGCGTGTGCCGGGGTTCGATGTTAAGGTGCTGGATTATCTTGGGATTATGAAAGCTTTGGCCCTGTCCAAGTATGTGACAGCGTCAAATTATCAGGACTTGGTTGCTCTGGCGGAAGGCAAGACGACTGACCAATTTGAGCAGGCGTTGGTTGAAGAATACTCGAAGGACGGGCTGACGCCTACAGGCGCGAAGGTTGGTAAACTAGGCACGGTTAAAAAGTTCCGGTTTACTCACACTCTTTACGAGGCCGAGGGGGAGGAGATTAAGACTATTTTTAACAAGGCGAAGGAGCTTTATCAAGAGACGGAGGACAGCAAGCTGTTTCAGCGGATTGTGCTGGAGTGGTGGCAGTCCCGTCAACTGTAGGCAAGCAAGAGCTGCCAAGGGTAACGCGCGGCGCGCCTCTCTCATAGGGGGGCGCGCTTTTTCATGATAAAGAGCTGTATATGGATTTACGGAGGTTTACGAAGGAAGACGCCATTATCCGGGGCCTTCCTTCATGGTTCCGCCCTACTCTTGGTGCTGCGGGTGTGCGCCGTCGTGGCGGGAAGGCTCAGGCGGATGCGGGCACGGCGTTGATGATTCCTGAGCAAAGGGTTGCCACCCATGCCAAGACGATGCGTATTGGCGGCATGAAGGTGGCATACCTTGACGGCGCCGCGCTGACTCGTGTTTTCGGCGTGTCACGAGCGACTGTTGTTAGGTGGGAGGAGGCAGGTATTCTCCCTGAACCGTTCACCACCACGACAACTTTCTCCGGTAGGGTTTCGCGTGTGTGGGCCGCAGGGCAGGTACGTGCCGTTGTGACGGTGTTTAATTACTTGTACGCGCAGGGAGCGACCGCTATACATAGCGTGGCCCATAAGGACGTGCTAAAGTTCATTCACGCGGGCTCTGAGGTTGCTTTGGTGCAGCTAAAGCGGCAGTTAGCTCGTCGTTATGCGGGCGGGATAAAAGAAGGAACGCCGGATATACAGTGGGAAACCTGAAAATTATGTCAGATATATTTACGCCTATAAATCCTTTATTTACGGGGGTCTGCACGGTCAAAGGCAGTTCTCGTTCAGGAGGCGCGGCTTTCCGCGTTAACTTAGCGGAGGGTACTTGTACGTGCGCGGCGGGCAGCCCTATAGGCAATGGCGCGGAGGGGGAGCGTGTTCTCCGGCCCTATTGCAGCCATAAATTGCAGGCGCTATGGGACATTACGCAGCGTCACGGCCAGCTTCCGCTGCTGGCGGACTATCTAAAGGCGTTGAGCACGCGATACCCTTTGTATTGGGAGGTGGCGAGCGCTTTCCACAAGGAGTTACGGAGAGGCGATGTAGCGGCGGCGTATTTTTGGGCGCTTTTACTTACGCGCTTTCGGGGGTTTGCCTCGCCCGTGCGTTACATGATAAACGTCCTATTCGAGGAGACTAGGGATGTTTCTCTACTACGTTTTTTACTGGATTCGCTTGTTCAGCTTTCCGGGAAAGTGCGGTCTCCGGAGGAGGATTACCGTCTACTATACGAGTGCGTTCTTCTTTTTTGCGGAAGCGTTAAAAAGTGGGATCAGCCGCAGCGCTACGCTATTTTCTGCGCAGAGATGCGGGGTTATGCTGCTTTGGCGAAAGACTTTTCGTATAAAGTTAGTCAGGCGCGGGATGTTTTGCCCCCCACGGCGTATGCGGGCCTCAAGGAAGCCCTTTTAGAGGGGTTTAAAGAGGGTGACGCGGTTAAGGTACAGTACGGCCTAAAAGGGTTGTTGAAGTCCCAGCCGAAGAAGGGCCTTCCCGATCACGCCGCGCATATTCTTGCGCTGTTTGATCTTCTCGGCATGATTTTTTTCGGGGGATCGGGGTCAAATGCTTTCTCCTATGACGCGCGCTACGTCGAGTCTGTTCAGGCGGCTATCAAGCGCAGGCATGGATTAGTGAAGTCCATAGGCTATCACGAGATCAACGCTTTCGCGGACGCGCTGATGGGCGAAAACCCTGAGGCCGGGCCGCCCGTATCCGAACGCCGTAAAGCCTACATCCTCACGGCGGAGGATTATCGGTTGCCTTCCGGTGCGTATAAGCGCATTCCCTTGTATGCACATGACAACCATACGGCGCACGGGAAGTCTTTGATGTCGCGCTTTGCCGGGGAACTCGCGCCCGGGGCGGATCAGTGTCACCTTGACTTCCGCTATTGCGGGGCCTACTATGGGGTCGCTTGGCGCCACCTTGCCGCTAAGCAGGGCGAATCTATACGGTGTCCGTGGGGACTCGTGCGATGGCCCGAATGGCTACAGAAAACTACAATAAAATTATTTTATTAACACTATATAAGTAAAAAGGTATGGAAATAGAAGACAGAGTGATGGCCCTATTGGGCGAGGTTTTGGATATTGACGAAGACGAGATTGCTTCTGACGACTCGCTATGTGATTTGTGGGGCCACGATGAGGAGGCGCAGGCTGAGTTTGGGCGGGCCTTCTTACAAGAGTTTACGACTATAGGGGTTGAGGAGCTGAGCGAGGTGGATGTAGGTAACGGGGAGGGGATCCTCGACGCCGTCACGGAGTGTCGGACGGTAACGGACTTGGTTACGTTAGCGGGGCGTCTGGTGGAGGGGTAGCTCGCTGGGGGCTAGGGTTAGGTTATTAAATTCTTAGAGAAGGAATAGGTATGTTTACTGCATTTTGCGCGTTGGGTGCGGCGGTGATTTGGGCGGTGGCGTGGGTTTGTAAAGAGCCTTCGCCGTGCTGTAACTGCCGTGATTGTGTGCACGAGAGGAGGGACGATGAGGAGGACGGTTACTAGGGCGTTCTCTTTTCTACAGTATGCGGCGTAAGGGGCCATGTCATATGTACGCGGTGTCACTTTTCTCCGGTGCAGGAGGCATGGACTTAGGGGTCAGGCGGGCGGGCGTTGGCGTTGTGTGGTCTAATGACGTAGACCCCGTTGCCTGTCGAGTGTACGAGGAGAACGGACTAGGGAACATCGCTTGCGGCGATGTTCGTGCATTTTTGCCCGCGTTAGCTGCGTATAGGGAGGTTGACTTAGTTTTTGGGGGGCCTCCTTGTCAGGGGTTTTCCGTAGCGGGTAAAATGGACCCGGAGGACGTCAGGAGCGCACTTGTGTGGGCGTTTGTAGCGGCGGTACGCACCGTTCGCCCTAGGGCGTTCGTCATGGAGAACGTCGCGGCGCTCTACCACTTACGTAAGTGGCGTTCGTTGCGGGAACTCCTGAGCCGTGCTTTTAACGCTCTAGGGTATTACGTACATTGGGACGTATTATGCGCGTCTCATTTTGGCGTGCCTCAGACTAGGGCTCGTTGTTTTTTAGTGGGGGTCAGCTCTGATATAGCCGAAGGATGCGGCGGAAGGCTGCGTGCCCCTTATGCATCTTCCGGGCTTTTTTGGCCCTTACGTGAGGAAGGGCCTACGGTCAGGCAGGCGTTGGCACACTTAGCCCCTGCGGGGGAGGGTAATAATTTGCGGACGTGCAACGCGGTGATTACGCCCGCGCGCAACCCGATTATTCGCCGGTCTCCTTATGCGGGAATGCTGTTTAACGGGGCCGGCCGCCCTATCAATCTTGAAGGCTACGCTCCGACGTTATGCGCGTCGTTGGGTGGCAACAAGACACCGATCATCGACGGGCGGAGGCTAGCCGACCCCGACGCCGAGGACTGGGTCTCCTCCTACCATTCGCACTTAGTGCGGGGCGGGGCGCCCTATGCGGCGTCGCAGATTCCTCCGGACTTGCGTAGGTTAACGGTGGACGAAGCCTTGGCCCTACAGACCTTTCCGCACGACTTTGCCATAGACTGCGGTAATTCCGCTGCGTTTCGATTAATAGGTAACGCAGTGCCCTGCAATCTAGCGTATTACGTAGCGTTAAATGTGCTACGTATGTTTTTAACTTAGTTTTTAGTTTCAAAAAAGGGTAATAGGCATATGCCGGTGTTCATTTCCTCCGATAAGGTCGACGGATTATTACGGTTAGACAGGTTCTCTTGCCGCTTCCTCTCCGAGAAAGGGGAGTCCGATTTTAATAAGGCATACTCAGCCGTATATAACGCGGCTCAGACGGCTTTAGTGTCTTTGACGACGGAGTTTCCGGGCCACGGGCACTACATTGACGCTTTTGTATCTCCCGCGCTGCTACTACGCGACGAGGCTAAACGTTACTGTCTGCCATTTTTGAAGGAGAACGGGGCGAGTTCGGAGTTTTCTTCGTTTACGTGCAAGGCACGGCCAGTTTACATTGTCTCCATTGGCTGGTCCTCATGGCATAGCCCAGAGGATTTTTCCTGGGATAAGAGAGAGAAGGTTGAAGCGGCGGGAAAGGCGGCTTACCGTTATTTTATGGAGAGCCGGGAGGTACAGGAGCTTCCGGAGGATTTGCATTTATACGTGCGAACGGGGCTTATCCGTTAACGGGCCGTCTCCCTTCCGGCAAATAGTAGATAGTAAATGGGAATTTAAGCGCGTCGCCTCGGGCGGCGCCGTAATTGTGGTATATTTCTCGACCGTAAGGCCACGCCACGTAGGTTACTCTCGCTTAGGCGAGAGTAACCTCAATTAGATACATACCTATTAGACTATAGTATAGTAAAAATTGCACTGGCGTTCGGCTGATTTTTTTCAAAAAAAGCTTGCGTCGTTCGGGGCTTTGCGATAGAGTTCTTTTTATCGAGCCGCTACCGGCTGGTTATCATTCAAGATACTAAATGGGGCCTTGCGCCCTCTCCGGCTGGTGATTTATGCCCGATACTTAAACAAACTGGGCCGATGCTCGCAGGTTATGTCCTTGAAATACATACCCTCCTGTGGGCAACTAATGTCCAGTTTGTTTATACCGTATCTCTAAACGGGTTGGGCCGTAGCGCATAGGTTATGACTTGTAATCATATGCTCCTGTGCGACAAGCATGTCTAATTCGTTTAGAGTTACTTTTATGCGGGGCACCAGACCAGCAGCAAGCCACTGTGTGACAGTCGCAGTTTTATTAGCAGCATTGCCGTCTGCTATTAATCGCTTTTCTGCTGAGCGTGCCCCGCGCCTTTTCTTCTCCACCCCCCTCGTTTTTTTCATTTTGCCTTATTCGCGGTTCCCGTAGTTGACGGCTGAGCGTGCGGCAGTGCAGGGTTACGCCTGCACACAAGAGAAAAGAGGACGTAAAAAATGACGAAGTATGGCGATATTTTGCGCGGGAGCGGGCTTTCTACGAAAAAGCCTCTGCCGGGGCAAGTCCCCAATAATGCCGGGGGCGCCTACTACGAGGTGGACCCGTGGGAGCAGTTGGACCGTTTTTTAACAACGGGATCGCAAAACGGCACGTATTACGTGCGTCCGGAGGCATTGACTAAAGAGAACGCGATAATCCTGCTCACATTGTGTGAGCGGGACGCAGTGCGCGTTATCGCGCGTATCGTAGAGATCAGCATGGCCGGCAGGGCGGCGAAGCGGGATACTGTTATCTTTGCCTTAGCGTTGGTCGCGTCGTGCTCCACGCCGGAGGCGAAGGGGCTGGCCTTAGCTGCCTTGCCCTCGGTCGCCCGCACGGGCACCGACATTCTAATGTTTGTAAGTTTTTCGGACAAGTTGCGGGGATGGGGTCGCGGTTTGCGGGATGCGGTCGCCCGTTGGTTTACTGAGAAGTCCGGCGAGGCGTTAGTTTGGCAGGCACTTAAATACTACAATCGCAACGAGTGGACCTTGCGGGATCTTCTGCGCATGAGCCACCCGAAGGCCAAGCTGGTGGTTCTTGCGGCTGCCGCGAACAGGGGATCCGTAGCGGACCCGAAAGACCCGTTGTCCTTCGGGGTATCTGGGTTCGACTCCGCTGCGCCGGGCCTTATCATGGGCTTCATCCGGAAGGAATAAGGGGGTTTTACAAGGGAACCGCCCTGAGCACGGGGCGGTTTTTTTATGTGTTCGCCAAATTTGTCTCTTGACGAGCGACACGAAAGAGGGTAGGCTGGTTTTAGAAGAAAAAAAGAAAAAGGGGTTACAGGTAAGTGTTTTCATTATTCCGTAGAAAGAGGTGGCCTTACGCGGAGCTGGCATTTACGCCGGCGATGAGCGCTGACGAATGTTTTCAGCGCTCAGTGGCCGCGAGCTGCGCTGCCGAATACTGGCTGGCGCGAACGCACGAACAGCGGGGTGATCTGAGTAAGGCGCGGCAATGTATGGCTAACGCGGGGTCACTCGCGCCATACTTTCAAAAGTTCGTTGATGAGTACGATCAACGACTAAAAAGTAACTGACGCGGGGGAAAGGTGATGCCTGTGGAGGGTTCCGCGAGAGGTGCGGGGGGGATGCTGGAGTTAGAGCAGGAGGCAATGGAGGAGGCGCGGCGCGCGGTCCAGCGGGCAGCGCAAGCCAAGGCCCTCTTTGCGCTGGCTTTGTTCACGCAATACCGCTTCCGGGAAGCGGCGGTGAAGATGGCGGAGGCGGCTAACTTTGACCCGCTTTACGCCGAAAAGGCAGCCGATTTTGCTGCTGCGGCAAAAAAATACACCAAATTTGACAAAAATCCATAAAAGGGGAAGCGAAATGGAAAATAACAACAACAACAACAACAACAACAACAACGCCGCCGTCGATTTGGACAGCAAAGGCCGCCCGCGCCTTTGTAAATATGATTGCGATAATAATGAATATTATAGGCAAATCAATACAGCATTGAATATAGCCGACGAAATAATGGACGGCGATCCTCATGTTCGCCCTAGATCGGGACAAGAATTGATTGATACCCTAAAGAAATCGTCTTGCTGGGCCTCGCTCAATTTAGTGACGAGGCCAATTGTGGAGCTTTGTTTACTCCGAAAATGGAACCTCTTCCGAAGAGCCGATCATGTCGAATGGCCTAGGGAGGCGGAGGGGCTGGAATTTAACCGAGTCGTCGAATGGCTCGGGGATGACTTCCGAACGAGGGCGGGGGATGAGGATGAGTAAAATCACATGGATTACCGGGCCTACAGGGTCTGGTAAAACTTACAAGGCGATTAGCGAGGCGCAAGCCCCTTTCGCCTTTCTGGCCCCGACGCGACTCTTGGCCATGGAGGCGTGGCTTGACTATGGGCGAGAAGGGGACGCCCTCAAGACGGGTGTGGCTCATATTGAGGGAACTAGAAATCTTTTTGCCACCTATCAGGCGCTCAGTCTAGCGGCGGTAAAAAAATACAAAACCGTCATAATCGACGAGGCGCATTGGGTCGACGGGGAGTATTTGGGCCAGCGCGTCCACCTACGCGCATTGATGGCGGCGTGCCGGAAAGGCGAGACAAAAGTAACCTGCCTTTCAGCAACTGTTCCGTTTGAAATTCCAAAGGAGGATAGAGTTGTTGAGTTGCCGGCCCCGCCGATGGCGCAAAAGGAGCAAATCGACTTGACTGAGGCGACCGAGCGGATCGGTCAGGTGCCGACCTTAATTTTGTGCACGTCATGGCGAGACGTGGATTACTGGCAGGGCGTTTTATCTAAGATGGGTGAAAAATTTGCCGTCGCGGACCGGCGGCGAAGTGAATACGACATATTCACTAAGTTTTTGCAATTTAGAAGGGGAAAACTTAATACGCTGATTACGTCCAACATCGCCCAGCAGGGCGTGAACCTTCCGTGCGAGAATCTTATCCTCGCAGTGAACGATCTGGACGGTGGTTTGGAAATCGCCCAAAAGATCGGCCGTCTGGGCCGACGCGGCAAAACCCGTGAGGGCGCCCGCCTGACTTGGGCGGCGGACCAAAGTGTCTGTGTTGACTTCGAGAGGAAAAAGGAAATGCGGCACAGCGCGGAGAAAGACGCGCTACTTCCTATAGACCTTCCGCCTAAGGAGGAGATAGATAAAAATTTAGTTAAATTCTTAGTGAGGTACAAAAAATTTACTTCCGTCAAGTCTCGTACTGCGCGTCACGGGTTCGACTCCGCTGCGCCGGGCCTTATCCTGGGCTTCATCCGGAAGGAATAAGAAACCTTTACAAGGGAACCGCTCTGGGCACGGGGCGGTTTTTTTATGTGTTCGCCAAATTTGTCTCTTGACGAGCGACAAGAAAGAGGGTAGGCTGGTTTTAGAAGAAAAAAACAAATTAGAAGCAAAAAAGGGGAAAATCATGGGAACCCAAGACTTTGCTCTTACGGCCCATTTCGCCGTCATGTACATGGAAGCTTTTTCGGGGTCTGAAAAAGGTAATCAAATGATAATGAAGATGAGCCTTGCTCATTTATCATTCATGATAGAACACGGAAAAGAGGGGAGTTTTAAAGAGTTCATAAAGGGTGTGACCGAGGGCCAAACCCCCCAAAGCTGGGATTTGGTACCCAAACTTTACAAAGAAAGAAAAGAAAAGGCCGAGGCGGAGGCGCGGGCCAAGCAAAAGGCTGAGGCCGAGGCCCCGGCGTTAATCGCTGCGTACAACGCTAAATTGGAGGAGTGGGCGCGCGAGATTGAAGCGGCCTATTATGGAAGCGAAGTTACCGCAATATCTGAAGGGTGTCGGGTATTAAAAAGAAACGGGGTTTCGATATCTAACAGAAAAGCGGCGGTACGCCTGTGGCAATCCAGGCGCGCTGCCTAGTCAAAAAACCTTACAACCCCCGCCCGTTAATTAAAAAATGGCGGGGGAATTTAAATAGGGGAATGGCATGGAACAGCTCAAATGGAGAGTCCCCGTTGTTGCCACCCATGTTTGGGTGGATGAGGTAAACGAACAGGAGGGCATCGCGCTGGTCGAGTGGGTACGGTGCTTACGATGCGACCCCTACGACCCCGAGCAAAGGCCGTACAAGCAGGCAGCGGTTAGCTTATCGGAGGTCCGCATCGCAAAAGCCGGCGATTGCCCATACGTCGCTGAAATTACCGAAGACGAGGCGCGTAGAACGGGTGTGCCGATTAGCTGCTGTTAGGGAATAGCCGCCATTTCGGACACGAACAAAAATTAACAAAGAATAATCAGTGGAGAATTGAGATGGAAAATAACAACAACAACGCCGCCGTCGATTTGGACAGCAAAGGCCGCCCGCGCTTTGCTCAATATGATTGCAATAATAATAAATATTATATGCAAATCGAAAACGCCATGAAACTGGCGGACGAATTGATGACGGGGGATGAATACATACGCCCTCAAAAGGCGGATTTCTTTATGGCAAAGCTTAAAGCTTCAGACGCATGGAAAAGCCTGAACCTTGTCACCCGTCCCATTGTGGAACTGCGTTGGCTCCAAAAATGGAATGAATTTAAACGTTCTGGGATGTGGCCGCGAGAAGCGGATTAAGTCCACCTGGTAACAGAGAGTAGGGAAAGTTATTTATGTCACTTAATGACAAAACATTAATGCGCTTTTTCCAAGAAAAAGGAAAAGGAACAAAAGTAGAAAAAACCAAAAACGGTATAAAGGCCGAAGTACGTTACCCTTTTACGAAGTATGAAATCACTATATGTTTAAAAAGATTGGATACGAGAACCGTAATAACTTACGAATCTCGCTCAAGAAAGACTAAAAGATATAAAACATACGTGACGTATGATGAGGGAATGGCCGGGCTTCATTTTGAGTATTTTTACGAATGGAATAAAGATATTCAAAAAGAAATAATGAGGAATAAAATAATCAATAGCGAAAAAAAGTCACACGAAAATGTAGCAAAGGACTACGGAAGAAGCGAGTCGTTTTTAGTCTTGGGCGAAAGAATAAGCCAACAAGAAGATGAGTGTAAGGAGGTATTTTACGAATACTCTAAAAATGATGTTATTAAAGAGGATCAATACAAATCCGCACTTATTGAGCTGGCGGAAGAAAAGTATTACGAGGAGGTTGATTATTATTGCGACGAGGCACAAACTGGTCACGGAGAGAGAACCTTTCCCCATATACTCGCGCACAGGGTGAGGAAAAAAATTGCGTTATTTGAAGTATTTAATGAAATTAAAAAAATGGGATTGCAGTTTAAAATATTTGAAACAAATATGCAGGATTACTTATTAATAATAGGTATTAATGATGCAATAAGAACATTAATGATCTGCGAATGGGACTCGCAGACTCCGACATATAACTTATCGAAGCAAAACGGAATGCTTCAATATCACATCAATACGTCGGAAGAAATGTTCCCAAAAAGGAACGTAGAGGCCGATACCCAGAAATTATTATTAATCTAAAGGAAGGGGCATAAAAATGACAATTGCAAAATGCACCATCACAAAAGATGGTATTTACGCCTTTCCGGATCATGGCAGGCTATATGAAGCTGCCAAGTTTGCCTACTTGGTGGCACAAACGTTTAAAGACAGCCGAAAAAGGCGAGAAGGCAAGGATGATGAAGGGGGGCGCAAATGGGGGCCTGCCTCGTTATGGGTCACCCTTGGCCAAATCGGCGAAGACTACCAAACAGGCGAATTTACCGTCCGCATTCAGAGACAGGGCGGGCGTCGATGGGACAAAAGATGGGAGGATAGGTGGGGGAAAAAAGCGAAAGCCAGAAGCAAAAAAAACAATTACCAAAACAATTTTGTATGGCCGCACGACCGATACTACATAAAATTTTCACATAAAGAGGAGCAAAAAAAAGAAGCGTACCAGCATAACCATTTGGGATGGGCTTATGAACTGGGTTCATTTGATAAGTTTGACAATCTTCATATAATAGCCGAGCTTATTAAAGCAGTCAGTGCGTGTTCTGACTTGGAAATAACGGAAAAAAACCCGACGGGTGTACCGCAAAATCTTAGCCGAGTGGCGTCGTCAAGAGCGGAGGAGGGAAAGTAGTGAACTGGAACCCAGAAAATTTCTACCTATATAAACAAAAGGAAGAAATTGAGAGCGCTATTAGTGAAGATCCGAATTTGGGGAAGCTTTTGCGCCTCATGATACCTCTCTTTATGGACTACAACAGACATTTTGAGGAAATGATAGGCAATCGGCGTGTTAATGTTGAAATAACATTGAGTATGTCGAGTTTCTATGCGCGGGGGTACATCATAATGCTACACCGAAAACCTTATCTACTATGCGCAGGAAACGGCGATTACTATGAGTTTTTTGATAAACTATACGATTTGTTTGAGCGCCATCCAGAGGTAGAGATGGTTTATGACGAAGTAGTGGATATAGAAGAAAACGATTTGTAACAAAAAAGGAGGCTTCCTAATGTTTTGATTTGACAAAAAGAAAAAAGAAAAAGAGGCATGCGAAGCGGTTTTAAAACTTCTCATTGCCGTGACGAAGTTAAATGCCACCTTAGATGTTATTTTGGCACAACAAAAGCCAAAAGTGAACGAGTTAAAGTAGAGAAGTAGAGGGGATATAAATGAACAGCCCCTTAGAAACTTATGAAGAGTTTCTCAGACTTATGCGCAGCGCGGAAGGGGAAATAGAAAATCTCCTGAGCGATATTTCCTCAATGGATGACTGGCCGCCGGGCCACGAACAATATTGGGAAATGAATAAAGAAAAGATAGCCCAGCGGCTGGTCTGGATAAAAGAAGATTTCGTCGCTGCTGCAAATTTCTGGCGAGAGAGCGGCGTGGAGGGTGCGATGGCTAGTTTTTGCTACGGCTCCTCGACCATAGAGTTAGCGGAGGAACGCCCCGCTTGGGGGTTATCTCGGGTAGCCCAGGCAGAACGCGAACTCCCCTCCCTTTCCGACGAAGGGGCGCGGGAGTTAATAAAAAGAATTTTCCAATAGAAGGGAGGCGCCTTAATGACGCACTGGGACAGGTTTGATCGGGTTCCTCCGGTTGTGGCCGAATACCACAAAGTTACGCTTCACGCCGACCGTGAGGTCGCGCGTCTCCATAGCGACGTTGTGTCGAGGTGCCGTTGGCCTCTCGGCCACGAGCGGTACGTGGACATGAGTATGGGAAGTCTATTAAAGCGTTGTCGAGAGGTTAAATGCACCTTGGAGACGGCGCTCCGCTTTGTCGAGGGGAGCAATGTTAAAGATGTCATGGAAGATCTTGGATTGGATCCTCGTCATGTCAGCAAGACGGAGTTCCGCCTTACGGAGCACCTACGCAAAATAACACGCGCCGAACGCGAGTGTTGTTCCCTTTCCAACGAGGACGTACGAAAACGTTTTATAGATATTTTTGCAGAGCGGGGTCCGCAAAAACGGAGCAGGCCGAACGCGGACCCCCTTCCCGTTCCGACGGAGGGGAGGGGAGGGGAGTTAATAATACTAATAAGGATCCCGTCGAGTACTTCCTCCTTGGGATGATTATAGTCAGCGGCCTTATTCTCCTCTATCATCTTGCGGGCGCGCTGTTTCACGAGATAAGAGCGGCGGGGGACGGCCCCGTTGTGTTAGTTTGCGGTATTGCACTTTTGGCGTTGTTTTTGTGGAACGATCGGCCCTGAGCGATTCCGCTTGCGCTAATCACGTAAGCGGGCTAGAACCGTCTAAGAGTCTAAGGAATTTGTATAAAAAGAGGAAAAAATGGACGTATTTGTGTCTGGTAATAAGATTGTCGCGGGCCTCGCGCTGGGCGGCATAGTTTTGTTAGTCTGGTGTACGGTAAAAATAGTTCGCTGGTGGGATAAGCTCCGCCGTCCGGACGACTGAGGTTACGGCGGGGGATAATTCTAACAAAAAATTTAAGCTATAAAGGGGTTTACTATGGGATTGTTTAATTTTGGTAAGACGTTCGCTAAGTTTACGGGTGAAGGCGTTGAGCGTCAGAAGGTGTTGTCAGCGGCCGCTGCTGCGTGTGCCTTAGTTGCTTACGCAGACAAGAAGGCGGAGCCCGCAGAGCGTGAAGTAACCTTGGCGTTACTGCTAAGACACAAAAAAATCGGAAATTATTTTGAAGAGAAGGAGATTAGGGGGGCGTTTAACGAGGCCATGTCCCTTGTGGGGGATGTACAAGGCCAGTTGGAGCTGCGGCGTCAAGTGGTGGCGATGAAGGGCACCGGGGACATTGCGCAAGACATTTATGCTTTCGGGTGGGTTGTCGCCGGTGAGGAGCCGAACGAGGAGGAGAAGAAGGTTCTGCAAACGCTTGCAGAGCTGTTAGACGTTCCGGCTAACCTTTAATTTTTTGGGGGCGTGCGGTGTCGGCGAAGCCTGTTTTTCAGTGGGAGCAGTATGAGGATGACCTTGTAACGCTGCAAGAATTGTTGGCGGCGATAGGGGCCGTGATCGCGCCTGTGTGCGGGGCTTGCAAAAAACGCGAGTTCCAGCGGCTGGCCGGGGCCGCCTGCCCCAAAACTAAAAAAGATATTTTAAAGGTGGCGCAACACTTCGTGACGTTGCAGCCGCCGTTGGTATAAGCGGAGGAGTATGCAGGAATTTTTAGAGGCGCTTAGCTGTGCGTTAGGGGCACTGGCTAAGGTGCTTTTTTACGCCCTAATAATTATTATTTTGGGGGCGCTTTTATGGGGGCTGCTGTTCCGTTAAAAAACCCCTCGGAGGTAACGAGGTGGTTGCAGTTGGCCCCTCGTTGCCGCCTTACCCTACAGGCGGAACCGTTTAGTCCGAGGGTACCGTCTAAGTGCGGTACGCCCGGGTTCCCCTGTGTCCCTACGGAGGTCGAGCTACTTCCTTGGGGGCTGCCGTCGGATAACGGACTTTCCGGCATATTAGGGAGGTATCGGGGGGTAAAGAGGAGTTTTCGTCTACAGGAAATGCGGACAGGTCGTGTAGCAACGTATCCCATACCTCGTGCGGACGGCATATCCGTTACGTCGGAAGGCGTAATTAAACTAAGACTTACCGCAGCACGCGTGACCTTGAGCCTCATGCGCGTGCATAACCAAGGAGATGGTACTGATGCTCAGGGTTAAAGTTAAAGACGTGCGTGGCGGGGCGCTGCTTCCCGCTTACGCGACGGAAGGAAGCGCAGGTATGGACCTGCACGCCGCTATCCCCGAGTCGCTGATCCTTCAACCGTTGCGCCGCGCGTTGATTCCGTGCGGAATCGCGTTGGAACTGCCGGAAGGCTATGAGGCACAGCTTCGCCCTCGTTCCGGCCTTGCGCTTAAGTTCGGGGTAACTGTCGCCAATGCGCCGGGAACGGTAGATTCCGACTATCGGGGGGAGATTAGCGTTTTATTAATTAACCTTTCTGACGAGCCGTGCTTAATTGAGCCGGGGCAACGGGTGGCGCAGATGGTTATTGCGCGCGTGCAAAAGGTCGCCTTAGCGTGGGCTGAGGAGCTGGGCGACACCAAGCGGGGTGCGGGGGGGTTTGGTTCCACCGGGCAGACAGGCGCCTCGGTAAAGAGTTTAACGCTTAGCAACACCGGCTTACGCTACGAAGACGAGGGGGTCGTTTAGTTATGAGGGGGCGCACGATTACTAACCTAGGGCAGCTGCGCGTGGCTTTAGCGGGGCTGGAGGAGGAGAACGACGCGTTACCCGTCGTAGTCAATGCGGGGGCGTGTACCTTGCACGAATTACTCGTTACTTATCATACTTTCGCTTCGTTAGGCGTGGGGGCGGAGTGTGTTGAGGTGTTGACCTCTCCTACATGCCCGATCCCGCGAAGCGCGGCGCAAGTTATTGCAGATTTGTTACCGTCTATGCAGCAGAAGTGCGAAGGGGACGCTGTGGCCGCTCATTTTTTCGGGGCCGTCAGTTCCCTACTAGCATGGGTCCGCACGCAGGAACCTGCGCCCAAGGAGGAGTGGTAATTTCTCCGTGCATTTTTAATTTCGTTGCGGTACTATGCCTAGGGGGGTCGTTCTGAGGCCCCCCATAAAATGAAAATCAGTAAAGAAGAAGGGGCCTACATAATATGGACTATTACATTTTACTAGCTTTCGGCGTTACTATTATTTCCGGTGTTGCGGCCTTATTCGCCGGGGCCAAGGCGAAGACCGCTGAGCGTGGGGGGGTTTGGATTACAACGGCGGCGGCCTTAATTGCCGTTTCGCTGCTTTCCTTGGGGCTGGGATTCCAGCACGCGCTTAGCCCGCATCTTCGGGCTATTCCTCGCGCGGCGCCCGTGTCGTATCTTCCGGCTCCGGAGCGGGACAGCCATGAAGATGGCGATGACGATGACGATGAGGGGAACCCCTCCGCGCGGGCATCTCGTCCGAGCGTTTTGCTTGCTCCTTTGCGTCCTTAGACGGCTTGTCCGGGGGCAATTTATAAAATAAGGAGACTAAAAAATTATGACAAAAAAATTGTTTGGGGCGGTCGCCGTAGTTGCGGTTGTCGTTGGAGCGGTAAGCGGAAGACTAAGCGCCCGCTCGCAGCTGAAAGGGTTGGAGGCGTCTTTGGCGGAGGCGCAAAGAGCTACCCGCTACGTATGCGACTATACGTACACTGAGGATAAAATCATTGACGGATGCGAGTCCGTTTACCAGCGGCACATTTTGGAAGGGGGGCCGGGGGCATTAATAGGGTTTGCTTCGGAGATTCACGGTAAGGGAGCGAGGGTCGCTTTTGTTAAGGGCGGTAACGAGTATGCTTATTACCCGGCTCGCAGGTCTTTTCTTGCTTCGGGGCAAACGGCTCGGGCGGAAGTCGCGTATGCCCCGGAGAAGGAGTCCTCTTTGGGGGACTTCGTTGACCAGCACGACGGGGAGGGGCAGACGAAAGTCATTGCGCCGTCTTCGGGGTCAGGCCCCGACGGAGTTTTGCCGGGCCCAAGGTACAACGGCGATACGCCAGCCGGGGACGAGGGGGAACAGCTTCCCCCTAAGTCAGACGTGGGTCTGCTTGATCGGTTTTTTGGGGGCGACGGCCTTCCTTCTAAAGAGGGAGAGCCTTCCGGAAAAAAGCCTGCCTCGTAGCCGGGGGCGCCGTGTGCCCTTCGTTGGGGCTGCCTATTAAACACGCCCGGATTACTTCTCGATTCGGACGCCGGCGTCATCCTATTGCTAAGTGCTCTCGTATGCATAAGGGCGTGGATTTTGCCGCCCCTTTGGGGACGCCCGTATATGCGACGGGGGACGGCGTGGTAAAGTCTGCGGGAAGGCGTGGCGGCTACGGGAATATGGTTACGCTACGTCACGCTGCGGGCTTAGCTACTCGTTACGCGCACTTATCCCGTTTTGCTGATGGCGTTAGGCCGGGGGCGTCCGTGACGCGAGGGGCGATAATTGGTTACGTAGGGTCTACGGGATATTCCACGGGGCCTCATCTTCACTACGAAGTGCTCCGACAAGGGGTTGCAGTTAACCCCTTGTCCTCAGAAATTGCGCGAAAATGAGCGGCCACCTTGGCGGGTATGTGTGTGGCCGCTACCCCTCGCGGCAAAAAACCGTAGCAGATTGACCACAGTTTCTTTTAGGGGTGCGTTGTTTTGTCCCTCGACAAGCGACACTAAAAGGTGTAGTTTTGGGGTATTAGCCGACGAAAAAGAGGCTGCCGTGCTGTATACCTCAGCGGGCGCCCGTGTAGAGGCGGGCGTTTCGCCCAGTTCCGTTTTGACGGGCAGGGCCTATGCCAGTGTGGTACGTGCTCTGAGGTTGCCTAGTCTTTTAATTAATCTTTTAACAATAAAAGAGGTTAGAATGCTGCCTTTCTTAGGTTTCCTATGTGTGTTTATTAAAATTTTATGGAAGGGGTAGCTTTTTATGGAAACGGTAAAGATTTTGATTGTTTTTGTGCCGTTTTTGGTATTAGGCGCGTTAGTGATAACGTCTTCTGGGGACTAAGGCGGGTATATGAGAGAGTATATTTCTTACCTGTGGCGCACCTACGACCGTAACGGACAGGCTCATGATACGGGCGTTGTGTTTAGGCGCGGCTCATTTGTGTCTGAGGCGGTGCCCTATTTTACACGGGTCGCGGCGATTATGGATGAGTCCTCGGAGACTCGGGTTTATTTAGGGGAGGATACCAAAGCGGCGCCGCTTCTCACGTTTTTCAAGGGTACGGCGGAGGTAAAGAAGGGTCCGATGTACCGAAGGCATGTGGCCTTTGACTTTTTTTGGGGGATGCTGTTATAATGTTTTTAATGACTCCGGAGGCAGGGGTTATTTTGGTAATGCTGATTAGCATTACTGTGTATATTTTACATTTTTACTTTGAGGGCTTGTAAAGCATGGCTGATTTATTAAAAGACGTAGCGGCGTTCTTTACCCATTACGCCGATTTATTAAATTTTCTAAATTGGTTAATGCTTTTTTGGGCGATAAGGCGGGTTGACGCGAAAGTGTCGCGTCTGCATGATTTGCAATTTCCTCCGTTTCCTAAGGGGAGGTAGGGGGGCCGGGTTCCCGTTATTTTGAAAGCCTCGGTATCGTCGATCGGTGTCGGGGCTTTTTTGTATCCGCAATATTTTGCGTTTAATTTTTCCGGGGCCACACTTCCCCTACCTATACCCGTCCGTTACCTCCTCCCGTACTTCACGTTATTACCTACTACTGCATATTATTGCGGGGTTCTTTTACGAAATTATTTTTCCGGGGCCACACTTCCCCTAGATACCCTACGTTACCTATACCCCTCTCCCTCAATACCTTCTCAATCCCTTTTGGATCCCCTGCGCGTTCTTGCAATAACATGCAATAAACGGCAATAAACGGCAATAAACGGCAATTTTTCCGGGCCAACAAAACGAAAATTATTTTTCCGGGGTCCAACTACAACCAAGATACCCAAGATACCTACTAAGAGAGAAGTTATCTTTAGACGGAATATTCGGGGTAAATCGGGGGTAAATTCGACCCAAATCCGACCCAAAACCATAGCAGATTCGCTCAATCTGCCCTAGTTTTGGCACTTTTGGGCCTGTTTTCGCCTGTTTTGGGGGTACCGGGGCGTTTTCGCCTATCGGAGCGGAGGTCATCAAAAGGGGGTTTAGCGGATTCTCCTATCGGGGAGAAGGTCATCAAAAGGGCTGTTTTGGGTATTTTTTGCAAGTTATTGCGGCCCTTTTCTGCAAGAAATTGCGGCCCTTTTTGCCTTGTTTTGCGGTCCTGCAAGAATTTGCAGAGCCTCATCTTGCCCGCTTTTCCTATTTTTTGCAAGTTATTGCAGCTCTGTTTTGCCCCTTTTTTTGCCCTTTTTTGTGCCTGCAATTTCTTGCAGAAAGGCCAATCTTACCTTAGCCGGGCCTTTATCTAAGCATTTTTTGCAAGTTATTGCAGCCCTTTTTCCCTATTTTCTGCAAGAATTTGCGGCCCCAAATAGTAGATAGTAAATTGGATTGCGTGATAGTAGACGGTATTTTATTTCCAAATAGTAGACGGGATTTTCAAATAGTAGATAGTAAATTGGTTTTACGGATAGTAGATAGTAAATCGGGTTAGGGGCGGTTGTCGCCCATTATGGGGTAGTATAGTAAATTACATTGCGGGATGCGAAGGTGTCTTATAGCAGGTTATATTGCAAGAACTTGCGGCGGGTCGGCGGGTATTTTATTACGTGGTATTGTACGATAGTATAGTAGAAATTATTTATCCGGGGGCGGCCGTTTCGGCGGAAATTATTTTTCCGGGGTCCAACTATCACTGACTTACTATGAGTATACCCTTCGCGTTTCTTCGCCCGCATTTTTTTTGAGGGTTTTTTATTTTGTCTCTTGACGGGAGACACGATAAAAGGTAGATTCGGGTTACCAGACAAACAAACATTAGCAGGTAGGTACAATATGCCGGGGATCGACGCAGGGCGGTTTATTTTTGGCGAGGAGCATCTTCGCCTAACTCCCGTTTTTGGGGGGCGTGCGGCCACGCTCTCTTTCGGCAGCGTGGGCCAAGCGGGTTCGCTGGTCCCTAGGATTGAAGTCAAATTTGACTTCACGGACTCGTTACAGGAGGCCCCTGTAACTATTTTTCACTTAACGGCAAAGGTGGCGCAGTGCCACCGTGACGACTGCGCCCCGGCATATCATGACATTGTGATCATATACCCGGAGTCACACTACACCTTGCACGCCCGACGTCGGGCGCTGTTTAAGGCGTGCGGAATCAAGTTGAATTATTCCGAGAGTCCGCTAGCGGATGACTGCGCCCATTTTTGGCTGGGGTGGGAGTATATTGGGTAAGCTCTGCAATAATTGCAGCGCGCACCTTATTCCCTCGAAAATTATTTTTCCGGGGGGGGGGACGTCTGTAACAACCTTACGTAAGAAAGAGGGTAGTCTCGCCTACTGGTTCCGGTAGGCTAATTGTCTCTTGACAAGAGACGAAAAAGGGAATATATTCGGGTTATCAGAAAAAAGGGAGATAAAATGTCTTTATCATCTGATAATGAAAAGAAGGAGAAATCCTATTGGGAATATCTGCGCTGCTTGAATCGGCAGCGCACCTTTAGACTTTCGGCGGTGGAGGCTCGCCTCCCCGTATGGGGAAGTATCTATCTTGAGTTAACGGGGCGTTCTCCTGCCCTAAGGCCCGCGCGTATCGTGCGGGAAATTTTCCGCAGGGAGGCGGAGGTTATTCGGGCGGCCGGGTATGGCGTCAGCCTCACCGGCGAAGCTGTACGTATCGGCCTCGTGCCGGTGGCGGGGCGTAGAAAGGTTAGGCCGTATCGTTCGGCGCGGTTAATTAACGACGCGCCTTATCCGGCGCAAACCCCGTCTCATCTGCGGGGGGTTTTCGACCTCGCGGAAGATGACTTCTTTTATCAACTAATTCACGCGTATCGCCCGATTAACGGGCGGCTCCCCGCTTACTGCAAATAATTGCGGGAAACTAACTTGATTCCCTCGAAAATTATTTTTCCGGGGGGAACCTTTGTGACAATACTAATAAAAGGGTAAGTTATTTTATGACGGATTTTCGGGACAATTTCCATGATATGGCGCGGAATTGCGCTATTCTGCACGCGCACTGCATATTGGCAATGCGAATCTTACCGCCTGCCGTAAAGAAAGAGTACGGCATAGCCCAAATGGTTAAGGCGTGCCTGCCCCTGCTTGAGGGGGTCTTAGACCGTTTTTACGTAAAAAGCTTTGGGATGCCGACAATCTCGTGGGCTTTTGAAGTAGCATTTAGCCGCGCCGTAGGCGATGCGCGTGGCACCCTTAGTTGGATGTTCTTCCAGCTTATCCGCCCTTACGTGGCCGTTCTGCCCGCAGAACTGGAGAAGTTAGGTCTATGGTGGGGGGCACACGCAGAGGCGGCGAGTCACCGCGCTGAATTGGTGCGCCTTGCGAATGAGCTATTGACGGCAAAAGCCGCCGGAGCGGAGGGAGCACCTGATGTCGTGGACGCGGACGTAGACTGCGGGTATTATTGGTATAAATAGGGCAAAGTGTCCCTTGACAAGAGACACTAAAAGGGATATATTCGGATTACCAGACAAACAAAGGAGAGACCGGCATGAAAGACTCTTTCGACGCAGAGACGTTTTGCGAGTTTAAAACAAAATTACAGAATGTTTGCAACGCTTTGGGGTCCGGCTGGAGGCCGGGTGAAACGCCGTTTGTGGACTGGCTTTTACGGGGGACGTTGATTAGTCCCGAAGGGGCGGAACTATTTATTTCATACCGCTTCGGGAAGCCTTGGCGGATATCCGGATGTGTCCCAAAAGATTATTTGGGTGGCAACCCTACGAAAAGCATTAACGTGGGGTATGATCGCGACGCTAAGGCGGTAGCGTCGGAAATTTCCCGCCGGTTATTACCGGAATATTTAGCTTGGTTTAAACAAGCTAAAGCCAGCTGCGACGCTAACGCGCGGCGGGAGCAAGTTGTGAACGAGGCTTACGCCAAGTTTACCGCGCTAACGGGGAACCCCGTAAATAGCTATACGAAAAAGATTCATACTTATGCGGTGGACTGCCGGTACAAGCCTTCCCCGGAACGCAGGGCTTTTATCCCGGGAGTACCTGCAACTATTGAGGTTAACGCGGATAAGGATTCCCCTGCGGAGGTGAGTTTAACCCTAACAGACTTAACTGTTGAGGAATCGACGGCAGTGTTACAATTTTTACGAGCGGGCAGGTTGGAAGCCGCCGCTAAGGCCAATATTAGGCTCGTAGCGTAGCCCGCAGGGGCTACAGGCTACACGGGTAGCGGAAGGCTAGGGGACGCGCTCCTTGGCCTTCCTTGGCTCTTTTCGGCTTGGCTAATAGTATAGTAGGTTTAGCTAGCAAATAGTAGATAGTAAATAGTAAACGGGAATAGTAGATAGTAAATAGTAGGCGGTTTATTGAGTTACTTTATAGTAGATTTTTGTATAGTAATCGGCAGGATAGTATAGTAAATTATACATAGCCATAGTGTCGGCTAGTAACGTAAGTGACGAATAGTATAGTAAATTTAACGTGGTTGGCGGGCGGTATAGTGTAGTGCTTTGTAGTAATTTACTCCTGCAATTTTTTGCAAGATTCCCTATTTTGTCCCTTGACAAGAGACGAAATAGGGAATATATTCGGGGTATCGAAAGAAAAAGGAGATAAGACAATGACTAACAATAGAGAAAAAATAAAACGAGAGCTTCAGACACTTTCTCCTTTTTTGGAAGGATTATTAATGATGGAGCATCTTTTTCGCACGGAAGATACCCATGCGGAAGAATACGAAGAAGCAAAGCGCCTTTGGTGGCGCGTTGATAGGTTTATCGCTATCGCCTTCGAGCCTGTCATAGGGAAAATGGCTAAAGTAGCTTCCGCTACTGTGGGAGAGTGTCAACGCGCTGTTTACGAGATACAGCAACATGTACTTAAATGCAGCGAGCGAGACGCACGTATTGTACAAACAGGGACAAAATTTCACGCGTTAGCCCGGAGTATGTTATTACTTGAGCGGATGCAACCACGCTTTCGCGTGGGGGATAAAATCTTTGACAAAAAAGGTAACACTTTTCTGCACGTCATTCGGGTAGAACATACAGGGTACGTCAGTTATTACCCGGGAATAGCTTATAAACCAGTGTTTCGGGCCGTGTTTGATAACGGGTTTAGCTTGGTAGAGGAAGCTAACGAGCCAACGCCCGGATACGAGATGATTTTCCGGGATTAAGGGAAAGGCGCTTAACGCGCCTTTTCTTTTAGCATGTGTATGGATAGTATAGTAATTTGTGCCCTATTATAGCCTATTGTAGTAGTTTACTCCTGCAATTTTTTGCAAGATTCCCCATTTTTGTCTCTTGACAAGAGACGAAAAAGGGAATATATTCGAGGTATCAGAAAAAAAAGGGGATAAGACAATGAGAGCTTTGTTGCGATCAGTATGTGAAGACTTAAACCGATTGTCTCCCGACGGATGGGAGATAGATGAAAAAAATACAAAGAGCGCGTATCTTTTTTATATAAAGAACGCGGAGGGCGCGATTGTTGAAGCGTGCGACAGAGGGCGACATATAATATTTGAGTCTACGATTTCACATATACTAAGAGATAATAAGAGTATAAATATATCTTCAACAAAACCCTCGGCACAAATTGCCCGGGAGTTAAAACGCCGTCTATTAGACGGATACACGGAGGCATTTATTGCCGCCAAAAAGAAAAATGAGGAAGAGCAAAAGAGGGCGGAATACCTCCGCACAATAGCGGCAGATATTGCCTCACGGTATGGCCTAGAGGCCGTCGGGAGGGAATTTATCGCCCGTGGGGGTAAGGATAGGGAGATTACTATTAAAGGATACGCCGGCACGCCGGACACTGGATGTGCATTAGAATTGCGGAAATTAACGCAAGCCCAAGTGTTAAAGATTCTGGACATTGTAACGCAAACGGATTAAGGAGTAGGCCCATAACGGGCCTTTTCTTTTATTAATTCCCCTAATAGTATAGTAAATTGTGGTTTCGGATAGTAAACGGGACTTTTTCTAGTAGTAGATAGTAAATAGTAAATAGTAGACGGCGCTTCGGCTAGTAGTATAGTAGCCCCCACCCCTGCTGCGCCGGGCGGAGTACCCCCTTGGCAGGTCCGGACTAAGGGCGAGCCGACCGTCCCCATTTTCCCATAAGTTTGTGATTATCGTCGAGCCTGTCCGAGAAGCCCGAGCTTCCGCCTTTTTTGGTATTTTTATTTTACCCCCCGCCCTTCCCGGGTGTCAGCCTGTTTTTTTTCGGTTTTTGTTTTTTCTCTCCGTTTCCCGTCTCTGATATCTAAGTTATACCGGAGACGGGAACGGTGGTCAAGCCCTTTTCTGCAATTTCTTGCAAAAAAGATTTGTTTTATGCTTCCAAAATCGCCAGCATGTCGGCACTGGCCGGCTCGCCCGCCGCGTACCGGCGACACGCTTCTTCATATATTTTTAGCATACTATCATATGCCGCGCGGGCGCCTGCCGCGTGCAATTCTTGCACGCATGCGGCGAGTGAGTTAATAATCTCTTGGTTTATCATCATTTTAAATTCTCCTTTGTTTGTTTCGTTTGACTCCCCTACAATACACGCCGGCGCGTCTCTTGTCAAGAGACAAAATGCAGGGCGCGGGCGACACAATACAATACAATATAATACGACACGCTAGCGCATTTTGTCTCTTGACAAGAGACGAAGAGGGGAATATATTCGGGTTACCAGAAAAGCACAAACCAAAGAGCTAAGAAAATGAAAAGAAGCAATATGCGCGAAGTCTTAACGCGCGCCGCCTGCGTAGCGAAAATGAACGGGAACGCCCTTCCGTGCATACCGACGTGCTACGCCGGCGATTCCGGGGTAGTTTCAAAGCCAAACCCCCACGCCTCGAAAAATAACAGAACCGTAACGCCGGTAAAGTACGCCACGGCGGAACACGCGGGCGCCACGCTTACGCCGCGCAACCAAGCGGCGCTGAGCGTTCTTCGGAACGCCTTCGGCGAAGCGTACTTTCCGCGCTTCGGAGAAGTTAAAGTAACGCTAAAAAATGGTAAAATTGTTGAGCGCGCGTTCGGCCTAGATGCAGGCGTGCTAAATTATTTAATACATCATAAATTTATTACGCCGGAAAAAGCCACGCCGTCCGAAGCGATAAACCCGGGCGCACGATTTATGTTGACGCAACATGCGTTAACATTTGAGCTTAACGAAGATGTAAAAACGTGGGAGCAATCCCCACAAAACGAACTAAAAATATATCAACCGCCTAAGCCGGCCGCGCCGGTTGCAGCAAAAAAGCCCATCCGACCGCGCGCGCCCGCCGCTAAGAGGGCGCCCGCAACCGTTTAACAAAAAAAGAGATGTTTCACGTGAAACATCTCAAACAACTAAAAAAAGGTAAATAAAATGATAAGCGAAGTGATAATCACCGCCCTAGCGTGCGGAGTTGCCGCTATGGCGGTACATGTGTTTGACATTGTGACAAATTCAAAAGAAAAGATTAAGGAAACAGCGAAACAAAACGCTAAGGAAGCGTTACAAAATCGCTTCGCTCCGGCAATTCGCATTGCGCGGCCGGGCGAAGTCATAGGCGATAAGCCTTTATTAAAACTTGTCAAAGGACCAAAAGAAACACCGGTGTTAGACGCGAAGGGTTTTGCTCCGGCAGATACCGGCGACGCGCATAAAAGCGCTAACGCCGTGCTTGACGCTATGGCACGCCTTGCGGAGTACGCGGAAGGCGTGGAAGGCGCCCGCGTTTCCGTGGTGTTGCCGCCGGGCTTCACCAGCAGGGTGGCCTACGCCCGGAAAAAATCATAAAAAATCGGCGCTTCGGCGCCTTTTTTTGTGCCCAATACAATTAAATCTATGGAATTATGGCTATCAAGTAGCAGATACGTTTTTATAATTACAAATCTATCCCCTCCCCTCCTCCCAAAAAACCGGGAAGGCCGAGAGGGGCCCCTACGCTGCTAACCCTCTAAAAATTTTGGGTAAAATTTTTGAAAACGGGTTTTTTTTGGCGATTTTTGGCGATTTTTGGTGATTTTTGGCGATTTTTGGCGATTTTTGGTGATTTTTGGTGATTTTTGGCGATTTTTGGCGATTTTTGGCGATTTTTGGCGATTTTTGGCGATTTTTGGCGATTTTTGGCGATTTTTGGTCTATAATTAGGCCGCCCGCACGGGATTTTTCACCTAAAAATGGCTACAAAATGTCCACCGAGATCCTTCGTTTTTTCGTCTATAAACACTTGGAGACGCCCGCGCAGCGCATTTCTGCTCAATTTTGCGAGGTCGCGCACTGGGTCGCGGCCAACGTACATGATTGCGAAGAGCGTTCGGTCGCGTTACGGAAGCTTTTGGAGGCTAAGGACGCGGCGGTGCGCGCCCATTTCTGCGGGGACAGCGCGCGGTAGCGGTATCACTACCGTCCCTGTCGGTTTCTTAGGGGTTTACCCCCGGGAGGGAGCCTTAAGATGGCTTCGTGTATTCCATAGTTCTGGAACGTTTTCCGGAATTTGCGCTGGTGAGGCGAAGCCCGCTCTTTAGGAACTCCTTCACGGGTTCGGTTGCCTGTCCCGGCACGTAGCTCCACAGCAGGATGGGAGGGTGCTCGGAGCTGAACCCGTCGTCGTCTTGTTCCCGCAGGGCCCAAGCGGAGTCAAGGACTCTATACATTCCCGTGTCTTTTCGAAATTGGAGCTTATGTGTGATGTACACCTCCACTTTAGATTTACCTGTGATTTCCACGAAAAGCCCTGACGTATCGTGTAAGGTAAACGTGACTTTATCGTAAGTGTACGTGCGTATTAGTCTTGGCTCGTCGGTCACACTATGTCCTCCTTTTATCTGTCCGACCGCCTCGTAAAGTACGGCCGGACAATACTACACTAAACTTGCGCTAGTTATTGGGTTACTCTGTTTCCCTTCATCTGAGGTAGCTTTCCGTATCGTCCGGGTCAGTTTCCGGATTGTAGGGGAATGCATCTTCGTCTTCCGGCCGCCGCACCCCGCATTTCCTCATATGCTCGGTTAGCGCGGCGATTACGGCGGTTTTTTCTTCTTTTAGCCGTTGCGTTCGGGGGTCGGTCCCTTCCGGCTCGCCGAGCTTTTTCAGTGCGGTATAAAATTCTTGTAATTTTTTACCTGATGCGCGGATAAAGAACACCTCGTCTTTGACTTCGTCGATCAGTTTTTCGAGGGCTTCCGCTCTCCGCCCCTGCCTATACACCACGGCGCCTTCGAGCGGGAACCCGAGTTGCGACAGCGACCGGCTATCCTCCGTTACTTTCTGCATAAACAGTTCATCATCCATCGTAGTTATCCTTTTGTATTAGTTTGTTAGTTATTGTCGTCGTCGAAGTCTGACGGACTTCCCGTCACTAAGCCCCCGAAGTACCTGTAGCGGTCGAACAGCTCGTGGGCTGTCTTATCGTTTGTGACGTAGATTTCCCTTAAGTACCAGAAGATCGCGTCTCGGTAGGTGCCGAACACCGGGGAGCAGGGGATCTCCTCGTCCCCGATCTCCCCTTCATCTCTAGCCGACTCGTAGACCGCGTAATGTGTCAAAGCGAACCGGTCTGCGCTTGGGAAGCTCCTGATCGGGATCGGCTTTCCTCGGTCGTCCGCCGGGTGTCTCCAGAGTTCCGGTGACGGAACGGCACGAACCCAATGATCGGCCATTTTTACTTCTCCTCGGGGTCTGATTTTTTAGTCTACAATGAACGGGCTGTAATACACCAGCATCTTGGACACTCTATACCTCACATCTTCGTCATCTTCGTCATCTTCGTATTCCTCTTCATTCCTTACTTGTCTAAGCTGGTACAATGTAACGGTTACGATTACTTCCTCTTCCCCCTCCTCGTCCTCATTTTCCGTCTGCCGTTCCATCAGATCGGCTACGTCTTTTCCAAGGTCCGAGAAAGAGAGGTCGTATTCCCTCAGCCCGAAGGCTTCTACTTCTTCGTGGGTAAAGGTTTTTTCGTCCCCGTCATAGGGCTCTAGTTCTCTGGCTCCGGCATAAATGAACTTTCTTCCTCGGTTTGTAGTGCCGATAACGATCAAGTCGGTGCTGTCGTGAAAAATGTCATGTCCCATTGTCTTTATCCTTTTGTTTTATTTATTGTCGTCCGGGCCGCTCTACCCCGCGTTCCGCCATATACTCAGTGAGTCTACGCGCTACGGCGGTTTTTTCTTTTTTTAGCCGTTCTGTTTTTTCATCCGTTCCTTTAAGTTCGTCGAGTTCTTGCAGCGAGGTCCACAAGTCCTGCAATTTTTCGTCCGACGCGCGGTTGAAGAAGACTTCGTTTCTGATCTCGTCGATCAGCGTCCGGGTTTCGACGAACAGCAGGGTTTCGTCATCCTGTCCGTCGGTTTCCGGTCTTTTGCACGGGACTAAGCTCGGGGATAGGTCTCCATACGGAGGCGTCCTTATGTTCCGGGTTGATTGTCGTCTGTAAGATTACGCCGGTTTCCGGTCGCGTGCCTTCTTCCGGTTTCGGCGGGGCGTCCCGGTACTCTAAAAGGTCTCGAGCTTTTAACAGTTCAACTACGAGCCCACACGTTCTGAAGAGTCTCTCGTACTCGGGGATAGGCAGGGTACGAGTGGCGCCTTCTTTAAGCAGGGGAGCTAAGCAGTCATAGAGCGTTATCAGCGCGTCGTCGAACTGTTTTTCCGGGCATTTTTCTGCGGTTTTTCTCTTAGTCGTATCCGTGTGCACGGGTTCCCATGTGTCCATGTCTATATCTCCTTTCTGAGTTCCCTTGTTTTTTGTCGGGTTGTCGCCCGTAAAGCGACATTACCGGCGATGAGCGGGTAACGCAAGTCTAATCGGGTCCGTCCGTTCAGCCGGTGACGGCTTCCTGAGGTCTTCTATACCGTTCTACCGTTTCTTGTTGCCTTTGTTTGAAGGTTTCCTCGCTTTCGCCGGGTTCCGGCAGGAGATCGTCTTTGATTCCGTCGATTACGATGCTGATCGCTTCGGCGTAATCGGACGCTCCGTAGAATCTCCCTTTTGCGGGGCGTTCGCGGGCCATCCGTAGGAGCTCTTCCGCCAGTTCTTCTATCGTGCGGAAGGCGTTCCCCGTAAGGGGTTCGTCGTATCTGCCGCTGTAGAGCATTAGGTGGGTAAGATCTTCCTCGGGCCACGCGGGCATATACCTTGTCCTGCAAGGTCTTTCCCCTACGACGTGTGGGTATACGTCGTATTTTGTGTATACGGGTTGGTTCGGCGCGTCTTTTCGCGTTTGCAAGGGGTGGGTTCCCTCCGTCCATCGCGTTAGATTATCGTCCCACGCTTTTTGCCGGGCGCGGAACTCGGATTCCGTCCCCATACATCTTCTGGGCAGCAAGGGGAGGTAACCCGGGTTGGTCTGTTCTACCCATATTCCCGACGTCGGGAACATGGAGCCGTTACGGATCACCGGATGTTTCCAATCGGCCGCTACTCTACGGACGGTCATTTTTTGTCTCCTTTTCTCTAAATTCATTAATTGCTTTCTTGGCTTCCGCCAAAATTGCTTCTTTGTTTTTCTTCCAAAACATTGACGCATCATCATGGAGTTCATCTATTTCATGTTCCGCCATTTCCTCCCATTTACTCAATAAAAAGCTTTTGCACCCTATTGCTAAGATATCTTTTTTACCGCAGTACGAGACAAAAACACCGACGGCCCAATTATTTGCATTTGGGAAATCGATTTTAATGATCCGATCGTGTTTTGCGGTCGCAAGATATTTCGCGCCGCTCAAATCCGTGCCGCTCAAATCCACGCCGATCAGGTCCGCGTAGCTCAAATCCGCATAGGTCAAATCCACGCCGGTCAGGTTCGCGCGGTTCAGGTTCGCGCCGGTCAAAACCGCGCCGGTCAAATCCGCGTCGCTCAAATCCACGCCGGTCAAATCCGTGCCGGTCAAAACCGCGTCGGTCAGGTCCGCGCCGATCAGTTTCGCGCCGGTCATTTTCGCGTCGATCAGTATCGCGCCGGTCAAATCCGCGTCGGTCAAATTCGCGTCGGTCAAAACCGCGTCGATCAGTTTCGCGCCGGTCAGGTCCGCGCGGGTCAAATCCGCGTCGTTCAGTTTCGCGTAGATCATTTTCGCGTCGGTCAAATTCGCGCCGCTCAAAACCGCGTCGGTCAAATCCGCGTAGATCAGTTTCGCGCGGGTCAAATCCACGCCGCTCAAATTCGCGCCGCTCAAATTCGCGTCGGTCAGGTCCAGAAACCTCCAGTCTAGGTCAACCTTTTTATTTATTTCCTCGGCCAAATCTTGCCCGCAAAGCCCATCCGGCACCTCAAATCCCCTAAGAAACTCCTCGGGAACCGGGATATCCGTCCTGTTTTTAATTAGCATTTGTTACCTCTTTCGATTATTTTTCCGCCTCGGACAGACGGGCTACTAAAGATACATATTTCTGCGTATATCCGCAAGAAGCTCCCAGAAAGTGTTATTCAGTCTCTGTACTTTCAGTTTTTCCGGCTCGGTCAGTTCCCGTAACATAGACAAGGCGTTCATGTCACGGAGGTCGTTCAGGCAGAGGACTATAGATTTAAAGTTATCTTCACAGAGGTTGCGCCGTACCTCGCCGACTGCCCCTAAGTTCCTTGTCGCGTGATTGAAAGTGTCAAGCACTCTCCTAAGCTCCTTCACGCTTTTTTTCAGATAATACTCGTTTTTAAGGTATTTTATAAACCTAACGAGGGCGTTACCGCCGGATAAGGCTCTCATTACTTCCTCCTTGACTCTAAATACGGAAGGATGATTCGCCGATTCATCTCGCTCGCGCTCCAAACTTCGCCCTCCCGGCAGTCGAACTCCGGCCAAGCGTTGATGTTTTCGCTTATTTTTTCGAGGAACCGCGCGCCCTCGTGTCGCAGGACGCAGCGAACGACAAACGCCAGCGCATCGGCATAGCTGACTTCCTTTTCATCAGCGTACCGGACTTCTGTACGTCGCTGCGCCTGCCAGTACCGTACTGCCCATTGCGCCGCCTTTTCTACTGACGAAAAAAGTGGACTTGCGGTTACATCTGTGCCTCGACAGAAGAACACGATGTGCGTTAGCTCATGCTCTCCCCAATCCGGAAGGTAGTCGGAAAAAGTGGGGCGGGTGTCATGGATATGCTCGTATAGGATATGCCTTGTATGCCCGTACTCGCCGCTTAATTGATCCGGGTGTCTCCCCGCAAGCCATAGTTCAAGCCCGGCGTCCCACTGTTTCTGCTCCTCCTCAATCTCTTTGCGTACTTCTGGGGTTAGTCGCTGGCGACACAGGGGAAGCATCTTTTTGGTTTGCCAATCTCGGGGGTGTTCCCAGTCCGCCGCGACCGCGATGACGTCGCCTATAATGTACCCCGCCTTTAATGAGTCTTCCATTACGCCTTCTCCTTTTGTTCCTTATTTATAGACGCCGTGAGGGCTTCTTTTAGCTTGTCGTACAGTTCCTGAAAAGCGGCGCGCCGCGCTTTAACATAGTCGTCGTAATAGGGCGTCCTTTCTTCGGAAAAGAATTTCCACGCGGCGGCGAGCCGTAGAACCTTATCGTCGTTTCGCTCGACGAAGCGTTCAAGATCCCTTCCCCACACTCCCAGCGGTAAGTCCTCCTCCGCCATAATAACGGCGACGGTCAGCGTCTCCGCGAGGCCGCCGAGGGAATAGTCGCGTATCTCTGCTTTTATCCATTCGGCGTAATAGGGGTGATTACGTTCCGCCACATCGACGTAGCACGGCGTCGGCTCAGAAAAGGAGAGTTTTCGCTCTTTGAGCGGGTATTTCGGCGGCTCCCACTTGAAAGGCGTACCCGGAAGACTAATGCGCGTCTTCTTTGCGCGTAAGTTATTCTGTTCGCGGAGCTTCTCTGCGATATGTCGTCCGTACTCGGTAGCCTCGTCCACGACAACCTCAGAGAGGGGCAATCCGTACTCTCCGAAACAGGCGCCGATGGCGAGGAGCATTCCTTCGTGTTGCGCCTGCATAACCGGCCGGTAAAACCACTGGATTTCCGGGTGGTTAGACTCATACTGACGGAAATTTTCCAAGCCCGGGCCTACAACAAACAGTCGCGGATACTCGGCGGGCGCCGCGTCAATCGGGGTTGGGGTAAACAGAGTAAACATAATGAATGTGCCTTATTTTAAGGTTACGAGATCTTCTCGGCGGAGTCCCGAGGAACCTCTTGCATTATACATATGCGCTGTTCCTGTACGCCTATTTCGTTTACCAGTTCGACTAATAACTCGCTCAGTAGCCGGATTCGCCTACTGAATACAAGGTAATCGCCATGCTTGCAGCGGTCGAGTTTCACAAGAGTCGATAGTTTTTCTAGGGTTGCGCTCATGTCCGCCGTAATTTCTTTAATCTCGGCGTCCGGCTCGCGCAGCCTGTCCTTAGCCTCCGGCAGCGGGAACACTATTATCATTGATTTCTCTCTTTTTTTACGGGCCTTCCGCAGATTACCTTGCCGGCAGCCCTCTTGTCAACCGGGAGGGGACACTTGACTTTGCCGTCGGGGGCGGCTAGCGTTAATTAAAAGACGACCCTGCCGACATAAACAGGAGAAGCCATGTACGAGTATCAAAAAGAGGTATCCGGCCTCGCCCGCGACATAATGCGACACGCGGTTCTAAGCCGCGACCGTTTTTCCGCAGGCGACGCCGGCTACGAGGCGTACCAAGACGTTTTAATGATAAGCGGGGACTTGGCGGAGGAGACTGACGTAAACAAAGCTTTTTCGCTGATGGCGGCTATGTCCGCACGCCTCAACCAAACAGCGGCGTTATACTACCCCGAGATTTTATTATGCGCCAATAATCTATACGCGCATGTATACGCAAGTTTGCGGGACTGTGAAAACGCCGCGAAAGCGCGTCTAGCCGGTATGGTAGTGTGCAAACGATTTTCCGTAGCGCTAAGGAGGGATGTCAAGTGGTTCGCCCTTCGGGCGGCGGCGCTGGAGCTGCACGCTTTTTATCTGGCGCAAAACCATGAGGAAATGGCGGAACAGTATTTGCGGTACGCCTACCGTCCAAGCGATACACTGGAGGACTTTCCCGCCTTTATTATTAAGGACATCAAGGACCGTCAGATCGTGAGCGCCGACTACCCGTATCCGCCGGCAAGCGTAATCTACAGTAAAGGAGAGTAACATGGCTCTGAGCGTTGCGGCGGTAGCCGTCGGCACGGGGGGTTAGTCTTGCCTTATTTAGAGGCGCGAAGAAAGGGCGCACTGTAAGGGGGAATGGCGTACTCCCCGTTTTTTAGGCTTGACGACGTCGTCGCCTATTGTTAGCATTACCCTCGATCCGGTAGATCGGTCCCGCCCCTTAAAAAAGGGCGGGATTATCAGAGGGAGAATTGGCCGAGCGGCTTAAGGCGGCGGGTTGCTAAACCGTTACGCGGCGTTGCAGCCGCGTCGAAGGTTCAAATCCTACCGTCCCCGCCGCCCTCTCCTTTTACGACTACACTAACGTTATAGAATGCGTTGCTAAAAGCGGGGGTATTCTCTTGACGTAATCGGCGTCAAGCCAATCAAGCATTCCTGTAGATTGCCCAAGAAGGAAATCGCGTCGCCGATTAAAATAATCAACGCACTCTCTTTCGGTGGGTCTGGTAATATTTGTTTTTGTTTTTATCGCTCCGTCTTTAGGGTCGCTAAACGCAAAAAGAAGCAGATGACGCCCCCCCCAACAATACCAAGGGGAATATGCTCGCAACGCTATGCACTCTGTGTTGTTATACTTAAACTTCCGCCCCCTTATATTTTCGTCAAAATCTGCTATTTTTTGCCATTCCCTCCTTAGACCAAAGGTACATGTAGCAAAAACTCCGGGGTTATCTTTTATAATCGGCTGATATTCCTCAATATCAAAGCTTCTAACAGGCTTGTAATAAATGAACGTCGCCTTTAGTCTAAATACAGACATACGAGTTATCCACACTTTTTAGGTTGAGAGCTTACCGGAGACGTGGAACTTAGGTTCGCCATATCATCGCGCCCATTACTCCGTCCATATTACCTCCTCCAGTTTGTTTATTTCACCCTCCTCCCAAACCTCCCACGGATTCGGGGGAGGGCCTACATAGTCAGGCCCAATCCCCAACGGGACAACATGAATATTGAACCGCCCACCTTCCGCTTGATAGATGATCCACTGCCCTTCGGACGGGAAGAATTTGCTTTTTCCTTTAAATGCACAGGCGACGCGCCGGCCCGGATACAGCTTCTTAGCTTCACCTTCCGCTAGCTTTTTGATCTCTGCGATAACGCACTTTCTTTTTTCCTCGCGACTTGCGCGCGCATAATGTTCGGCGGCAGCCTTCGCTTGTGTTTTGTAAGCCTCAAGCCAATGCGTAGTCATGGTACATCCCTCACATAAAACTCACTACGGCTATACGCTAGCTGTTTTTTCTTCTGGGACGCAATCCCATGATTCCTGCTCCTGCGCGGTCAGCGGCACGGAGAACACTAGCCGCAACTGGCTTTCTGTGCTAGCCTTAGCGTCATAGTCTAGTCTGCGACAAACCTGGGTCAGCTGTATGTACTTCTCCGGATGTGTTACCCTTCCCGGCGCTTTATGCAGATAACTACGTAAGGCGTCCATGATTTGTTCGGTGTCTCGTTCTTTCGCGCCGGAAATAATCTGATACCACTCTCTGCCAAAAGGGAGAGGGTCAATAGTCTGTGTAAAGCTCTCGCGGGACTCCCTGTTCCAGTCATCTGACTCATGGTGTCTGCTGTAAAAGACGGTCGTGAACTCGACTTCCACCTCCGTCAATTTCTTGCCGCCGGAGACTTTCGACGTCAGACTAATGGTGATATAGCTTCGTTCTTGTGTTTCCATATAAAAAACTCTGTGAGGTAAAGTGGTTATTGATGTATTGAGCCTCTCCTACTCATCACGCATATCTTCCGCGTCCATCCGCCTAAATTCATCGAAAGGTTGAGCGAACCCGGCAAAAATGTCGCTCAAACAATCGTATCGGAGGATTCCGTCTTCCCCCACCAGCCCGAAACGAGCGGACACTCCTTCGCGGTCGGAATACCTTTTTAAAGCTTCCACCATGTAGGGGCTGTGGGAAGTAACACACACGAATACAAAGTTTCTCGCCGTTTCCACTACATTCTTAGCTAGCGCAAGTTGGTCTACAGGATGGACTCCGCTCTCTATTAAAGCGCCTGCGACCGTCATTCGGCTGCCCGGATAACGGTGGTTGGCCCAGTGTAAGAAGTTGTAAGGGTGTGCGACACCACAAGAACAAGAAAGCGTTGAGTGTGTGATAGCCTCCTCAACTCGCACCCCCACCTGAATGTCGTCTACCGTTGTTTCTGCCGGCGGCCTTACGTTTAGGACTGTCGTACAAGTCACCGAAAGTTCCAGCACAAGACTTCCTTCGCTATGAACCCTTATCCTCCCCTCTCTGCTCCCGTCTTCCCACGGTTTGGTGGCCCACAAAAATTCTTTTTGTAGGCCCTTTAGCACCTCTTTTAACGAGTCTCCCCAGAAGTCCGTGGGGGTGCGCCCTACCATACGGGCCACTGCGTCAATGACCTTAGGCAGTAACGCAGAGCATAAAGGGTTTTCGCTCACCACGACCGTGAGATCCTTTAGGTGTATTTCGGCCTTTTTTACAGGCCCGATGTTCTCTAAGATAAGTTTCATGGGGTTTCCTAGACTGATAGGGTACTCTTATCTTACACCGGCTGTAGGGTAAGAGTGCGCGTGTCTTTCCAAGGGTCAGCGTGGTTTTTCGTGATCTGCATAGCCGAAGCTAGAAAGGTTCTCATAGGCCCGCTCAGCGCACATTGGCGAAGGGCTTCGGTAAGCCTATTCGCGTCTCTTGCTATGAAAGCCTCGCTTAGTTCGGCGGAGAGCGCCGAATCCTGCTCCACAAGAAGTTCTAAATTTCCGTAAACGACGGGATCCGCGAGCAGAAATACGGGCAGGCAGACACGAAAGGCGCCTTCCTCGTGCATTTCGATAGTCACGGACTCAAACGCCTGCGTAAAACCCATGGTACGCGACCCCTTCAGGGCTACTACAAGCGCGTCGTTATTCGCAGATTCGGACATTTTTTCTTCCTATTGTTCGGGGTTATCTGCTTTTTGACTAAGCCGGTTTATGTGACGCTCGTCAAGCGCGATTTCCACACTATTGTCTCCGGGCCACGCGGCTTTCGGTTCGCCGGCTTTCGGTTCGCCGGCTTCCTCTATGGTCCAAAAGACCGAAAAGCTCTTTCCCCCATATCTTTGTAATGCAGGCTTACGATTATCTCGTCGGGCATTCCCTTTCCTCCATGCGGCCAGATTAGCGAGAGGAGCTTCCTGTGTCTGTAAGGCAAACGACCATACGCAATTTTGCCCGTCCGGCTACTTGGTTAAAAACGGGTTCGACGTTGCGCCAGTCGAGTCCGCCAAGACCGCACCCTATCTTCGGGGCATACAGCGTGTCAATGCTTTGGTTTTTGCAAAAACTTGCGGCCTCCGTTAAACAGCTACGGATTGCCCGCCAATCGGCGTACACGTAATTTGGCGGGTCTCCCGCTTGCCTATGGCGTAACTGCGTCGCGCAGTTGAGTACGGTTATCCCGTCCCCGACGTTAACGGGGCGTACTTTCCCCAACGTCCAGCCTTCTTCCCGGTGAACTTTTAAATATTCCGTTTTGACTTCCGGCCATCGCTCAAAAAGAGCGCGTGCTACGCCGGAGTTCATATTCCCTAAGCAGTTAACGCCGTGCGCGATAGCGCACGGTCCCTTAACTTGAGTAATATCTTGATACAGGTATTCCATTTTACATCCCCTGCGTATACCGGGTTGCCCATTCCGCCGCCTTACCCTGTACCCGCGCTCTGATCGTGGCGAACGTAGATGACGTGGCCTCGGGCCCGACGCGCTTCCCGTTGAGGAAAATGGTCTCCAGAAACCCGCCTTCCGGGGACGGTCTGCCGTCACTCAACACGTACCTTCCTGCGAGAGTGTCATACGCCACGACAAGATAACCCCGAGCGGATTTTTTTTCGCGGTCCCCCGTGACAGGATCTTTCTGGATGGCACGCCGCTCTCCGTTGATCGTAACGGAGGTCGCTTTTACCGCAAAACCGAACGTGTCTCGGGTCATGTGCCCGTAAGAGTACGACCCGACCCCAAAATATATATTGTTTGCGGCAAAGCCGTTTTTTTCTAAACGGCTCAGTATCTCCTGCGCCCGGGAAACGGTGATGGAATCGCCATAAATGGCCCCGATATGCGGGTCCAGCTCTTTGTAGCCTTTCGGGTTTACGGTTCCCCCGAAGATATCGTACAGAGCGCGTACCACTCCTTTACGCTCCGCGTCCGCGTAAGGCCCGTCACCTCCGGCCTCGGGGTCTCCCGTTACGATTTTTACAGGATCTCCGCTGTCGGGACGAATGACTACTTTACCTTCTCTGGCTAAGATTACGTCTTTCAGACGCGGCAAATAGTCCGTAAGCACACGCCACAGATTCCACGTATCCGCGACAATGGAGACGGTCCCTGTCGGATGCACTTCCGTAACCAACCGGCGGATGGTTTCAAACTCTCCTTCTTCTTCCCCCGCGCACATAACGGAGTGCTCACTGGCGGGAACTGAACCCCCCAGTTCACCGTAGGGGGCGGCATAGAGCCGGTGCAGGAACTGGAACGCGGGTACGCAGTCAGACCCCTTAAACGCTGTGAGGTGCCCCGCGCCGGTCAGCTCCGCGTCGCGCAGAGACGTCAGTCCCCGAAATGAAAAATCGTGGGCTTGGTAGTCCACGTAGCTTGTGTCGGCGGTCGTGCGTTCCCCGTACATGAGCAAAACCGCGCGGTAATTTGCGGCGATGGTGGCAATTGTGGAAGGTTTCCACAAGTAAACGGACATGGCCGTTTCTATGTAGTTCGTCAGCCAGTAGAATTTTGGCAACGTGTTGCGTACCGTCACCATCGGAACTTGTACCGGCACGAACGCGCCCTCGGGGAGCGCTTTAATTTCTAACGGCAGATAGCCGAGGCCGTGCAATTCCGCAACGTGCGAACTCTCCACAGGTCCGTTGAGTGTGTCAGATAGCAGACTGACGTACTCCTCCAAAACCTCCTCTAAAGGCCGCCGGAAAAAACCCGTCTCCCATTCTCCTAAAAGGTAGTCCCGTATAAAGTTTTCTGTCCCGAAGACAAATACTCCGTCGGTGAACGGCAGACCGCCTGCAACGCCCTTAGCGAGCTTACCGCTCCTTGGGGTCAAGTTCGAGTACACTTCCTCTGTACCTTGCGGGTACATGTTTCGGTGGGAGATCTTATAAAAGTCGGTAATAAACATAGGGTTACGCATTTTTTTGCTCCAATATGGCAATGTGTTGGTAGTCTTTGTAATAAAAGATCTTTTTGTATTTTTTAAGTAACTCCTCGGTTCCTTTTGTAAAAAATCCGTGAGTCACATACAAGTAAAGATCCCTCGCTCCGCGCTCTTGTAAGGCGTCCGCCAACTTTAGGAACGTTGCCCCGCCGTCGCAAATGTCGTCTATGACCAAGATATTTCTCCCGGCGCAAATTTCCGGCACGTGGGTAAACGTTACCTGCCCGTCCTCCCTACGCTTGTCGGCGTATGCGGCGGCACAGACGATATTGTGTTGGGCCAGTGCGGTCGCCACCTCAAGTACCCGCTGCCTCCCGCCTTTATCGGGAGAGAGCAGCACGGGGGTTTCCTCCCGTATCAGGTCGCGCACGCCTTTCCCATCCTCGTAGGTGATTAACGTCGCCGCGCTTACTGAGCAAAGGCGGTGAATGTAGTTAGCCGACGCCACAGAATGCGGTTCTACCGTGTACACTGCGGTAAAGTTCTGGACGTTAATAATATCCGCCAAAACTTTAAGCGAAAAAGGTTCCCCAGGGTGGCAGACTCTATCCTGCCTGCCGTAAGGGATGTACGGAAGGACAAGAGAGAGTGCCCTGTCGGGGGCTACTCTACGTACTGCGTCCGCGACTAGCAGCATCTGAATGATGTCATCAGAGTCCTTATAGTCGACCCGCAGGGTATTCCCCTGTGAGGCAAGGGCGGGGTCGTCCAGTCTCACTGAGATCTCCCCGCACGGATAATACCGCTTTTCAATTAACGTGCCGTTTAAATATACCGGCATGGGGCCTCCTTATCTAGTTCTCGTAGTTATCTACTTGAAAGCAGGTGACGCCGTTCGAGCGCCACATCTGAACAACAATGTCTCTGTCATCAAAGATCCCTCGCAGCCTTTCACGCTCCTCCGGCGTAAGTTCCCTAAGCCACTCTTGCTTGATCTCCGCGTCAGGGCGGAAGTCCCCTTTCTGTCGGAGACGTAAAGGAAGTTCGTCGCCCCCTTTAATATGTCGGGCCAGCCACGCTTTCGTGGCCTCCGCAGTGCTTTCGGGGCGCGCGGACCATATACGGATTTCAGCTCCCGCGCGTCTCAACGACTCCAACACGGCGATCACGTCTTTTTTAGGGGTGTCTTCCGTACATTCTGCAAAGAATTGCGCCCACCTTTTCGGGGGACTTTCGACGTAATGCCGCCGGTGCCGTATGTCCGCCAATGTTCCGTCGAGATCAAAAATAAACAACATGCTTCTCCCTCCTTATGTTTTCCAATTGCACTAGAACACCACTACACACGACGCTCCAATGCAGAGCCATACAAAAAGAATTGAGGGTAACGCCTCACGGAAAACCTCATTTTTGCTCCAGCGCATCCCGTAGCGTAAGGCTGCCAGTGTAGCCACGAGTACGCCCAGAAGAATTAACATGTCCCCCACCGTTATTGCACGGCAGGAGTCAGCCCAAGAGCCTATGAGCCGCTGCATAATTGCTCCTCGCCGGGGCGATAGAACTTTTTGGGTTTTTCGGGCACGCTGTTTACATAATTTCTTACATTCTCCAGCATTTCTGCTACTTGGGAACCCGGGGTCGCGTACTCCTCGTACCATTTTTCGAGAACCGCGACAACCTCTTTCGTCTTCTGCGCGGCCCCTCCGTATAGCATAAGTCTGTAGACCAGCGCCGTCATCAAATGCTGACTTGCCTCCGTAAGACGGTCAGAGAAATAAGCGAGGTGCGCCATGTGGAGCGCCATCTCCGCCGCTTCCCGAGACGGGTCGTAATTAATATCCGCTGAAAAGAGCGTATTAGACATTTTCTTTCTATTCCTTGATTTTTTGTTTTTTCCACGCCGCCTAGACTGCGGCTCCTCTAACCGTACACTAAGGCTTGTCGTGCGTCAAGCAACAAGGAAAAGAAAAAAGGCCGCCCACATTGGACGGCCTTTCCTCCGGCAGTCATGCGACTACCCCTGAACTGAGTTCAAACCACAGGGTAACACAGAAAACGAGGCGGGAGCAAGGGAGTTTTCGCTTCCGCCGCATTAATGTAGCCGGGATCCCGGAAGGGTTACCTCGCTCACGTCAGCCCCCTCGCAGGCAACCTCCGGCGGTAAGTGACGGAGCTTCGCAAGCGCTTCCTCCGCGGTATCCCAATCTTCCGCTGCCGTGGAACTACTTAAGAGCATCCTAAGCGTGGTGACAATAAAAGTCCGTAGTTGGGGGGTGTACCTAGCGATCCCGTTTAACGCCATCTTATACAGGATTACGGCGTCTTTAACCCTACCTAGCGCGTAGGCGGCCTCCGCCAAGTAGCGGTAAATAAGGGTCCGGTAGGCGCTTACTGTGTCTGGTGTAGGCAGACGCTTCTCCGCATACACAAGAGCCGCGGCCAAAACGGCGAGGGTTTCGTCATATCTCTCGTCTTTAAACAATTCTCGGGCGTCTTGAAGCATGGTGTTCACGGCGGCTTCATGATCTATGGACATTAGGGGGCCTCCGTTGCTAGTTCTGTTAATTTTGTCGGTCGGTTGAGGTTGGTTGTCCTACCCTACGGGAAGTCCGGAGAGAGGAGGGGGGGGTATTCGCCGGCTGCGGCGCTTCGGCGTAGAGCTATTGCCATCCACCAGAGTTTGAGAAGTGCGTACAACTTGTCCATCGCTGTCGCGTGCCGACGTACAGCATACCGCACTCCGCAGTTAAGCTCCAGCCAGACCGTAGCCCTTAAGCTGTAGGCTTGATTATCCTCCGCGCCGGACTCCTCTTTTCCGTCCGCCCTAAGAGGATCCCACCTCCGCAGGCGGCTCCCGGCGAGCCCAGCCAAATAAAGGAGGTATTGTGCTAGTTCTTCATTGTCTTTCAGCTCCGGCAGCTTTAGCCTCGCCTGCGAAAACAACGCGTCGTACACGACGTAAGGGACTGGGCCGGGATCCGCGTTGGCATAACGCCGTCGAAGGTCTTCTCGTACCTGAAAATTCGGTAATCTGGGCGCGATCATCTCCAGCGTCGCCCGTTCGTAAGAACGAAGGTCCGGCGCGAACAGGCGGGATAAAAACCAAGCTTCTATCAAAAGATCCCCGTAGGCGCTTACATCTCCCCGCCAGCTGTTAAGGCGGTAGCCCAATTCCTCCGCAGCCTCCGCGCACTCGTCCCTGTCCTCCAGAAAGGTAAACTTCCGGAGAACCGCCAGCGATTTTGCGCGCGCTTTCTTTCTATAGATACGGCTTAACGGGAGGGCTGTTTCCCGAATAGCGCGGACGACGCCGCGTCGCACGTCGTCGGGACCGTATTCCCGCGTGTCGATCCACTGGTTATACAGCGTTTCCGCGTGGTTGTGGGCGGCGGCGATAGGGATCACCTCCCTTAACGCCGCTCGTGCGGCGCTTTTATACGGACTTTCCTTATCGGCCAGTTCCGCCAGCGACGGAAGATTTTCCCGTAGGCGTTCCGTTACCTGAAGCGGTCCGGGGTTCCCCGAGCTGTAACACAGAAGTTTCATAATGACGCCACCAAATAAATTCTTCTTTTGTGTAAAAATAGGAGGAGGCCCGCCGGCCGCGAGTAGGATCATTAGACGCTGCCCAATGAAGCGTATCGTTAGGGTACGTTCGCCGGATGAACCTTGTCAACGGGTATTCCCTGAGCAACGCTTTATCCCATTGTGCGCCCCACTGTGCCGCGCGCCAAGACGTGTATTCTCTAGGGGGCCTACGCGCGTTAAAAGCGGCACGCGCGGCAGTTGCCCGTCGCCTGATAGTTTCGTTGGACACGCGCACAAGAACGGTAATCTTTCCTGTTGTTACCAAAAATTCTATGCGCGCAAGACAGTTAGTCCCCCTCATGTTCATCCCCCGGCAGGGTGAACCCTGTGAAATCCACGTAAGGGAGGCTCGTGTCGTAAAGCTGGGCGACGGGACCACTGCCCCAGCAGATGCCGTCGGGTATTCCGGCGTAAAGGCTGATGGCCTCCGCTTTCCGCAACACGCCTGCGCTTATCCGCCGCAACCAGTCGTTACGGATACCAACGATCCCTCTTTTCAATTGACAAAGCTCGGAGTTGTCCGAGCTCAAGAGCTTTTTCAGCGCCAGCAACCGGACCTGACTATGCGGGGAGAGCTCCTGCCGGACTATTGCTGACAGATGGTGTAGAGTCATAGCGAGTTCCGCGTCTAGGGAGCGTTGCCGCCCGTCTTCCCCCTCCTTATACAGCAGAAATAGCTGGGCCTCGTCCTCCTCGGAGACGATCCCGTTCTGTAGAACCTCTTGTAAGGCCCTGTTACCCTTAACGCGCTTTGCCAAGTGCGCCAAGGGGCCTAGAGTAGGGACCGCGCCATATTCGAGAGGAGCGGTAAGCTTGTCTTGCGTAAACCCTTGGCGGCGGAGCGCGTCCGGCCAGCTAAACGAGGAACACTGAAGGGCGGCGTGGCTTTCTATAATCCTCCGTATAGCCCTCTCTTGTGCTGCGATAACTTTCGGCAGCGCCTTCAGAAGGTCTCCTTGGGTGGCGATCGGGGGAGTGCATGTACGCGGCCGCTCGTCGTAATGCGGTGCCTCCGTCCACATCAGTCCGTGGAAGCGCGCGTCAATAGCGGCGGCTAACGCGGTTCTTTGCTCTCCGTGCACGGAGAGTATGTGTCTTCGTATCGAAAGAAGGTTACGACGGCTTACCCGTAGCACCTTTTTTTCGTACTTTCCGTTACAGTGGGCCAGCAAAGTAAGCTCTTGTAAGTAGCCCAGTGCGGGAGTCTCGATCAGGCGCAACACGCCGCTGCGGGCGTCTCCGTCCACGTAAAACCCGGATAGCACTTCCTTGAAGATCTTCTTGGCCTCCGCCGCCGTGCGGGTAAAAAAGATTCGACGCGGGTCAAGGGGGGTCAACCTGCGTCCTTTCCGGAAAACTTTGGGGAGGTCCGCGACCCCGTCTATCGTTAGGTTGGCACGGTCGCCCGAAGTGAACGTGCCTTCGATGCAGTAAATATTTTCGACTTCTTTTATTTCCATAGATATACTTTTTTAAAAGTTCGTCGCGGCGGCAAGAGCGTTTTTTTTCTCCGTCGTTGCGCCCGCGGCGTACAATTATACATGCTTTAGTCGCGCGTTCACGCTATAATTGACAGGCAAAACACGGTTAATCCGTGGTTGTATCACATAAAATTTTTTTACATAAAACACTTAGAGGCCGACGTGCAATCTTCCTTTACCTCGCCCCCCAGTTTTTTAACTTCCGCCGGCCTTCGCGTTATTGACGGTCGGTATACCCTGCCCGGAGAATCCCCTTCCGGCATGTTCGAGCGCGTCGCCCGTGCGTATGGCGATAACGAAGCGCACGCTTTTCGCCTCTTTGGCTATATGTCACGAGGATGGTTCATGCCCGCCACACCCGTACTCAGCAACGGCGGCGCGGGACGCGGCTATCCTATATCATGTTTTATCAACGAAACAGACGACAGCCTAGACGGCATACGTGCTTTGTGGGATGAGAATATTTTACTGGCGTCCGGCGGCGGCGGTCTGGGGAGTTACTGGGGGAATATCCGTTCGATAGGGGAGCAGGTAAAGGGCAGCGGAGTCACCTCAGGGATTATCCCTTTTATTAAGGTGATGGAATCGATGACGCTGGCAATCTCACAGGGCAGTTTGCGTCGGGGTTCCGCAGCCGTATACCTGCCGATGTCTCACCCGGAGATAGAGGAATTTTTAGCTTTACGTACCCCTACGGGGGGAGATCCTTACCGCAAAACGTTACATCTCCATCATGGCGTGTCAGTATGCGACGGCTTTATGCGAGCGGTTGAGCAGGGTTCTTCGTGGGCGCTTACCAGTCCGGCGGACGGGAGCGTTGTCCGGGAGGTCGGCGCGCGGGAGCTTTGGGCTAAACTACTGAATCTCCGCCTAAAGACCGGCGAACCTTACATTTTATTCACGGATACAGTGAATCGGCTGCGCCCGGACGTATATAAGAAATTAGGTCTTGACGTTAAGACCTCTAATCTGTGCAGCGAAATCACTTTGCACACGGGCAAAGACCATTTAGGCAAGCGCCGCACGGCAGTATGCTGCCTAGGGTCGCTGAACCTAGAGCACTATTTAACGTGGCAGCGCGAGGGCGCGGAAAATTTCGAGCGGATCACGGAAGACTGTCTCAGAATGCTAGACAACGTGTTGGAGGATTATATCGCGCGCTCTCAAGTCCCCGCCGCCGCCTACTCGGCGTTTCGGGAAAGAAGCATCGGGCTCGGGGTCATGGGTCTGCATTCTTTCTTCCAATCACAACGACTGCCTTTTGGCTCCGCTTCCGCTCGCGCGTATAATAATAAGATTTTTTCCGAACTGCACGGACATGCCAAACGGGCGTCGGCGAAACTGGCCGCAGAGCGCGGGGCCTGTCCTGACGCGGCGGAAGCCGGCCTGCAAGAGCGTTTCGCGCACGCATTAGCGGTAGCGCCCACGGCGTCTATTTCTATCATATGCGGGGAGTGCTCGCCGGGTATTGAACCCTACTATGGGAACAGCTACTCACAGAAAACCCTAAGCGGAACGCTCGCGCTTAGAAATCGCTACTTGGACAAGCGACTCTCCGAAGCGCTAGGCGGGTCCGAAGGGTTAAACGAGCAACTGAAGGAAGAAGTGTGGTCACAAATCACCCGAGCGGAAGGCAGCGTGCAAGAGTTGTCTTGTCTAACCCCCGAGGATAAAGACGTTTTCCGCACGGCGTTTGAGATTAACCAGCACGATATCATAAACCTTGCGGCGGACCGCACGCCGTATATTTGCCAAGCGCAGTCTCTTAACCTATTCTTACCCCCGGAGACCTCTCCGCAAGAACTCCACAACTTACACAAAAGCGCGTATATAAAGCAGGTAAAAAGCCTGTACTACCTCCGCTCATTAGCGGCAAAAAACCCGGATGCGCCGGAGAGGCGCATCAACAACACCGAAGACTGCTCCGCCTGCGGCTAAGAGTCACAAGAGGGAACATGTTTATACGAGTATCTTCAGAAAAGGAGCTGCGCCGCTACGGCGTAGTTCCTCCCTCTGAGCTAGCGAAACCCGTCGTGGAGCGCATTGCCTCTGCGCTTATCCAAGCGCGCAACGAAGCAAGCGGCGTCGAGCGAGTGTGTGCAGGACTGCCCGGAGTTAAGGAGATCAACCTAGGGTGGGCAAAACGCTACCCCACGTATGCGGACCCTTTATCCGGTCAAATCAAGCGCACGGTGTTGCTGGAAGGAGTCACCCTGACCGCCGAGTTTGCCTGCTTAGTGCAATCCGGAGAGCCCTGCCTATTCTATGAGCTGTGCGCGGTCGCTGCGCCACGCCGTCCGTTGGGGGAGGAAGCGCGGCGATATGTCGCCGACTTTTACGCGCAGGCTCTGTCCCGCGCCCTCCCGAACGCGCTGCCCGAACGTCCGTCTCCCATGCTCGGCTTTTACACGGTAAGAGTGGTAGAGCGCGTTACTAAGCCGTTACGCGACATCGAGGCGCGCCGCCATGACTGACATGCGCACAGCCTTCATAGAGGCCAGCGATGAGCTGGCCCGCCTATACGCGGCGGAATTATTTACTTTACCGTTGAAGGCGTTCCTGCGGGAGTGTAGACTGCGGGGAGACAAAGTGCGGCAGCTTGTAGGCAGGCTTTCCCCATACATCGGGAAAAAGGTGGATGTGGTGGTGCCCAAAGTACAAGAAAGCCGCCTGTATGGGGCAACTTTGACACGGATAATTTTAACGGAGCCGAAAGGCAAGGCGGGCGAGCGCAAAGATTTATTTGAGCTGCGCGCTGAACTGGAGGGATGCGCGTCACCTCGTCTGCTGCGGCATTGTTACCCGGCGGGCGAGGCGCCCGGTGCGCCCGTCAATAAACGGCGCGCCGCCAAAAAAGTGCCGCGTTATTTAGGGAAGGGCCCCGTAGTTGTCTACCGTAAAAGAAAACGCGCGGGGCGCCCCCGAAAGACTTTACATAAGGAAAAGGAGTAATGGTATGATTTCGCGTATCCCGCTCTCCGAAGAAGAGACGCTGTACAAATATTTGGCGTTGACGGAGCGTCGCCTGAAGCGAGTTTCTCGCGTTATCGCAGAAGCCCCGGGAGTAGCGTGTGTCGAAAGTGCGCTGGGTGCCTACCTGCCGCTAGTTCGCGCGGCTATAAAAAACCCGCAGCTGTACGCCGAGTTTCAAGAGCGGGCATATAAGGGCGAATTTCTTCTGGAAGAATACACGGGGACACAAGACGCCCTGCTGGATGACGGGGTCGCCCGTTTTTGGGAAGACGCTCTAAGCGGGCTAACGGAAGACATGCTAGCCGAGCTGAACGGAGACGCCATCTCCACCATGGAAACAACGAATTAACAAGGACTCGCACATGACTTGGGGCCAACCGTTAAGCACGCCGTCACTCTTAACGCCGTCAACAGGGTATAAGCCCTTTCGCTACCCGTGGGCGTATACCTTATGGCACACCCAGCAGCAAATGCACTGGCTGCCCGAAGAAGTGTCGCTGGCGGAGGACGTCCGTGATTGGAGGATGAACCTTTTGCCGCAGGAAAAACATTTGCTAACGCAAATATTTCGGTTCTTCACGCAGGCTGACGTGGACGTCGGGGGCTGCTACATCGACCATTACCTACGGTTGTTTAAGCCTGTGGAAGTGCGAATGATGCTTTCCGCGTTCTCCGCGATGGAAACGGTCCACATGGCGGCGTATGCATACTTGCTGGACACTGTGGGGATGCCTGAAACGGAATATCAGGCGTTCCTGTCGTATAAAGAAATGCGGGATAAGCACGAGTACATGGCGCAATTTGACGCGGCGGACGCGGAAGGGTGTGCCCTAACCCTCGCCGTGTTCGGGGCGTTTACGGAGGGATTGCAGCTGTTCGCCTCATTCGCTATGCTGATGAACTTTCCCCGCTTTAATAAAATGAAGGGCATGGGGCAGATCATTACGTGGTCCGTGAGGGATGAAGCGTTACACACCCACGGCATCATAAAGCTGTTCCATGCTTTTCTTGCGGAGAATCCGGCCATTGACCGAGATCGGCTGAACGAGCGTATCACAGAAGCGTGCGAAACGGTGGTCCGGCATGAAGACGCTTTCATTGATTTGGCGTTTTCTTTGGGAGACGTGCAAGGGCTTTCCGCGTCGGACGTTAAGCAGTACGTCCGTTACATCGGGGATCTGCGTCTTAAGGAGCTAGGGTTGCCCGCGCGTTACGGGGTTTCCCGCAATCCGTTACCGTGGATGGACGAAGTGCTAGGCGGGGTAGAATTTCCAAACTTTTTTGAAGCAAGAGGAACTAGTTATGCAAAAGGGAGCAAAAATGACTGGTCAGACGTTAAATGGTAATAAAAGGGCGCCTAGGCGCCCGACTACCGAATCCCCCGTACAAAGTGCGGAATCCGGTCCGATAAAGGATGCCCTTCCCTCCGACGCGTCTCCGCCTAAAAGCGAGTGGCGGAACAAAAATAACGCGGAAAAGGAGTTCTATGAAGCGCTGGGGTGCCGGCTACGTGACGCTAGGCTTAACCTGATAATACGCCACCCGGGCAAAGGCGGCCGGACGGCATCGCTAAACGACATCACCTCACGGCTGCCAACTTGTGTTGTGAACAGGACGCAACTGCACAAATACGAAACCGGGGAAAGCAGACCGCAGTGTTTTGTGTTGGCACAGTTGGCGGAGGTGCTAGACGTAAGCGTCGATTATTTATTAACGGGTAAAGAGTAGGGGGACCGTGCACATCCTAAAAACAAACTAAGGAGTCGAACTTATGATTTTTAGCCACCTTAAACGCTACAAAAAAGCCATCACCGCAGGGGTTGCCCTGCACAAGTCCACACATCTATTACGAGTGGCCTCCCGCTGCCTGCTTGATGGGTGGAACCCTGCTCAAAGAACCCTTTTCCGGCAGAACTTGACGAAGGCGAAGCGGTGCGTAGACAGACTGCGGGGCCTCAATCACGTCCGTTGGGTACGTGAGTTTACCGATGCGGAGTCGTCCGCCTATATAAACTGTAGGTCTGAGCTAGAGCAAGCACTAGAGGAGCTAGCAGAGGCTTGTGAGACATGCGGGTCCTAGATCTATTCTCCGGCATCGGCGGGTTTGCAATAGCCGCCGACTACCTCGGGTGGAGCGTCGCTGCCTTTTGTGACAATGACCCAGAGTGCGCCGCACTCCTCCGAAAACGATTCCCCGGAATACCGCTGTACGCGGACATTAAAGGATTTAACTATGAGCAGGAACGCGACACGCTCGGGGCCATCGACGTTATCGTCGGAGGATTTCCCTGTCAGCCGTTCAGCGTCGCCGGAAAGCGACGGGGGACTTCCGACGGACGCGACCTTTGGCCAGAGATGCGCCGGGTCATCGCCGCCGTCGGACCTTCTTGGGTTGTTTGCGAGAATGTTGCAAACTTCCTCCCGATGGGATTCCGTCGGACAAAGGATGATCTGGAAAACCTCGGCTACGCCGTGCGGCCATTTATTATTCCGGCTTGTGCCGTCGGGGCCGTCCACCTGCGGAACCGGGTATGGATCGTCGGGCACAGACCGGAATCTCCGCGTTCCGACCTGTACGGCGTCCGAAGGCATGGGGGCGGGCAGAGCGCGGTTCCGTGGCAGCCCGGAATACAGAGGTTCCAAGGCGTCGGAAGGGTTGAGGATTTGCGCGGAAGATCCGATATACCTGAACCCCTCGTTTGCAGAAAAAATGATGGGGTACCCGGCGGGCTGGACAGACTTAAGCTTGTAGGGAACGCCATTGTTCCTGAAATTGCGTTGGCGATTTTCGAGACAATACAGGCGGTAGTCGAACTGCCCGACAGCCGGACATATGAAACGTAGGAGAGGGTTATGCGAATACGTCCGGTCAGTGACTTGCACTTAGAGGCCCTCGGCCCGCGCCCGATTCCTCCGCTAGAGTACCTCGGCGAAGATGTATTAATTTTGGCGGGGGATATCATATCCGCCGCGCTTATTACGGAAGTGGCCTACGACCGCTTTGTGGAGTGGTTGTACGCGCTGACGCAGTACAGGGACGTTATCTACCTCCCGGGGAACCATGAGTATTACGGGTCCGATCCGTACCTTACGGACAGGTGGATGACGGAACTAGCAGTAGAGGCGCGCGTCGGGTTATATGTGCCGCCTCCCGGCAAAAAGGTAGGGTATGACGGCATAGGCGTGTATCGTTGGGCTAAGGGATCGCAAGAGTACGCTATCTTCTACGGCACGCTTTGGTCGGAGGTGGGGTCGTCGCCCGACATAGCGTCGCGTATCTCAGACTATAAATATATCCATAAGGGGGCGGGGGCCGCCCTCACGCCCGAAGACACCCGGCAGATGCACCGCAAAAGCGTAAGAAAACTAGCGTCCCTTCTATCCAAGGAGGATAAGGCTACGCGAAAGATCGTAGCCACACACCATGCGCCCAGTCGGCGAAGCGTACCGCCACGTTACCTGCATAGCCCGCTGAACAGCGCTTATTATTCCAACCTTGAGCCGGTAATGCAAGAGTACGGGGTTTCCTTATGGATACACGGGCACATGCATAATAGCGCGGATTATACAGTGGACGGCTGTCGCGTAGTGTGCAATCCTGCGGGATACCCGGATTCCGCCGGGCTGCCCGCGAACCCGGAGTTCGACGAACAGTTAATCATAGCAGTATAGCTATTTAAAGGTAAAAATCAGGGGATAAAATGACCGCGCAAGGAACGACATTCGCCGACGGAGGGTTTTTTCACGAGGGGCGAGTATGGCTCTCCCTTCCCGCAATTGCCTTTGCGACCGGACTGCCGCACCTCGGAGATGTGACAGCTTCTGTGGCAGCTAAAGGAGAATATAAGTATGCCGCTTGCGTCCGAAACGAGACGGTGTACGTAAACTTTTTCTTGATACCCAGCCTCTGCTTGGAGGTTAATCAAGTGTTCCCCGAAGGAAGGGAGGCCGCACGGCAGAGAGTTACAGTGTTACAGTTAACCGTTCTGGAGCAGATCTCCTCCTATACGGCGCCCGAGCGGGTGCAGTAGCGCCTCTAATACCGCAACCATTATTTAAAAGGTAAGAGACTATGAAGTTCACGACACCCAGTGTTTTTCACATAGGGCAAACTAGACTTATTCAGGAGAACGTAGAGGCTTACCTACGCAGCCTCGGGGCGCCGGAATGGTCTACCGGCGCAACTACGGACGCCGAAACTTTGGTAGAAATCGCCGGACGTCGCTGTTACAACGCCTTCGGCACGCATCTTAACCCGAACCTCACCCGAGTTCGGGAAGGAAACATGCCGTACATCGGCAACATTTTAAAGTCCGGTCACGGAAGCGTACTGGAGCATGTGTACGACACGATTGCTATTGAAAACGTGTCTCGCGTGTTCACTCACGAAGTGATACGTCACCGGCATTTAGTTCCCGGGGAGGAGCTTAGCCCCTCCCAAGAAAGTTTACGCTTCGTGCGCCCGATAACGCTGGCGGCCTACTTCCCGGAGGTCTACCACACGCAGCTGCCGGAGGAAACTGCGGACAAAATCCGAAGTATTTTCGAGCGCACAATTACGCACTTGGGAGAGGTGGCGCAAGAGTTAACGGAATTGTGCGGGATGGACAACCCCGACATGCCGTTCAGTCTGAAAAAACTCTTTCAGTCCGCGAACCGTAGAGTAATGCCGGAAGGGCTTTGCACCGGTATCGTGCTGACGGGGAACCCTCGGACATGGCGGCAACTTATAGAATTACGCACGGCGCCGAGCGCGGAGGAGGAGATGCGCGAAGTTTTCCTTCAGATCGCAAGAATCTTCAAGAAGGCATATTCGGCCCTCTACCAAGATATGCAGATCTTGGACTCCCCCGACGGGGAGTACGCGGTATTTGCGCACAGCAAAGTATGATGGTAGAAGACTAAGGGGGGCTTTCCGCCCCCCTAAACGTATACTTTACCCTGCAAATAGACTGGAAAATATTAAAAGTATGGAACATATCATTACATTAGGGTCTATGGCGTTATACCCTATTCGGGTTATCCTTATAAACGGTCCGGATCGTTCGGGGAAAGATACGCTCGCTGAAATTATTGGCGCGTCTTTGCGGAAGCAAGGCGAGACGGTGCACACCGTGCGGCTGGCGGATCCGCTGAAAGCGGCTGCTGCCGCCCTCTACAGACTGCGGGAAGACTGTGTAAAAGACGAAGACAAAGAAACTCCGCTCGCGGAATTTGACGGCAAGCGTCCGCGGGAGGTCTGGGCGTCTCTGGCGGAAAGTTGCATCAAACCGAACTGGGGGGCGGACTTCTTTGCTAAGAGAGCCGCGCGCGCGATTACCCTCTCAGCACAAGCCGAGGGCACGCCTGTCGTCTTTATCGTGCCGGACGTGCGGTTTATCGCCGAAATGGGGCCGCTTACGTCGATCCCGCGAAGCTCGTCCCTATTAATTAGACTAGCCTCGCCCGGCACGGAGTTTATCCGATGGGGCGAAACGTACCAAGATATAGAAGGTACGCGCGGAGGTTTCTTTCTTACGCGAGAGGGGCAGCAGTACCGCGCATTGCGGGCGCTGCGATGTGCCGACGAGGAAAATCCGCCGACGATGCGGCTGGAGTTCACGGTGGAAGACGTGCGGGGGTAGTGTCTATGGTGAAACTCACCAAAACGGCTCCGTCGAAGACGCGGGTACTGGGATACTTTCAGCCTCCTCGACGCCTCAACAAAGACTTACCTAGGGACTACCTTTTGCGAACCCCTTGCGGGCAAAACATAAGACGGCGTATTGCGTTGCTATGCGGAGACGGGGACGCCGCTCCCGCAGCGGTAGAGATGCCCTTATTGCGCTCCTACCTTGCCGCTTTAGACGTGTGGCAGAAGCGTTATTATTTCATGCTGCGTGACTCGGAGTGGGCGGAACACGCGGCGCGGTACGTAATGCTACGTTTGGGCGCTTTTTACACGGAGGTAGGGCTTACCTTTCAGGAACTGTACGAATCGGCAGACCGCAAGCCGGAGGAGCGCCGGCCGCTGAGCAGCTGGTTGGTGATGGCGCTTCAGACATGGACTATCGCGGAGTTACCGGGAGGGATAGAGGGAGCGTTCTGGCACGAAAAAGAGCCCCACGGGGATAACCCAACAACGGACGAGGAACTATTGGGTCTTGTTTCCGCGCTGCCCACCCCGGAGAACTTCAGTGTAATTAGTGCGCTCCCCGAACGGGTCGTGAAATGGTTACTATACGGCGGGCTTCAGGTTCGCCCCTCCCTAGTCGCCCCGGGAACTCTAGCCGACGCAGGGCGGGACGCTTGGGCCTACCTTGCGGCAGAGGACGGAGATTTTATACCGTTAGCCGCAGGCATAGGCCGCGACAGGGGCGCAGACTACGCCGCTATACGGCGGTGGATATGCTGGGTGGGCATCACGGAGCGCCGCATTAAGGAGGCGGGACTTACACTGCCTGAGAGTCTGTTCATCAAACACTTACCCGCCGCGATAATGCAGCAAGAAGCGCAGCTACAGCCCGATATGGAGTTATTGTGGGCGGGCCTTGACAAAGCCAGCCGGCGAGTATGAGATGAGCGCGCAAAAACGACGCCCTTCGGGGTATAAAGGCCGGCACCCTCTGCTTATGCACGGTACGATAACATACCGTCTGTACTGTTTCATTGAAACCCACTTCGGCTGCACGCGCACGCAGATAGCGGAAACTCTGGGCCTAGAACTTACTACGGTAAGTCGTAGAGTTGCAGACCTTAAGAACCAAGGGCTTGTGTTTGAGATTGGCCGACGCAAATGTCCGTGGTCGGGCAGGCAGGTGGGAACCTTGTCCGTCTCCGGGTGTAACATAACAGGGCTGGGAAGGCGTGCGTTAAGGGTCAGGCTCTACGTTTATGAGAAAGACGACGGGACCTTCGACACTAAGACAGTTCCGGAGCAGGGTAAACAGCCCGTCTTGACAAGAGATATAAAAATGTATATTCCTAATAAGGAGGAACCTCCCGTGTTAAGCGCGCAACGCGACGGCCAAGGGGGAGACTATGTAATCCTAAACTAGCCGGCGTTATGGCGGAAAATTTATACGTCCCTAGGCTTCGCGTCCTGATCGACGGCGTGTACGTTCAGTCAGGGAACTTAGCGGGGTCGAGTACGTATCATAAATATGTCTCCCTTGTCCGCGAACTCACTGCTCGCGGACATTTTGTTTACTGGATGCTTCCTGACACGGAATACACGCCAAACGAAATTGAGTCCCACCCGAACGTCGGGATTATTCGTACCGAGCATATCACCGACCAGTTTGTCGTGGACGGGCTGATTACGGATAAGTTCTTTAACCTCTTTAACCGAATAGCAGGAACGTATCATATTGACGTTCTTGTTACTTGCCGAACCTCGCTGGCGCTGACGTATAAACGCACGTTAGAAAGCCCTCGTTTTTTTGACGTAGAGGACGTCTTTTCCGATAAAAGCTACGGGCTGCCCGTTGTCGTTATCGAGGAGTTCCCCCAGACAAGAAAGCGCCAGTTCACAACACGGGCTTATTGGTGGGCGCAATGTCTGGGCTATCTGGCCGCCGACAGTTCGATCTTCCTCTCCGATCATAACCGCACGGAAGTCGCGGAAGCTATGACGGACACTTTCGCGCTCAGCGTCATACGTAAGTGGTCGGACCGGACAAAAGTCATCCCCGCCGGCGTCGAGTGCGCCGAACTGGACAAGCTTTACATGCCGGACCGCTGGAAGGCGGAAAAAGGGTTTCAGGTGCTTTGCCTCGGGCGACTGTTCGGGCCTTCTTACATCGAATACGTGCCATGGTTCGATTACCTGTTTAAAGCGGGCATGACGGACGTGTGCCTGACCATTTCCTTGTCGGGCAGGTTGCAAGGGCCGATGAAAAATAAGCTGAAACGGGCGGGGTTCGACTTTGCGAACGTAGGAAAACAATTCGTTATTCTGGAAAACAACCCGCGCGACAACTTCATTCGTATGCTGCGGAAGTTCGCGTGCTTCGTATGCCCGCTGTCTCACTTAGATCACCCGACGGGCATCTTTGAAGCGTTATATATGGGCGTGCCCGGGATTATTACGGAATCCGATTACCAGCGCACGTTCTTCCCCGATTATCCTTTCGTTATCCCCCGGAAAAAGAAGGACAAACTGGTCGGCACGCTTATGTGGATACGCGACAATAAAGAGGAAGCGCGGAAACTAGTGCTGCCGTGGAGAGATATTATTCGGGAAAAGTATAACGCCCCGCTGTGTATCCGCCGGCTCGCGGACGAAGTGGAGAAGCCGGCACGCAAGTATTTAAACGGCTACAAAACGCCGAAGGGCGTGCAAGAAATGGTGAACTCGCTCAAGGGGACCAAGTACAAGCTGAACGACGTCTGCGCCTATGTTAACTCGTTGGCAAAAAACACCAACGGAGTGGTCGTCGGCGACATGACGAGGCGGACGGGGTTCACCTACGCGAGGTCCGCCATTAACCACAGCATGAAGGAAGCGGGCTACGTGGACGACTGCACGACCGCCGAAGAGATCTTCATCAGAAAAGACAAATTCCTTGCTTCTTTAAAAGGTTAATCATGCCTCCCGTACTTAAAAGACGCGCCGCGCTTTCCGCTAAGGATAAGGCGCCCGCGACGCCTCCGGCGCCGATGTCCTCCACCGTTAAGGTGTACGACATCCCTATCGACAAAATTACCTTATGGGAGGAGAACCCTAACGTTCAGGACGACAAGACGTTCGACCTTCTTGTAGAAAAAATCAGGACCGACGGTTTTGACGAACCCGTGCATGTCGCGCCGGACCCCAAGAAGGCCGGCTGGTACACGATGGTCAGCGGAGAGCATCGGTATAAAGCGGCGAAACTGCTAAAGTTCACCAAGCTTCCGGCGATAATTCACCATGACTGGGACGAGACGAAACGGGACATCGAGGGAATGGCCCGGAATAATTTGCGAGGTACGACGGATCCCGAAAAATTCGTGCGCCTGTACGACAAATTAAAGCGGGCGGGGCTGGAAGAGGCGCTTATCAAGGCGCAGATGGGATTCACCAAAGAGCAGGCGTTCAAAAAGCTGTACTCGAGCGTCGAGAAGTCAGTGACGCCGGCGCAGCGCAAGAAGCTGCAAGACGCGAAAGAGACTATTAAATCCGTGGACGATCTATCCGCCGTGTTAAACGGAATTTTCCGGGAAGGCGGGACGGATATGGAAAAAGGGTTTCTGGTCTTCTCCTTTGAAGGCAAGAAGCACCATTACATCCCTATCGACCGCGAAACGGAAAAGAAGCTGGCGGCCCTTGAAGCGAAATGCGCGGAAGACGGGCGCGCTATGGCGGACGTAGTGAAGCAGTGGGTAACAAACGAGGTTCCGGGCAATGCGAAAACTAAGCTCTCGTCCGTTAGGAAGACCCGCGCTTAAAAAGGCGCCGCCTAGCGCGGCTGACGCGGACAAGCAAAGAAAGGATCAGGCGGCGATCAACATCGTACTGAGGAACCCGCGCTATTCCGCGATTGTCCTTAGTTTGCGGGAAGGGCAGTCCGTCCCCGACATCGCTAAATGGTTTGCGACTAACGGTTGGCTCGACGTTTCCGAGCGCACCTTTTCGGCTGCGTTAAATACTTTTCGAGCGAAAAATATACATCTGCTGACCTCCGACGCTACTCACGCGCCGCTGGATGCCCTCATGGAGGCGAACCGCCCCGGCGTAGACGTAGAAGCCGAGTTAAACCGACTGTATCGCCTGCAAAAGGAGCGCATATCCATAGACGTAGCTCATGAGCGCACGATGCGCAAACTTTTGCCGACGACGGCAAAAGAGTTTCTTGTGGCGGCGGAATTTCTGGACAAGCTTGCAAAAATAAAAGGGCTTGGCGGCAGCGTCTCAGCGTCGGAAGGGGACTCTTTCGCCTCGTTTCCCGCAGACGTGCGTGATACGCTTCGCGGCATTAAAGCCGAAGAAGCGCAAGCGTCCCGGCTACATATGATAACGCATCAGATAGCAGAAAAAGTGCTAGGCAGTTCGTATGATAAGAAAGACGACGAGTAGATCTTCGTGGGACGAAGACGAAGAACTGCGCGCGCTAATCGAGCAGTTACGCATCGAGCTGACGGGAATGTCCGACCGTAAAACGCGGGAGGCATGGGGGGACGCCATACAGACGGCGGCGAGAACGGGGGATCTTGCCTTACTGCTAGAGCAATGCGCCTACGCGCGTCCTCTTGTGCCAATCGATACGTTCTTATTCGACCCCGCCTATCTGGGCGTGGAGGAAAGTAAGGTTTACCCGAGGATTATCGAGGCGTGCCATGAGTTGGACAAGGGGATCTATACGGAAGCCGTACTAAAAGGAGCCTTGGGGATCGGGAAGTCTACGCTGGCGAACCTGATGCTCTCACGGGATCTGTATAAGCTTTCGTGTATGCGTAACCCGCAAAACACTTTCGGCCTGCCGTCGAAGTCCTCGATTATCTTTACCATCCAGTCGATCCGACTGTCTACGGCAAAGAAAGCGGTATTCAACGAGCTAGGGCAGTACCTCCGCAAGTCCCCGTATTTTGAGAAAATTTATCCTTACGACAAAAAAGTCCTCAGCGAGATGATCTTCAGGAGGAACAACGTCTCCGTCGTTCCGGTGTCGTCCGCTACGACAGGGGCTATCTCCATGAACGTCATGGGCGGCATCTTGGACGAAATGAACTTCATGCAGAAGATCGGTGAGTCTAAGTCTTCCGAAGCCAACGCGGACGGGTCGTTCGACCAAGCCAAAGCCCTGTATGACACGTTAGCTAAGCGACGCAAATCCCGGTTTATGCAAAAAGGGAAATTACCGGGAACGCTGTACTTAATCTCCTCGTCGCGGTTTCCCGACGACTTCACGGAACTGAAGGCCGCCCAGTCTACCATGTGCGGGGGCGCCGACCCTTCCATCTACGTATACTCATATGCACAGTGGGAGGTCAAGCCGGAAGGGACATTCTCCGACCGGACTTTTCGGGTTCTGATCGGTAACGATACGATCCGGTCAAAAGTGTTAGCTACGGGAGAAACGGCGCCGGCGGGCTGCGAAGTTATCGACGTGCCCGAGGATTTCCGAACTGATTTTGAGAATAACACGGATGGGGCCATCAGAGACTTTGCCGGCAAAACGACGCTCGCCACCTCGCCTTTTATCCTCAGAAGGGAATGCATCGCCGAGTGCATGGAGGCGGCGGAAAAGGCGGGCTACCGTAACATCTTTCGACAAGAAAGCGTGGACTTATCTCTGGGGATGCCTCGCCCCGTCACTGAGTATGTTCGGCTGGACGTGGACAGTCCGCGTGCGTGTCACGTAGACTTAGGGCTCAAAAAGGACGCTTGCGGGATCGCCGTCGGGCATGTGGCAGGGCTGCGCATGGTTGAGTCTTACGATCCCGTGACCGAAAAGAGGCGGCAAGAATGGATGCCGGTGATCGCCATAGATTTTGCGCTGCGCGTGGTGGCTCCTCCCGGGGGAGAGATTGAGTTTGCCTCCATTCGCGCCCTGCTGATTGCCCTGCGAGACGACTATGCGCTTCCCTTGAAGTGGGTAACCTTTGACGGCTTCCAGTCCGTAGACTCGCGGCAGATCCTAAAGACTAAAGGATTCACGACCGAATATATCTCCGTAGAGAAGATAGAGCCGTACAACGTATTACGAGATGCTTTGTACGAAGGCCGGCTACTTCTCCCACGTCATATTATTGCGCGGACCGAGCTTTCCGAACTGGAACAGGTTGTTAAGAATAACAAGATCAAGGTGGATCACCGCCCGCAGTCCAGCAAGGACGTCGCGGACGCCCTGTGCGGTGTTACTAGCTTCCTGATGACGCGAAAATCGTCGTGGTCCATGGCCAGAGACTACAGCTTTGACGAACGGACACGCCTGCTAGGCGACCCCGCCACAGCGGAAAGTATTAAGGACGGGTCCTGTGAACGCACGGCGGTGTCCTATTTAAACAGGAAGGCAACCAAGAGGAGGGTGACACTGCGACGCGTGGTTAGCCGAAGATGATGGCTTACGCGCTGCTCCACCCCCTGAACCCCTGAACAATGTTAACGGGATTTCTTGCTCCGTCTCTTTCCACGGTTCAGTCGTTTCCTTCGACGGAGCAAGCGTTTTACGCGCTGCTCCTCCTTGAACTTCGCAAAAGCTGCGGGATACGCGGGCACTGCTTTTCGATAACGTTTTCCTAGCGGAGCCTCTTTATCTTCATGGGCTAGAATATGCTCTATCAAATCAGGCCCGTCTAAAATGGGCTTGCCGTGCTCACGCGCAATAGCCCGCATAATGGCGACCACCTCCGTAGCGTCTTCCTGTGGTACGGGGGTAAGACCTAGGCTAACAAAGGGCTCCCAAGCCGCCACTGCCATTAGCGCGTATAGCGTGTCGCGAAGCGCCGTAACATCAACCTCCTTTAAGCGCTCCTGCGGTATAAGCACCTCGCACACTTTACCGTCTTCATCAGGAGGGTATCGCAGCACGCGACCTCTCGGCGTATCCTCCACTACGGCGCGGACCCCTTCCCGAGAGGCGGGTCGAGCGCGCACAATCGCCTCTCGGCTAGCGGAGCTTAAGACGTTTTCTGTCAAATCTTTGCCATGAAAAAATTTCATTAATTCGTCGTCGGGAACAAAGTCGTCGGTCTGCGTAGGGGAAAGCATATATGTGTCTTACAATTGACGTTAACCCGTTTTACTATATAGTTATGGTAATTTACTTTATGTCGTCGGGCAGATCACTATGGCTAGAAAAAGACATCCGCGTGTGCACAACTCCGTTCAAGCGCCGAAACTCGAAACCGTGCCTACGGAGGCGAAGGCTCGCGCGCCCCGCACGGGCGGACGTGTCCCGCTAATCTCCGAGCTTGAGCCGCTCACCGTATACCAAGACGGAATACTACGGAAAGGGGAGCATAGTCAACAGCTAAGCGATCCTTTCTCCTCCGTTTACGGGGGGGACATGGTTTACTGTATCGAGGAGCCGATTTATACGTTCAATCGCCTAATCAATATTTACGCGCAAAGCAGCATCCTTAGCCCGTGCGTCGAATCGATGGCTATTAACATCGAGGGTTACGGGCATATCTGGGAGTACATAGGGCCGAAAGGGAAGCAAGAAAGCGTCGCCGCCCTCAAAGAGATGAAGATGCTGGAGTCCGTAGTTACGGGGTTCTCCCAGTCAAGATCGCTTGTCGAGACGCGAAAACAGTCAAGGAGCGACTATGAGATCCTAGGGGGCCGGGCATTTGAGGTCGCGCGAAATCGGAAAGGACAAGTCGTCCTGTTCGACCATGTCCCGATGTTTACGTTAAGGATGACGCGCGTGGACCCTACGCCGGCGTATGTGCGGGTCACGCAAGTAGACGCTAACGGTGATCCGTTTGTGCGCACTGTCCCTAGGTATTTTCGCAGGTATGTTCAGATTAGTCCCGGCACGCTGGAACGCGTATACTTTAAAGAGTTCGGCGACCCTCGAACGATAGACCCCAAAACAGGCGAGGTGAATCCGGATCTTCCGTTTGAGGAGCAAGCGACGGAGATCTATATGGACGCGCAGTACATGCCCGGCCATCTGTACGGTGTGCCGAAATGGGTAGGCATTTTGCCCGCCATTCTCGGAAGCAGAGAAGCGGAGGAGGTTAACTTAAACTTTTTCCGGGAGAACGCTATTCCGGCAATGGCAGTGCTTGTGTCGGGGGGTAACTTAACGCAGGAGTCGTTCGCCGCGTTAGAAGAGTCGATTGTCAGCCGCAGGGGACAAGGCTCGATGAATCGCGTCCTTGTCATAGAGGCTTTAGCGGACGACCAAGCGGGCGGGCTGGACCACTCCCAGCCTGCGCCGCGCATCGATATGCGGCCTATGATTTCGGAAAGACAGCAAGAAGGACTTTTCCAAGAGTACGACAGCAAGAACGCGGAGAAAGGACGCTCCGTGTTTCGCCTCCCTCCGATTAGCCAAGGAAGGGCGCAGGATTACACCCGCGCGTCGGCCATAGCCTCCATGCAGGTTGCGGAAAATCAAGTGTATTTGCCTGAGCGTATGCGGTTTGATGAGTTTCTCAACACGAAGATCTTCTCCACCTATAGCCCTAAATACTGGAGGTTTAAGTCCCTTGGGGCGCCGTTGTCGGACCCGGAGTCCATTGCCACAATCGTAGACTCTCTTGGCGGGCAAGGCGCGTTGACGCCTAACGTCGTGATCGGGCTGGCTAACCAGATACTGGCGATAGACGTCCCCAGTATCTCGGAGGACTGGGGTAACGCTCCCTTCGCCGTCATACTGGAGATGGTGAAGAAAGGGACCGTTATTAAGGGTCTCGACACATTTATTCAACAAATGGCCGCAGCGGCGGAGGCTCCTACCTTGCCGGGCAAGCCCCTCGCTAAAGAGGCGGCGGAATTACTTTCCTCATACGCTGCCGGCCTTTCCGCCGCAGCCTAACCATAAGGTAACGCTATGAACAAGCATGAGCTTATTGCTAAAGCGAAGCTGCCGGAGCACACGTCTTCCGCTGCGCAGGTCATTTTCAAAAAAGTACACGGCGAAAAGCAGATCGTCTACGGGGAGGTTTATGCGCCTGAGGTAGTGGATTCTCACGGGGACGCCATGTCCGCCGACGAGCTGGAAAAGCTAGCACATAAATTCCTGCTCCACGGTAAGGCGGAGTGTATCGACACACAGCATAACAACATAAAGGCGGCGGCTACGGCAGTCGAATCCTTCATTGCCCGGCCGGGCGACCCTGACTTTACTGAAGGCGCGTGGGTTTTAGCAGTAAAAGTGCACGACGACACTTTGTGGCGCGAAATTAAATCGGGGAAGTACAACGGTTACTCTATGGAAATATACACCTATAAGGAGGAAGTCCCCGTTACCGTAAACGTAATGTCTCAAATGTTTGGAAAAACCGAAGATAGTAATGGACATTCGCATGTGTATTATGTAAAACTAGACAATAATGGAAAAGTGGTAGGCGGCCATACGTCCGAAGACGCCGGGCATACGCACGAGATTGCGTGCAGCTCCTCGACGGAAGACTCCGCCGGCCACTCGCATAGATATTTTTTGTTGTAGCGGTATGAAGCAGAAAGTGAGGCAAGTAGTCCGGCGGGTTAACTACCTGAAAGACGCGACCCCGCTGTTCGTCTCCTTGGTTGATCGCGGAGCGAACGAAACCCCTTTCGCCGCGCTGAAAACCTTAAGTAAGGAGACCGCCGTGGCACGAAAGCCAAGGAAAGCTCCGGAAGCCCCGGAAAGGGCGGCTAAAAGGAACGAGCAAAATATCGCGGTTTACGGGCTGCGTTTTGCTAAAGCAGTGTTCCCTTCCGAAGCTGAGGTAGCCGCCTACTTAGACGGCAACGACTGGACGGGCTACGTTATTGAGGTAAAGGAAGATTCTTTCTTTGCAAAGGGTAACGAAGCCCAGACGGGCGGCGTTTTGCGCGAAATCGAGATGGAAGCCGGTGTGACCGGCGTTGTCTACGAAAACGCCCCCGCCGCCCTGAACGAATCCGATGACTCGACGGACAATGTGCCCGACCCCGTGGAAAAGTCCGACGAGATTCCCACGGAAGACGCCCCGGAGCCGCCCGAAAAGCCACAGGAAAGTGCGCCGACAGACAGCACGGCGGCAAGCAAAGCGTCTTCCCGCCCTGTTAAAGAGAAGAAATACTGGTGCTACTACGCGGAGTGTAGCAATAGCTACAAGCTGTCTGAAGTACTATTGGCGGGAATGACGGACGGGGTGCCTCCCGGCTACGAAGAACTGGAGGACGCCATGTCCGCCGCCATAGTTAATGCCCATCGGCACGCGGACGACCCGGCCTCCGCCGTGAACGCCATACTGGCAGAGTTTAGCCAACTTGTAGGCTCCCTGTACACTCTGTTCAAGGGTAGCGCGGAGGCGAAAAGCCTCCTCCCCCCTGAGAGTCAACCCTTACAATCCCTCGCTCCGGAGACCCCCGTGCAAGAACTGCAAGAGATCAAAGACGCGCTCGCCGCCGTCGCCAAATCCGTAGAAACGCTAGGCGCAAAGATGTCCGCCGTTGAGGAGGCTGTCGGCGCCGCAGCCGAGAAAGCCTCCGGACTGGAAGCCTCGGTAAAGGCGCTGGAGAACTCTGTGCCGGAGAAGAAAGCTAAAACGCCCGACTTTGTAAGGAAACAAAATTCGTCCGACTCCGGCCTCTTTAGCGACGAGGACGACGCTTTCCGTAGGGTCAAAGATCGGTTGGGGTATATCTCCCTGATTGACCCTAAAAAGTAACTGCCGTAAGGCCACGCCCCTCCCCCCTAGAATAAAGGACAAACGGTATGTCTACCTCAAACCAAGCTCTACTGCAAAAAGCCGACATTGCCCTCAGCGATTTGACGGGTGGCGGCGGCTATCTCGTTCCTGAGCAGGCGAATCGCTTCTTCCGGCGCATGATGGACACGCCCACCCTGTTGAACGAAGTCCGCGTCGTTCAAATGAACAGCCCGACGATGGAGATCAACAAACTCGGACTAGGCCAACGTATTCTGTACCCCGCCCCGCAAGGTCTGATCTCCACGCCGGAATTAGGAGAAGTAGGCGGACGCGCCTTGCCCCGATCCCAGCGGACTGTGCCGACCACCAGTAAAGTGACGCTGAGCACGAAAGAAGTCATCGCGGAACTCAACATTCCCATTGAGGTACTGGAAGACAACATCGAACGGGAAGCTTTGCAGCAAACTTTGCTGGACATGATGGCGGAGCGGGCGGCGTTAGACTTGGAAGAAAAGATTATTCTCGGGGATATTACTTCAGCCGATCCGTACTTGGCAATGCAAAACGGCATCGTAGCGGGGACTACCTCTAACATTGTGAACGTCGGCGGGGCGCCCATTAGCCCTGATGTTTTTAAGCGTATGTTACAGGGGCTGCCTACCCGGTATCACCGTCTCTTGCCTCAGTTTAGGTTTTATACGTCCATGCAGCGGGAAATCTCGTTGCGGTCCGCGATTGCCAGCAGACAGACAACCCTCGGCGATACGGTCCTGACGGGCAGCGCTCCGCTGAAAATGCTGAACGTGGATGTGAAAGGGGCAGCGTTGATCCCCGACACGATGGCCTTCCTGTTGAACCCGAAGAACATCATCTTCGGCGTGCAGCGCAGAATCTCCCTAGCGATGGAGAACGAAATACGGGAACGTGCCATTGTGATTGTGATGACGTTGCGTATCGACCACAAATATGAGGAAGAAGACATGGTGGTCAAAGCGACGATGATCGGCGCTGACGCCTAAGGCGGATACCCCCTGTGCTATAGTTTTGTGGCCCGAAAAAACTAAAAGCACAGGGGACACCTTATGACGGAAACTCACGAAACGTATTACGCGGCTCACCTAATAAAAGGTCGATTCTACAGCTATAAAGGGATAAACTTTTATAAAGATACTCCCGTTAAAGTAGGGGAGGAGCTGGCCTGCGAGCTAGAGGACTTAACGTATCCTTCTATAGACTCGGACGGCGAAATCAGACAAAAGCCCTTCTTTGGGTTCTCCGAATGGGTCGAGCCGGAGAAAGCTAAAGAGCCTGTAAAGCCTCGGAAGTTTAGGGGTAACGTCGCCGACGGCGACGCGGGAGCAGGCGCCGCAGACAACGAAGACGGCCTTACCGAAGTGCGTAAAAGGATCCGTGCGGCGCGCGCCTAGCGGCTTCACGCGAGGGGATTAGCTTATGCCTGTTTACTCTTTTTGTACGGTCGAAGACGTAAAAGCGTTCGGTTCCATGTCCGCCTCGTTTACGGCTCACGATAGTTTGCTAGCGGAGCAGTTGATCCCCGCCGCCACGGAAATAGTCCGCACTTTTTGCCGCCGAAGTTTCGCGGACGACGGCGCCGCGCTGGTGGAGTATTTCCCTACGGTTCTTTGCTCCGAACCTGCGGTGTTCCGCCTTCAGCAGGCCCCCGTTTTACTGTCCCCCGCGCCTATCGTTAAAGTTTCCTACGAGTTTGTCCCTGTGTGGAGCGCCGTTTCCGCCTTAGCGACTGACTATTATACGACCGACGCGCTTCAGGGGAAAATCACGCTATTCGGCGGAACCTATCATAGCCGCGCGGGCATTCGCATTGAGTACCGCGCGGGCTACTCCGTGGACGCCGCAGGTTTAGTCGCCGTGCCGCAGCCTATAAAAACGGCCACGGCGATACAGGCCACCTACATGTTGGATAGCCTGCTGAACAAAGACACCGGGCGTAGAACTTCCCGCACGGATAAAGGCGGCACGGGTATCGCGCGGCACCCGTCCGTGTTTACCGGTCCCGTACCCGAAGCGACGATGCTGCTTTTACCGTTCAGGCGTACTCTGACTGGGCAGCTGTATGGGTAGCGCTTCTCGCCTTCTCTTTTCCTTCAAAGTCCCCTCGTCCGCGCGGTCCGCTCTCGCCCCGATGGTCAGGGGAAAACTAGGGCTGTTCGAGAGGCGCGTAGCCCCTCCGATGCGCGCCGCCATGCTGGCGTTTATGCGAGACGTAATCCTTGACGTAGCGGACAACGTTGGCGGTTCGGGAGAGCAAAGTCGGCTGATAAGCTCTCTGCTTAAAAGCTCACGCGCTGTAGGCACAAGCTTAGCCTCACTCGAAGGCAGGTATGCCGGGGTGTACTATGCTTGGTTACACGAATACGGCGGACAAGTAGTGCCGAGACAGGCTAAGGTACTGACGCTTCCCCTATCCGCTGCGCTGCGCCCTGACGGAACGCCAAAGCTAAAAGGCCCGCGCAGCTGGAAACGGTTCGGAACCTTTACCTATACGAGCAGAAAGACCGGGCAGAGTTACCTCGCCTACAAGGGGGCGAACGGGAAACTGGTGCTCCTGTATGTCTTTATCAAATACGCCACGTTTTTCCCCAGATTACGCCTCCGGGATACTCATAGGGAGAAGCTGCCCGAGCTTATGGCGGCGTGGGCGGCGATTTTCGCGCACGAACTGACCAATTTAGACTTAATGGAGCTGATCGACTCAAAAGGAAAGACGTATAAAGTGCTGGACTCCTCACTGGCGCCGATTGTCGCAAGCTTCCGCCCCAGAATATCGTTGAAAGGGAGGAAGCGCACGTATGGCCGCAGCTAATCGCCCTGTACGCACGGTAAGGCAACAGATCTTAGACGCACTTTTTGAGCAACTGAAAAACGCGCGCGACCCTGTTACGCAAGAATCGGCATTTAACAAGGTAGTCAAAGAAGACTTAGATATCGTTGACGTATCACAATTCCCTATAGCGGGTATGGAGGAGGGCGAGGAAGACGTCATCGAAGACGCTTGGCCTTGCGTAAGAAAACGGCTTACGATCTTTGTGGAGTTTCGTTTCCAAAATAGAATAGGTATTGACGTTTTTGACGACTTTAACTACTATCTTGGAATAGTACAAAAAACATTGTTGTACAGAAGTGAGAGTAACGGACTTCTTTTAGCGGACGCTATTTCCGAAGCCGGAAGCGTTCCGCGTATCGTAGACAGGAACGACAATCGGCCCGGCGGTTGTCTGGTGCTTTCTCTCCAGTACAGGCATGTAACCCACGACCCGTACACCCGGATGCCTTAACGTGACAGAAGGAGACCTATGATGGCCGTCACTTCCACTCCCGCGACGCCTAAGACTTCCGTTAAAGACGCGGAAGCCCCGCAAGAGACCGCCACGGCGACGCCTTCTTCGGCGGAAACCCCCGTCGCTGTGGAGCCTGCCGCCCCTGTGCTTCCGGCGGACCCGAACCTTGCCGCATGGGTAAGCGCGGAGTTTTATAAGAATAAGGGCGGGGCCTACGAAATTGACCCCGTGACCGGCATAAAACGACCCGTCGCGTCCTAGCCTACCGCCCCACTCTCCGGAGATTTCCCCATGACTCTAGTCTTACAGACCCCTCAGCTCAGTAACCGCGCGTTGCTGTTGGCTAAAATAGAAGACGCCGCTACGATGGCGGCGGGCGGGGACGCGTTACCCTCCCCGCTGACTGACGCAATCCTTGTGGGGGTTCCGGAGGTTAAGCCGGAAGTAGACCTGCTACAGCGAACCTTTTCGCGCCTATCGCTGTCCCCCGTGGCCTCCTCTGTCGGGCGGAAAAGAACGTCCATTACCTTTTCCGCAGACCTTAAAGCGTCGGGGGACCGTGCGGTAGCTCCGGCGCTAGACCCCCTTTTGCGCGCCTGCGGATACGCGCGAACCGGCGTGCCTAACGGCGCATCCTCCGGCATAGTCGTGTCTCCCGCGTTCGCTTCGGGGCCCAACGCGCTCAGTACGCCTGCGGGGACGATCACTTGGACGAAAGGCGGAACCAACCGCCGAACGGGGAAATACAGGCTGACGGTCATTAACGGAGGCGCTCCGGGTACGGCAAAAGTGCGCGTTACAGGGACGCCGGCCTTCGGGGACGATACGTGCCTGCCTTCCGACGATATCAGTACGTCCTTTCTTGCCTTGGAGCGCACCGCGACGGGCGGGGCTAACGGCGTACAGTCGAACACGCGCTTAAACGTGACGGCCCCGGGGGCCAGTACCGATCGCTCCTCCGTGACCTACACCGTAGCGGGGACGGTCACGGCAGGCGACATTCTGACGCTTATTTATTGCGGAAAACGGTTCCCCTACACTGTGAAAACCACGGACACGACCGCAAGTCTTGTGGCGCAAGGTATAATTAACATGATAAACGCCGTAGGCGGCGCGGCTTCCTACTACGGGTTGGTAGCCACGGCGACGACCTTGCCGGCGTTTACCGTGGCGTCGCCCACGTCTCAATCGTACACTTCTTCCGCAATCACCACGGCAAGCACGGGCAATACCACAATCCCCTTGGTCGGATCGGGGGGAGCCACGCTCGCCATGAGCACATGGACGGGCAGCTTAAACGTAGGCGACGCTTGGGACATAACCATCTCCGAGTACGGCATGCACTACACGCCGGTGTCGGACAACCTAGAGACCTGCACTATTTACTGTTATTATGAACAAGTGCTGCACAAAATCACGGGATGCGCGGGGACCGTCTCCTTTACGGGGCAGGGCGGGGCGTTCACTCAGGCAAACTTTACGTTTTCGGGCAACTACATCGCTCCGGTAGACGCGGCGTTACCGACGACCGCCGTTTTCGAGAAAAGCGTACCGGTACAGACGGAGCTGGCGCAAGCCTCTTTGGGGGGGACGGACGATTTCTGCCTAAACTCGTTTACCGTGGATTGCAGTAATACGGTAACGCCGCGTACTTGTTTAAACCGCGCGGACGCTTACGCAGGGTTCCGTATAACAGACCGGTCCCCGAAGATTACCATTGACCCGGAGGCCATGCCGGAGGCCAAATTTGCACTCTGGGAATACATGACGCTAGGGTCGCTGTTTTCCTTCCACATCAGAGTAGGCACGCTTATGGGGAATATTGTCCGGTTCCAGTCGGACAACCTTCAGATCAGCGACATATCCTACGCGGACCGGGACGGGCTAAGGGCCTACACGGTAAATCTAGCGGCAGTGACTACGACGGCTAACGGTAACGATGAGCTACGCATCATCTTTGGGTAAGCTAGGACTAGTCGCGTACCGCTAAGAAAGGCCGCCTGTGTGCGGCCTTTCCATTTTTATACGTTTATACATGACATAACGTACCAGAAGTGTATAGTAGAATTACTTTCTCGCCATGAGGTGGCCCCGAGGCGAAAGGCATACCCACGACCATTAAATAAGAAGGCTTAACAATGGCTATCCTCGGTTTAAGTTTGGCGGAAACTTTTACGTTCTACTCCGTGAAAGACGTAGGGAAGGAGACACCCTTCACCTTAGGCGCATTGACGGCGGAGCAACGCGCCGTCGCGGCTGACGGGCTGCATGTGTATCGCGGGGTCGGAACCGGAGACGCCTCCATCTACACATTGAAGAATAAAGTGTACTTGGACGCAGTAAGGGCCGGTGTAAAAGACTGGCGCAATTTTAAAGATGAGCAAGGAAAAGACATCCCGTGCGTTACCGAAGACGCAAAGGTCGGAAAAGGAAAAGTGCTTAGCGAGGCTTCGCTAAACCGTCTGCCTCTGTGGCTTATCGCCGAGTTAGGCGAAGCCTTGATTAAGGCTAACGATTTAGACGAGCCGACCGCAAAAAACTCAGAGGGGGCTTAATAGCCCTCATTGAGTTCCCTACCTACAACTGTGCGACCTGCACCCCCGTTCAAAAATCGGACCGGGGGTGCGACAAGGACGCGCTGTTCCCTTACTGGTCAGATCTGGACGGGACGCCGCAAAGCCGTTGCCCTCGGCGGCCCATCCTTGAAAACCCGGAGTTGTTCGGTCGTGTGCTAGGGGCCTACTCACATTACAAGAACGGCTTTCTTCCTTACGGGGGAGGGATGAACGACCAGTGCGCGGCGTTTCCGCACTTAATGTCGTTAGTGAAAACGACGGCGGACACCTGTCACCTCCGGGTACAGCAGGCGGAGGAAGCACGGCGGAAGGCCAAGGAGCGCGGGGCTTCCGCAAGAGTACGCTCGGGGAAATGACCCAAAGTAACGATAAGTAAAGAGGGCCGGCCATGGCTACAAGAGAAGGCGCAACGGCACAGTTCGGCCGGTTAGCCCAACACCTACAAAACGCCGCGCAAAGTTTTGTAACCATGACGGCGGCAGCTACTGGGCTAGGCGGAGCTGTAAACGCTTTCCGGGGTATGGAAAAGGCGCTAACGTTGACCGCTGCGGCGGCGGGAAGTACCCGCGCTGAATTTGCGGCAATGGAGAAAGCTTCCCGCGACTTTGCGCTAGTGACCACATCCACTGCGACGGAAAATGCGCAAGCGTTGTACTACCTTTCGTCAGCGGGGTACAGCACTAAGGAAAGTTTAGAGGCGCTTACCGGTACGCTCTTACTAGCGCAGGCCACGCAGCAAAGCGCCGGAGCGTCTTCCGACTTGCTTGCCTCGACGCTCAGCGCTTATGGGGAGAAGGCGTCGGAGACAACGAGGATCTCTAACGTCTTTGCCGCGTCCATTGCCCGGTCGCAGGCTAGTTTGCAAAAACTAGCCTTCTCTTTCCGTCAAGTGGGCCCCGTCGCGGCGTCATCAGGACTGTCTATCGAGGAAACCACGGCGGCCTTATCGACTCTGTACAACGTGGGCCTAAGAGGGGAACAAGCGGGAACGTCGCTCCGAAATATTCTTACGGGGCTACAAGCCCCTTCCCTGCAAGCTACGGCATACTACAAAGCCTACGGCATCAATCTTCAGGAAAAGGGCAAGCCGCGTAACCCGAAAGATGTCCTGCAAGAGCTAGCCCAGAAGAACCCGTCAAACAGCGTGCTCGTGTCGATGTTCGGGGTAGACGGGCTTGCGGGCGCCCGCGCCCTTTTGGATTCCACTATTACAAAGGTACAGGTATTAGGGAAGGACGGGCTGCCGCGCCTGATAGACAAATGGGCCGCGATGGAAGAACAGATAACAGGGACGAACTCCGCGTTCGAGCAGGCCGGCGCGCAGCTGACCACGCTGGACGGATCTCTAAAGCTGGCGCGTAACGCGGTCTCCGACTTAGGCATCGAGCTAGGCAAAACACTTGCCCCTAAACTAGTTTCCGCTGCGGAAGGCGTGCGGGAGTTTACAAGCGGATGGAGAGACGCCCCCGACTTTGCCAAAAATTTTGCGGTGATGGGGGGCATCGCCATCGCCGTATTTATCGGCCTCACCAAAGCGGGGGCAGGCTTTGTCGGAACCGTCAAACAAGCAGGAAGTGCGCTAGGGTTTATGTGGGATAAGTTAAATAAGCTTACCCCCAACCTAGCCCGCACTGTAGGTCTCCTTGGCAACCTGCTCGGAGGGGCAGCAAAATGGATAATCCTGCGCGGCATTATCGCCTCGCTAGTCGGGGCGTTAGCCTCCGTCGCCTTCCACATGGCAAACATTGGGGGACTCTCCGAGAAAAGCCGGCAAAGTTTAGAGGACTACGCAAAAGCTCACAAGGCCGCCATCCCTACATTTAGCGATGTCCCCACATCCGAAAGCATAGAAAACTCCATAGCACTGCGCGAACAGGCCGCCCCAGACGAACGCGCCCAAGGGCTTATGAACGACCACGCGGCAAGGCTCGAAGAACTCAAGCAGCTAAAAGATGAATTAGCCAGATATAAGCAGACGCTCATCGCTCCGTCGGGCAGGCAAGAGAACTTGGAGAAGCTTTTACCCCTCGCGGGCGCGCTGGTAAAGGACGATTTCCTTGATATACGAGCGGCAGACAATAGCGCACGGGGCCGCTTTGCGGGGGACGCTCTGCCTCCCTTAGTCGGGGGGGTAAAACGCGGCGGATCGTTAGGGGCAGACACCTATGAGGTGTCTAGCGGCACGTCTGCCCTTAACGATCCGCTGAGGGAGGAGGACGTTAAGCGTCTCTTAGAAAAACATTTACAAACGGCAAGGGACGGGAACACTAAATACGAGACACTTTTGGGGAGCTTTATAAACCAAAAGTATCCTGACCTCAGTGGAAGGCTGTACGCCACAGAGTCGCCGGATAAATATACGCCGGAAGCAGAAGCGGCGGGAAAGGAGCTTGCAGGCCTCATCGTGGAGGCCGTCCCGAAGGCGGTACGCGACTCCCTGCTTCATGCCGCCACAGAGGCGCAACCCCCTAAGAATACCCCTGACCCCGTTCAATGGCGCAAAGAGTTCGCCGTAAACCTTCTGACGCAAAACGCGGCCAAGGAGCTGGACGTATACCGACAAGGCAAGACTTCCGCCATCGTCGACGTAAATACGCAACAGCAGAAGATTGACGATCTGATAGCGCTCATAAACCGGCTGGGGGAAAAGACTACAGCCGAAGGTAAGGCCATATATGAGACTTACGCTAAAGCCCTGCCCCCTGCGGCTCAGGCAGACCTTCCGCCTCCGCTAGAATATACTCCTATCCAGCGCGTAGAAATTCCGAAGGATAGGAAGGGCCCCTTTGAGTCACAATTAAACGCACTGGGCGGAGCCGTTAGGGCGATAGGGAATGGGCTGGCAGACTTCACTGGAATAGACGCATTTAGGTCGGACGAGGTGCTACAAAAGTCCGAGTACCGCGAGTTCACAAAAAAAGAACAAGCCAACCTGCAAGCCGCCGCGAAACTTCCGGCGTATGTGCCGCGACTGAGCCTAGGGGATAGCGTGGACCCGACTTCTGGTCAGGTTCTGCACAAGGAATCCGTTAACAACTTTAAGTGGATTATCCAGCAGCTGAGCGCCGCTCGTGGGGTTAGCGCGTCTGCCTATGAGACCATCCTCAGCGTCGCAAAACGCCAACCCACGGTACAGGCGCTAGAGACTTACGGCCCGGTTTCCGTCCAAGAAGTGCCGGAGCTTGCGATGGTCTCGCGCGACAGGCTCGCCGTGTCCTCTCTGGCAAATGCTTTCGTGGAACAGTACAGCAAGGTTTTCGACGCAGTCGCGCAAGATTTAGCACAAAAAAATATTTCCGTAGAAAAGACTCCGGAAGCCGTAACCACTCAACTGTTTAACCAAAAAGTAAAGGAAGTTCTAGGGAGTGCGGCCCCGGGGGGCACGACCCCGCTTATCGAGCGTCCTGTCCCAGAACTAAACACCATCGCCACTAGTCAGGCAAACAGATTAAGCGCCGCCCGTCTCCCGAATACACCCCTCGCACAACTCGAAGCGCAAAAAATAGACCTTGAGGGAAAATACTATCGGGAACTGCAAAATATAGACACGGTGGTTTTTAAAGGGGTAACGGAAGCCAACCCTGCCTTAGCCGGCCGACTGCCCGTAGGGGAGGCGCAGATTAACGAGCGTAATGCCCTTTTCCGCCAGCCGTTTATCCCGCAGGAGGGGGAGTTTAAGGGACAACTGCTCACTCAGGCAGAGCATGGGGAAAGATACTATGTGGAGCGTGACAGATTCTTACTGAACCGCACCTCGCCCGATGCTGTAACCGACGCTCAGACGCGTGGACACCCCGCAGAGTGGGGGTATTTCAGCCCGCTTAATACGATGGGGCAGTATAGCGCCAATCCCGATGTCAAAACACTTTTTGACAGGTTCGCAAGCTTAGCGACGCCCTATGTGAATAAAGAAGAACAAATTGCGCGGGCGGAGGAAGCGAAGCTATCGAAAACCTTCAGCAAGGAAGAAATACAGAGGGCAAGGGAGGTCTCTAAGATACAAAGGGACTCCGCACTTTCCCTTGTTGAAATACAGAAAGCAGCGGCGGAGCGCAACCCGGACGATTTTAAAGGGCAGTTGGAAGCAGCGAAACGGGAGATCGACTTACGCGCGGAAAACAAAACAGCCGACCTGCGGCAACAGTTAGAAGAAGCACTTACCAATCCGAAAATTATGCTTCCTCCCGATATCGCTAAGCAGATGTTGGACCAAGGGACAGCCGCCATAGAGCAAGGGCGACAGGCACAGCTAGACGAGGCGGTCCAGCGCAGCCAAGAGGCGGAGCGGGCGCACGGCTACGCGCTGCGTGATTATACAGATACGTCCCTGCGCGCCGAGGCTGATGCGAAATATACCGCGCTCCAATTGGGGGACGGGACTTTACAAGAAAAGATCGCCGCGCGTAGACAGAAGGAGTTAGACAAGATTTTTGACGACGCTATAGAGGCTAAGAAGGAGGCGGAGCGGGCCTACGAGGCTATACGGGACACAGTGTCAGATACCAACGAGCAAGAGATAAAAGCGCTCACGGATTCCGTAAACGCGCAGGTCGCCGCTATTGACGCAAGGCGGGAGGCGGAAGAACGCTACGCGGATTCTGTTGCGCAGACTCACCGCCGGTACATGGAAGCCTTGGACGAGGAGCTGACCAAGATTGAAGATACCGCGCGGGCAAGAAATAGCGCGCTAGGCGGAGCCTTATCGACTCTGCAACGCGAACAGACTAGGAATAGTGAGCGAAACTTTGCCGTGGGGCAAGAGTTAGCGTCCAAGTCTATTTCGAGTCTGTCCGACGCTTTCGCCGACTTCTTTACAGAACAAGACTTTAACTGGCATAATTTTTACGCACAGTTCTCTAAGGACATGTACAAAATTGTGCTGAAACAGTCGTTCACTACGGCCTTCAGCGACCTGACGGCAAGTCTGTTAGGAGGGGTGGATAAGGCGGCAGGAGGTAAAGACGGAAAGGGCGGAGGCGCGGACGGCCTTTCCGACTCTCCCATGTCATTTTTTACAAAAATCGGGCAGGCCATCTTCGGCGCCCCGGAAAAAGAAGCGCCGCCTCCGCCGGTGGGCCAAGAGGCGTATAAACAGGCCGGCGCGCTATCTTCTTCGTGCGAAGGCCCCTGTTCAGGCGTCCTTAAGGAGCTAGCTTCCCCTCAAAAATCGTTGGAGGACGGGCAAGCGTTTGCAGAATCCTTCTTTAAGGAGATTCCGGGGGACCCGCTTCCGTGGAAGACGGAAGCTCCGTCCCCGCAAGCAGCCGCGCAGATGGAGGAAGGCTCTGGGCTATTTGCCACGGTAACGTCTCTCTTTGGGAGCTTAAAGAAGGGGATTAGCGGGACAGTCGGCGGACTGCAAAAAGCGCTTATTTCACTATTGACCGGGACCGAGGGCGGACTGTTCGCTAAAGTAAAAGGACTCTTTTCCCGCTTAACAGGCGGGCTAAACAGTCTCTTTTCCGGACTGCTTGACATCGTTGCGGGCGGCGGACAAAGCCTGATCGTAGCCGCCGCGTCCGGAAGTGCGGCAGGAGGTCAGGGCGGCCCCCTCTCGGGTATTTTTGATTTGTTCAAATCTTTCCTTGGCGGCGGACAAAAAGAAACGGACCTTGGCACGGCGATGCCGTGGAAATGGGGAGGAGAGATTGACCTCGGAGACGCCATGCCGTGGAAATCCGGCGGGGACCTCTTTAGCAAGCTGACCGATAGCCTCGGTGGATTGTTCGGCGGCGGAAGCGGCGGGGGCGGAATCTTTGACGGGCTGTTCGACGGGATAGGTAAGCTGTTTAGCAGCGACGGTATTTTCGGCAGCATTACTAGCGCGCTCGGCAACCTTTTCGGGGGTGGAGGTGGCGGCGGGGACCTCATAGACATGCTTTCCGGGGCTTTCGGCTCCGCCATGAGCTTCTTCGGATTTGCTAAAGGGGCAACGTTTTCCCGAGGAATGCCGGATATACGCCGGTTCGCTAAGGGCGCAGCCTTTGACCTAGGTGCCATTAGCGCACTGAAAGAAAGCGGAAAAGGCATCATAGAGCGTCCGACGGCTTTCTCTATGAAGGAAGGCGGATTGGGTGTTTTAGGCGAAGCCGGTCCTGAAGCGATCATGCCCTTACGTAAAGACGGGAACAGACTTGCGATAGAAGCGGTCAACGGTAAGCTTTTTCCCGTTACGCGTCTGCCAAGCGGACGACTAGGCATCGTGCCGGACAAACAATTCGGGTTAGGCGGCATATTCGGCAGTCTGTTCGAAGGAGGCGGGGGCGCGGACCTTGGCACGGCGATGCCGTGGAAATGGGGAGGAGAGATTGACCTCGGAGACGCCATGCCGTGGAAATCCGGCGGGG